TTATTTTATAGGGGATTGCGCAATCTCAATTACCTAGGAGTTACCTAAATTCCTTTCTATAAATTCTGTAATGCTGCATAAATCGGACATTTTCAACTATCCGATAAAAATAATATTTCTTTGTTTTTGGAAATAATTTGGGTGATCACCCATAGAAATTTACTTAGATAAAATAAATATTAGTAACCATTTATCCAATCAAGATACTCTAAAGCCAACCAGTTTATAAAACATTGCACATTTCTACATTCCCTATAATTATGTTTTTCACCACAATATTGTTCACAATGTTTACACATATTATATAATTCTGGACTTTCTTCTTTACTAAATGAACCTTTACAACGTATATTCCGTTGATATACTTCTTCCAATTGTCTTATTGTTTTTTCACACAATGACATTATCATTCCTCCCAATAATCATAATTAGGATTCATAGGACATTCAGGACATCTACAGACCAATTCTCCATCTTCGTCCGTATAATAATCGTCACCATAACCACCACATTCATAGCAGTAATCATATGGATCTTCTTCGTAATCGTCTAAATCATTCATCCTTCACCTCTAATTTCTTCAAATCATCAATACTCCAAGGTTCTTCATCTTCCCATTTAATGAAACTAAAAACATCACCATGCATATCTTTTGGCATATCATGAAATGCATAATTAGTTATCCAAAATTTATTACCGCGTATTGGCTTGTCATAATAAGCATAAAGTAAATTATCTTTATCTCTTGCAATATATTTACACTTAGATGGAAGGGCATCAAGGAAGTTCTTTTCTCTTGATGTAATTGTAGATTTTCCTATATACTTATATTTCGACCATTCATATCGTTTGGTTCTACAACTTTTTTCACCAGTAGAATCATTAAATTTACACATATCACATTTAAAACGATCACAAAAAGTAATTTCACCCGACTTTGTAACTGAAAACGTATCGCCTTTACAAGCAATATCCAAAATTTCTTTAGCAAATTTCTCTCTATTTTCCATTTGAATCATCCCCTATACTTTATTACACACGTATTTTGCTTACATTTTCGTCTTTTGGCATCCGCAACGTATGATATTCAGAATCCCTTTTGCAATAAAAACGCTCAATGAAATTTAAAACTTTTAACGCATTTTCTTCATTATATGATCCCAATACTACTGAACTATTGGCATATACAATTTCAATATTGCTTGTATGAGAATTGATTCTTTTAATTGAAATTGTTTTTCCTGCAATATCTACTAATTTTGTTTTATCTTGACTTCTTATTAACATATTCTCTCCTTTGAAATGCCAATTTCTTCTACTCACTCAACTTCTTACCACACATAGGACAATAATTAATTTTAACAACCAATCCATTTGAATCATATCCATGAATATCATATCCGTATGCAATAAGTCTTCTAGGATATTGAATTGCTACACCATAATCATTAGTCTTACCTATTATAAGTGGAACACCTTTATCACAAAATTTACAATTACTCATTTTTTCATTCTCCATTATTCGATAGTTACTTTCTTTCCAGAATACATTTTCATCCGCTTCATCTTTTTAAGAAATAGCTTCATTTCATATCCTGTAAGTCCTACACAGGTATTTCCAATTCCTTTATCATCTCCTAAATCTGGATCATATGACTGTAAAATATGTCTACCAGATTCTTTGTATCCAATGACAACTTCTTGTGTAAAATTATATTTCTTATCTTTTCTTTTATATACACACCCATACTCATTTTCTTTTTCTTTTGTAAATCCAATTTCTGCTAATTTCTCATCTACTGTTTTAAATAATTTCATTTTACGTCCTCCATATTTTAATTTTTATCATGATGTTACTTTTTAAATCCAGAACAATACTCAAAAGCATCATCATTGAATACAATAACTTCTTTATCACTCATACCACAAAATTCCATTTCATATTTTCTGATATAATTATCCATAGATTTCTGATGCATCTCACCGAAAAACGAATATGGAAATGTACTCACTTCATGATTTTTGACTTTATCATAATCAATTCCTTTTGACACACTGATATTTTTATCGAAGGCTTCTTGATTAATCCTTGTCCAACCTATAATTGAGTTCATATTAAATGTATAAGCTGTTTCAGATTCTCTCGTATATGAAACATAATTAATCACAAAATCAGTCCAAGGATCTTTCTTACTTCTGAATATCATTCCTGTTTTATATTTCTCTTTATACTTTTTTACCTTTTTCATATTTCATTCTTCTCTCTACTTCTTCATCATTTTCTTTATCATTGAAGTATTTGTATGCTAACATCATAGGATAATTAGAGTCCTTCGCCCTTGAATATAACATATATTCACACCAATTAACTTCTCCATCATCCCTAACCCAACTTGTCCCTTCGAATAAATTCAAGAAAACATTCTGATATGAATATTTTTCATTCTGCACAGGATAATCTTTGATGATTGTAGATTTATCATATCCACTAATTTTTACAAGAATATTGTCGATTATAACTCTCTTGCCTAATCTCACAAGCCATTTAATAAACTCTCTGTATGTTTCATCAAATTCTCTATCTCTCAAAGCAGCATCTACAACTAAGATGTATTCATCTTGTGTACACAACATTCCTCTACTTCTTGTTCTCTCACCATACCAATCAGTTAAATTATTAGTTCTTTCACCAAATTCATCACAAGAACAGGAACTATTATGTCCATTCTTTTGAATTACATATACATCCATATCTTTCTCTGAACCAGAAACTATCGGCAAATGTGCCAGGACGGTATCGAGAATGTACCTTTTCTGAGCTTGTGTGCATCCTATGGGAGATACTGTTATTGTCCCCGTTATGTAAGTCCAATATGACATTATAATCACTCACTTTCGTTATTATCTTCTGGTTGATTGAAGTAAATTCTGTCGATAATCTCATAGACTTCATCAACATCAAATGTTTCTACTTCTGGAAAATATTTTCCGTTACAAATTCCACCGTGATAACGACTTGCATTATTATTCAACCTGTCTATTAATTCATTTCTAAATTCAACTGTTGTCACTTTATCGCACCTCCTGAAAGCAAGATTTCATGTACTAATTTTCAATTATAATGTTATCTATAACATCCAACATTTTCCTTACTGTATAAAAATCTCCACTAAAAGCCGCTCCCGTTGTCTTTAATTCATATTTCCATTTAGTTTTGTCTTTTGTACATATAACTGGTGTATTCATATACATAATTGTTCCTTTTGGAATAACAACTGGACAATATTTATTCTTATAATCTTCTTTTAAAACTTTTAACCGTTTTTGACAAAACTTATTGTATAATCTATATTTCATATCACTTTGATACACATAAATCTTTTCAGGTGTATCATCTGAATAATCAATTGGCTTAAACTTATTCACAATAAATAAAACTCCATCTGTAATTCTATAAATATCCTGATAATCAGTTTGTACTACTACTTCCATACAATCACCTCTAGCATTTACATTCTTTGATTAAGTAATTTCTGTGTACTCTCAATTTTTTCAAGTAATTCCTTGTTATAATCATCTGGAATATGTCCTTTTAATAATCCTAATACACAGAATTTAATATCACCTAATTCTTCCATAATTGTCATCTGGTTTTTTAAAATTTGCTGAAATGCTTGGTTCATAAAATAAACCTCCTATATTTAATATTAATTTTTAATTGTTACCTTTGGAAATATCGACTTGAACAAGTCATAGAAACATGATATGATTGTCCACAACGTCAGTGGAGTTTTCTTTATGTACAGCAAAACTATTAATATATTCTCTAAACTCTTCAAAATCTTCTTTAGAAAATACTGCTTCTGCATAATAGTAATCTTGATTGAATAAGATTGCAAAAATTTTTCGTAACTTTCTTCCTAATGTTCTAAAGAATCCGTTATCCTGGTCACGATAAAAGTTACCATTCGTATATGTCATATACATATAATCTTCAAAATCTTTATCAATCTTAAAGTGGATTCCATCATCACATCCACATCTACAAGTTAAAATCAACTCTTTACCATCTTCTGTTCTTAAAACCGACACTGCTATATCCTCCTATATCTTCAATAGTTAATTTCTTTCCTGTCAAAACTTTCCAAACATAATTCTGAATACGTTTTTCAATATGTTCTTTTAATTCTTTCTCTTTATCCATCAGTAATCTCCCAAATATCCCGTGACAATTTCTATCATCCATAATAATACATACCATACCACAGGAGCTAAAAAGCATTTTAAAAGCGAAATTGCCAATAATTTGACCGAAAATACTCCTGCTGCAATGGAAAATAACAGATGAAAGACGGGTTTCATGAACAAAAATCCCCATGAAATTATCACATTTGCTACCATCCCACCCAGAAAAACAATCCAACCTAACTTCCTACGAAATTTATGTATCTTTTCTTTATTCATTACTTTTTTACTCCTAAACGATAAATCAAATCAATAAACTCCATGATTACATAAGATAAATATATGATTATCTGTGCAGGAATTGAAAAAATCAAATATAAAGTAGTGGTAATTATCCCAAACAAATTTTTATCTTTATAAATAATTAAGTATGTTTCATGTGGCAAATCATCACTTTCAACAGCATTGTACACAAAAAATATACTCAATATAATAGATGTTATAATTAAAATCGCTATCATGACTTCCATATTACTCTCCAATCAGCTCCTTATATGCTTTTAATTTTTCTGCTAACTCAGGATTATAGCTTGCATACATCTCATAACGCTTTGTCTGATCCATTTCTGTAATCATTTTATCCATCTGTTTCTTAATCTTGTCTGCTTCTTTCTTACGTGTAGCTTTCTCTTTACGTTCTTCCACACGTTTATCATATACTGATGTATCAACTTTACAGATAACTTCTGCGGTGATATTTGTATTACATTCATCTGGTGTAAGAATTTCTTCAATTGTAAGAATATCCTTATTTGCACCACTTACTACAATTTTGTCACCTGCTTTATATGTTTCTCCATCATCATAAATTGCATAGAAATATTTCTTTCCATAGCATCCTTCTTTTGTTCCTGCTACTGCATAATATCCTTCTAATTTTGCCATGTTATTATCCTCACTTTCAATTATTACAACATCTTTTTTATATAGGTAAAGAATTATCCCATTGTCAAATTCAACCTGTACAATATCTGCATTTTCTTTAACAATTATCCCCTCTTTATAAAACATACCATAAACATTACCAATGTATTTAACCCTACTCCCTACGCAACTCAATTATTTACACCTTCTTTCAATTGTAATAATAATTTTACGTGGGTATTGTCGTGAATATCGACATCGAAATCTTGTTTGATTTTGTTAGATGTGAAAGGTAAGATATAATCTTCAAAATATATAATCTCATATTTATATGTAGGAATTTTACTAAGTAATTGTTCAAGAGTAATTGGAAAATAGTTTTCTCTCACTTCTCTATCCCAATTCTCTTTATATCTATATTTCATGAGATAATGAATCAAATTCCTATTATCTCGTAAACTTCCCCATATTGATTCATAATCCATTATCTGTAATTCATCTGCTCCCCTGATTACTTTTGTATAATCATTAATATCGCTCTGCCTATTGACTGATCTACTTACACAAAAATCTCTGATAGCTATGTATCCATAATCATATCCAAAAACATTATTCCAAAACTTATCAATTCCATTGATATTTGAATAAGAATATACTTCATGAATCACGCTTGATAAATTTAATAATGTTTTATTTGGGTTATTTTCTTTCAAAGATTCTTTTAAATCACTTACATATTGAATGTTTTCTAGTTCATGAGGTGTCCTTATTCCCGCAAGAGAAATCATATCCTTGCTATTATCATATCCTATATATTGTAAATCTGGCATTTCACTATTCATTTCTCTAATTAATGTGCCATCAGCACATCCAAAATCAACAACAGTGTTAATCTTCTCAATTTTACTCATCCAAAATAGTTTATCTGCGCTTGATTTCCCCATTCCTGATGTATAAGAATCATAATTCTTAATAGTTTCTTCCACTATTTACACCTCTTTTCTTCCGCTAACTTTATCCATCTCAACAATTTTTCTTCTTCATGTAACATATCAGAGTATAATTTCCTCACTTGATCCTGTTCCTTATAGAACTGTCTCACATATCGAGGAAAATCATATCCAAATAACCACATAATTATTTTTCTCTTAATCCATTTCATGATTCATATTCCTTATCAAAAGCATAACTACTACAAGTCCATTTTTCATTTCTATATATAAATTTATACATTCCTTTAAATTTTTGATGCGAATATATTTTTACAATTGCACCTTGTACTTGCATTGCCACACCTATGTTTTCTCCTTGCTTAATTCGTTTCATCATTCCAGGTCAATATCCTTTCCATTAAAATCAGATAAATCAATAATCCATTCGTATTCATCAGTTTCTTCGTTATAATGTTTTACGTCTATCATAACAGCCCAATTCAGAATCCTTTTAAATAAGTTCTCATCATAATTACATTCTCTATTCCAAAATAAATTATTGTTAAATATGTAATATAGCAATGAATGTAACTTATTATCTCTGTGATTTTCCAATATCCATTCAACCATAGGAAATAAAAATATCTGATTAGCAAGTTTATATGTAAGATCAATGTCATCACAATAATATTTGTGATAATATTTATTCATTGCATCAAACACTGAACCATACTTTTCGTAATTGTATCTTCCCTTACAAATAAGAAATATCTCTTTAGATAATTTTTCTTTCTCCTTATCCATTATAATTCTCTCCATAGACTGCTATTTCTGGTTTACTATTTTCATCTAATACATAATATGGCGTAATGCCACTATCAACATCACCATTTAAGAGAACATATACAATTTTAGTTTCTGTATCATAAAGAAAAAATTCATCAATTAACATGTTAGTCATAGGATCTCTAAATCTTATTTTTTTAATCTCAACAAACTGACCAAATATATGATATTTATTTCCTTCTTTAGTAATTGTTCCATTGTCGCCACATCCAGTAAAAGAAAGTGCTAATCCAGATATGAGCAATCCAATTAATAGTTTCTTAACTGTCATTCAATCACCATCCTTCTCTTTAGTTCATTCAATAAATCTTCATTAGAAAGTTGCTCTATGATTTTTTCCTTGAAACATGTTTCAACTGTATAACATAATTCTCCTTCTTGATCTGTATATACATTACTTATCCATGATCTTATCCATGATGTTCTTTTAGATGGCACTTGAAAGATTGTTAATTCACAATCTTTTACCTGCAATGATGTGATTACTTCATTTCTGTCACTCTTTATTTTAATTTTCATAGATATTTCCTTTCTTTAAAACAAGTCATTCATCTACGTTTTTAAATTTATCACACTGACTCTCTTTCATTTCTTCTCCACGAAAACCCAATTGTAAATAACATTTATTAAATATATTACAGGTAACATAATTAACATAATATTATAAATCAATTCTATCATTCTTAATTACTCCTAAAACTCACATTTTATTACAAATCATCAAACAGTAATTCCATCCACTAAATCATTCCATGATTCTCTAAAAAATTCCATATTTTGAATTACTATTTCTTGAGCTAATTTTTGTTTATTATGTTGAATATTCCCTTTTATCACAGATCCATCAATCAAACTACAAACTACCTCTTTATTTTGATACTGAATATGTATATGAGGTGTATTATGACCATTTTCTTTCGGGTGAATAATTATTCTGATTCCAAATTTTGAATAAAGTAAATTAAAATATTTATCATCTTCAAATACATAAATAAAGAACTTTAACCAATAGTAATCCATAATCTCTCCTTTATATTGAATATTAAAATTACTATGAAACCACGCTTTTATATTATTCTTTCAGTTTAACAATATTAATAATCCTTATATTTGCACGAAGACCATTGTGAAATTCTGCAATGCTTTTTATGATAGTATCAATAAAATCTTCTGTGTATTTTTTTCCAACATCATTTGCTTCAACGATAATATTTTCGATATAATCCTTTTCTTTACAATTAGTTTCTTTATTCGCAATGTCTGCTACATATACTACAAAATATTTTCTGTTCTTCATATCTTAACTAACCTCCTCGAATATATTCCCAATCTGATGACCAATCATCTTCCTGTCCTTAATCTTCTTACATTTCGTGCATCGGCATTTTCCAATTACAACTTCCAAACCACTATAATCATACTTTAAATGTCGTGGCTTTTCGATTAATACCCAGTTATGATTACACATTAGTTGATCCATCCTTACTATCATATTTTAATAATTCTCCATTCCTATAAATCTTCTGTGAGCATACTTTTTTAATACATAAACTGGTATCAAAATTAGATTTTAATTCCACTTTAGTTACAACAACAGGTGCAACTCCAAATCTTGTACCACAATAGATTACATCACCTTTTTGTAACATAAGACTCATATATCCCCATGCTTGCGGTAATCTCCAAACGTATTCTTTATTGTCTTTACTATTAGGATGTTTTCCGTATACATAAGCAGTTGGTTTTTCCTTGTATGTAACAACGTGTTTAGGTGAAATCAATCGTCCATACTTTTTACGTTGCTTATCAGTATAAGTATGTTTTCTTAATGTCAAACGTTTTACATTACCATATTCCACATCATGATTTTTCAATACTAAATACATTATATAACCATCTACTAAAACATTCTTCTCATCTACTACTATGTACCTATCCTGATTTCCTGTTTTGTTATAGTAATTTTCACATTTATTATATTTATATGTATTTGGAATACTGCTTTCAAAATCCGCAGAAATTTTAATTTCTGAAAGTCTCATGTTCATATGTAATCTCCCTTATTAATCTACTTTCTCTTTAAAATTGATAAATCCTTCTTCTGCACAAATTCCGTCATGTGCTTTCCAATAGTAATCTTCATAGAATTTACATCTATTAAAATTACAATGTTCACATTTATGACACGACCTCAATTGTAGCCCCTGTGTTTCGTTTATATGTGATAATGCAATATCTTTAAATCGTGTAACTGATTCTGTTGCCGTTTCCAATAACGCATCGGAATACATTTTTGTTATTTTCTTCTCTATTTTCTCAAATGCACTATTGATTGTTTCGGTATAATCTTCTGGATAAAACAGATAATAGTCATATGCACGTAAATCTGATGCTATTCTGTCCACAATCAAATCTCCAATACGTTTCTTAATATCTTCAACATTATTTTCTCCAAGAAGATAATCGAGTTCTGATAAGTTTTTCTTTACTTCATTTACTGTATCTTTCATTATGCAACTGCTCCTTTATTAAAAGTAATCAAATCGTTTCTCATATTGAGATAGTTCTTTTTTTGATCAATATCATATGTATCAACTCTTTTAAAATAATTCTCAAACCATTCTTCGTAATTTTCATCCTGCATATACGCATATGCGATAACTGCAATTAAAGATTTTCTGTTTACATCATCAAGTAACTTAGACTGTACATCTTTTGTAATGGTATTTAAGTCGTCTTCATAATAAGAAACATCAATGTCTGTTACGTTCTTATCAACACATTCTTTCACAAAATCTAATGTATCGTTATCTACTACTTCTCCTTCAACGTGTTCAATTTCTACATTTCCAATTGCTGAATACTCTGTTACTTCTGCAATAATTGGTTTCTCAGGTGATTCTTCAACTACTTCTGTGTCAAATAAATCATTTTCAACTGTTTCTGGTTCTGATTCTTCTGTGATTTCCTCAACAGAATCTTCGATATGTAAGTATTCTTTCATCAGAGTAAGCAAATGATTGAATCTTTTTGTTACGGAAGAACGATCCTTTGTTCCTTTCTGCCCATTTAAGCAATCGTATGTAATACCATCAATTTCTTTATTATGTAATGTCTCTTTAAATTCCTGAATAAATCCATTAAATTTATCATCTTCAATGTTATATTCTAAGAATTTATCAAATAAAGCAAACCATAAAAATGAATTTTTGTTATTAAAAATATCCGATGTATCACCTCTTAACACATTAGATAACTTCTCCAATGTCAAATAAAAATCAATAAATATTGATTCATTTGCATTTTCAGTTAAGTAAGCACACATTTTACCAAAGTCTTTATCAAAATGGCTAAGATATTTAGATGTCATTATTGCTTCAATAATAATTCTTCTAAGTGATCCATTCTTAATATTCGTATTTGAATAACTTGACTTATCACAATCAACCTTAAAGAAGTCCATCTTTAAAATCTTATCTACATATTCAGCATAGGATTCTTCTAATCCTAGCCATCCTGACTGAGAAACGTTCATTGGTCTACATCTGTTGAATCGTGCAATATCATAAGCAATATCTTTCTTTGTACAATTCAAATTGAGCATTACAGGAACTTGATAATCTCTAAATTTGTCTTGTAATTCTTCTGGCAACTGAGAAAATTTCTTTCCACGAATATCAAACGTTTTACTTTCAGGTATTGGAAATCCATCTTCATTCAAAATTACATTGCCATATTCATCTGTTTTGTCGCTCTGATATTCAATCATATATCTCTGTACATTTTTGGAAATTGCAAATCCATCTTCCAGATAATCTTTTAAATTTGTAGAACGCTGTTTACCATCAATTAACCAGTGCATTATAATTCCAGCTTTGATTTCCTCTGAAATTACAATCTGTAAAAGTGAATTACCTTGTAAAATATCAGAAATTAATTCACTTTTTGTAAGTAAACTCCATTGTCCAGAAGTTCTTTGTAATGGATGATTGTCTCTTAATCTGTGCTGTCTTAACTGTTTACTAAGAGATTCTATTGAATAACTGGTAGACTTTGTTCTTTCTGATGTTGTTGTTTTTGTTTCCATTGGTAATTCCTCCTCAATATTTGCATTCTCACATTCTTCCGTCTTTAGAAGTTGTCTTTTTTCATACTCTTTCATATCAGAAAGATATGTATTATATTCTTTGTCCGAAAGCTTTAATATGCTTTTGATCTCCGTAGAATTACATCCTTGCATTATTAAATCTGCAATTTTGCGCTCTATACACCCAAGAGAAGCAATATATTTGACTACATTTTCTCCAAGATTTAATAGTTCTCCTGCATCAATACTGCTTTCTATATCAAAATCAGAAGGAATTATATCAATCATCTTTGTTTTTCCATCGTCAGACATGAGATTATCTAATGATGTTGGATAAATATATTCCTTAATTTCCTTTCCATCTTCTATCTTTGTTACGATTTTACAACGCTTTTGTCTGTTTTTTCTTGTAATATGCATCTTAACTTTTCTGGAAATTGCAAAATATATAAATCCATTGAATTTATCTTCATCAAAATCTTCAATTCCTTTATCTAATTGACTTTTGATATATTTTGTAATCTCTAAATTTGCTATAGAATAACATTCATCCCTGTCAATATCGGTGATACCACCAAACTGTTTTAGAATTTTATCTACAACATTATGTAATTTCTTTGCTGATTCTTCTGGTTTATCCTCATTTACTTTATAATAAGATTCCAGAATGTCTTTGTAGTGCATTCGTATCACCGATCCTCTCTGTTGATATGTAACTATGTAATAATTATTTTCTCTCTTTCGTTATACCTTTTGCATAATCTTCGAGATATTCTTTAGATAAACGTCTGTATTTATATTTAGAATTTGTAATCCTATCAATCACTTTCATGTATTTCCTGTTTTTAAATCTCTCTACATGATATTGGAAAAGTTTTGCACAATTTCTATTTCTCTTGCATATAGCACGTTGACGTTCATAATATTGTAATAAGTAACTGATTCTACTCATTGGCACTGTTCCCAATTTTGTTTCTTCATCTCGGATAAAATGTCTTACGTCAAGAATTTTCAGATCATATTCTTTAATAAGATATTCCATATTCTCAATGTATTTCTCTCTATCAGAAACACAATCAATTACCATCTTAAAGAAATTGCCGATTCCTATATCATTCATAGAAAGTTCTTTCTCTAAAGCAGTTTCTCCATGATATGTATAAGGATTATCATACTTTGAATTTCGCTGATAATCTTCATAGTAATCGTCAAGTTCCGCTAAGATACCGTTAATATCTTCTGGTAGTTTTTCTTCTTCAATTGATTTAGGTTGAGCAGCGATTTCAGAGACTAGCTGAACATTAAAGTGAAATTTTCTCAATGGTTTAGGAAGATTCTTGATAATGTTTTTTGCTTTATCTTCTGAAAATCTTTCTGCAAGTACCTGACCGCATGTTTGAGGACTACCATTTGAATCTAAACGGATATATTGCTTGCCGTTTGTAATTAAGCAATCCAATTTACATCGCCCCTTTCATTTTTATCCATATCCTTTTTTCTATATGGTAAATTATATTTTTTACACCATTTCGTTATATTCTTACCTGTTACACCATACATTTTTCCGATTTTTTCAAATGAAAAATCATAAATATATTTTTCAAGTTCTTCCTTTGTAGGTATATTTGTACTTTTTTCTTTGTCCCAACATTCTTTACACATTTTTGCTTTTATTGATTTCATATGTTTTAAACAGACTGGACATAAATCTTTTCCTATCTGTCTTTTATATGTAATTACTGTAACTGAACCTTTATCCTCAACGTTATTTTTAATTTCTTCCGCAGTTCTATTATTATATTTATATAAATATTCTATCTTTTTATCATCAACGACATACGAGCCATCATCCAATAAAATTGCATAATTTCCTGCATGAAACAAAATATGGTCTTTGTTTGTACGAAATACCATCAAATTTTCTGGACGATTATCTGTTCTAATATGATTTATATGATGTACGCATTCTGTTTCTTTTAATTCTCTATTTAACATTTTTTCTGCAACTAACACATGTTCATATACACACCCATTATCAAATGCTCGTTTATGTTCTGGCATGTAGATAGAAATATAACCATTCAAAAAAGTTTTACCATCATGCTTTAATCCTCTTGTTGGTATTAAATTTTCTTCTCTTATGTCCGATTTATTCCCGTTAATATGTTTTAATGATATATTTCCAAATAATATTTTCTTAATTGAAACATATTTATTATCAACGCATGTTACTGGAATATGATCACTATTCATTTTCCAATGATATAAAGATACTATATTATAATATTTCTTATCAAAATAAAATTTTAATCCTGTTTTAGTAGTCCCAATATAATAAGAACCACAATCTACATAATTATTTATATAATCAGACCCCCTTCCAAAAAATGCGTACAAAAACTACGATGAAAGCCGACTTTCATTTGTAATATTTCTCTATATTTAGTTGTTTAAAATTGGAATAATCGCAGAATCGCTATGATTAATAAAGATTTTGCTTGACATTTTTTACCAAGCGTTCTAAACTAATTATAACATATTAGATTATTCCCGTAATCTTCTATGTTGTGTTGTTTGTAAGGTTCTTATCTCATATGGTGTTCCCGCACCGAGATAAGATCCTTACTTTTTTATTATCTTGTGAAGATGTTCATATCATATACCAAACATTTGTTTGTGTCAATACTTTCCAGAACATTTGTTTGTATTTTTTCTATTTTATATTTTCATATGTCCCTTCTCAGCAAATAATATCGTCTTCTCTTTGTTTTTATCTTGTGTTTTTAATGTGGACATTATAAAGTTTCTATTATACGTGATTGGAAGTCCAGTTGTAATAGCTTTAATCCCGCAAGTTACACTTATTGGAATAGCTTCACAATCAGGCGATCTCGTATCTAAATCAAATGAGGAAAATAACACATTCTCTCCACCGTTTTTCTTATACTCTGTTAACAATCTTATAGCTTCATCTACGGACACAATTCTTCCACTCATGCTAATTCCTCCACTCTGATTTTCTTTTTACCATATAAGTTTGCAAGGAAACATTTTTCTACTAAAAGTCTATCCTCTTCATTGTCAATATTTCCCCATTTTTCAACTACATCACGCTTATCAATAGTAAAAATTTGTTCCCCTAAAACCATTGAGTCACATTTTAAACCATTAGATTTACTAGCTTTAATTACTTCGTGAGTGGGTTGCTCAACCTTTTTGATTTTACTGGTTAAGCACATGACAATCAAAGTAGGAGCAAACTTATTTCCAGAATCATTCTGAATTATAACAACAGGTCTTTCGATCTGCTGAACGTGTGATTTAGCTGATGTATTAACATTTGTTTTGACATAAAGAATATCAAATATATTAAACTCCATCATATCGTGTGTGCAGCTCCTTTCTTTATCTTATGTACCCCATTATAGCGTATAGACTATATATTGTCAAGACTATATATTGCAAAAAATAAATATTTTTGTTATAATCAATTCATCAAATTTTGGAGGTATCACAATGAAAGTAATCCTCAAAGAAACCCTTGAAAAACAGGGTAAATCACAATATTGGCTTGCAAAAGAGACAGGTATAGCTCAATCTACATTGAGTAATCTTTGTGCCAATAAAACAAGTAAAATTGATTTTCTTGTGTTGCAAAAAATCTGTAATGCTCTTGATTGTGATATTACAGACATAATTTCTGTCAAAGAAAGCGATGACAAATAGTCATCGCCTACATAGTCATTGCTTAAAAGCAACCTTTCATCCAGTTATTCCAAATCATTAATAAGTTTCTTTACACGTTCAATCTCTTCTGCTGTATGTGGTGTTCCACCAGCATTCATATCAATATACCATTGTAATACTTCTCTTTCTGTTTTTAAATCATTCACATTCAATTTAATAGTATGGCTATTTAACATTGCTAAATCCGTATATTCACTGAAATATGATCCAAACACTTTAATTTCATTATTAATAAATCTGCAAATAGCAGTTAATCTTTGTAACCCATCAACACATACAAACTCATTATATGCTCCATCTGGAACTGACCAATGCCACGATGGACAATTAAAGTATATGATATTTCCACTCTTACCGCCTTTAAGAAAGAATTCCAACCATGCGATCTGCTGTTCCTCTGTCCATACATGTCCTCTCTGGAAATCTGGGTTAAGCTGCAAGTTCATATCTTCTTCCATGTCTTTTATCCAGCGTGGTATTCTGCTAATATTTACATTACATTGATAATTTCCATATCTGGTACATTGCGGTATATCTTTAAATTTTGTATATTTCATAATGTTTTCCTTTCATAAGACTCTTTCTGATTTTAAAGTTGTTTCAATCGCAATAGCGGTACACCCTATAACATTTGCTATCTCTTCAAACGATTTGCCATCTTTATACATTTTCTTAATATTTTCAATATCATTATAAGTAAACCAATTTCCCAATTGTATCACCTCACTTGAAAGCTGGATTTCATAACCAACCTAAGTACTTATCATTTCCTATAATAAACTCAATCTGTAATTCTTTAGTTTTCCTTACAACATCTTCAAATGATTTACCTCTTATAATTTCATGTCCAAACTTATCTACAGATAAATAGTATTTATTTGTAGGACATTTAATAACATCAAAAAAATCAAATTTTATACGTTTGGTCTTTCTCATTATCTCAAGATTACTTTGTCTCACTATTCAACACCTCACTCAATTCTAATGTCTGTTACACTACCATGCATTTCGTCATATAACTGAGAAGCAATAGTTTCTAAGTCATCAAAATAATAATCCCATAAGTCACACTGGAAGCCATCTGGTGTATCATTAATATAATATGTAGTGTCTAAATCTGTATCAATTGCCACAATAATGCTATCGAATCCACGTTTCTCCGCATCTACATACGCAGAAGTAACTTGCTCTAAAAACTCATCCTGATCCATACGTCCAGATTCTATATCCACACGCTTTGCTTTAATTTTTTCCATATTAATCTCCCACACCTTCTAATTTTGCTCCGCAATTGGGACAATACTTTTCAACATCTTTAATTAAAACCTGCTCTTTACAACCTGAACATTCCATAAAACTATAAATATCATCATTAACAAACATCCATCTTCCACCATGATTTTCTATAATCATTCTATACCCTGTGTCTTTTACTTTTGCCATTTGTAACACCATCTTTCTCACAAAATGAAAGTCGAAATTCATTTATTTTCTTCGTACCATAAATCAGCAATTGCATGAGTTAATTCAATTTGTAACATCCATGTTGTATTTGATCCAAAGTCTTCATTATAAGCCTTTCTAATATTGTCTAAATCTGTATCTAAATCAAAGAATCCCGTTTCCTCTACTTTAAGAAATTCTCCATACAATTTTACCAGTTCTTCTTTTGACTTAGTTTCAAAAATATTAACATGTCCCATATGTAATACCTCCATCAAATCAGTCTTTCATCTGCATTATCAAACTATATCTTCCAATAACTCATCGCTCATACCTTGTAAATACTCCAAAACATCCAATCTACCACCGTATATACAATGAATTTGAGTTAATTTCCCTTGATCGTATAACCATCTAGCAGCCGCATATCTATGCCATCCATCTACAATCACAGCTTGCGGAAGGATTTCATTATTGACACATTCATTATCAATCTCAATATCTTTTATTTCTTCTGGATGATTGATAAAATAAATAATTCTTCCAATATGCCAATTTCTTGATCTGTGTTCTAATACAAGATGATCCAATGTATCTCCATATGGTTCGGATATTTCAGCAATACATTCATGTATTCCAATTGATATATCGTCTAAATCAATCTTTCCACAGAAATCCCATTCCCAGTATTCAGATGGTAGAAATTCAATGAGCCTATCAATTCTTATAATATCCCCTGTATATTCTTCCATAATATACCTCTATTCTTTCTTCTTCAAAATCTTAGTCACTTCGCCAACACTTATACAGAATCTTTTGGCAACATCTTTCTTATCACCACTTCTATTGTAAGTGTTAATAACATCCTCGTATGTAAATTCTTTCTCTACTGGTACATTCATAAAACTATCCATAATCTATATACCTCCAAAATCTTTCTATAATACACTTCTCTGTTGTTTTCATTAATTACTCCTATTCTATCATATCTGAATCATCTTGTGGACATAAATAATCTTCCGGTGTTTCTTCTTCATTCGAGAAAATACACATTCTTTCCTGGTTTTTAAATATTTCTTCATCGGTAATACAAATATATCTTAAAGTAATACGCATATCAGAATGTCCGAAGATTGTCATAAGCTGTATAAGAGCCTGTTGTTTGTCTGGTGCTGCTAAATAATAACTATGTCCAAAAGTCTTACGAAGTCCATGAGTACCAATAGACTGTTTAATACCTGCTTTTATTCTATTCCTCTCAACAGTTCTATACCATGTCATTTCTCCAATATGTTCACCTTTATTAGAAGAAAAGATATAATCAGTCAACTCAGGAGTTTCATTATGATCTTCTAACCACTTATGCCAATTCTGAATAGCCATTTTAAAATCACTGTCATATCTTAATTTGACATATTTTCTTTTAATTACATTTCCACATCTATCTCTACGCTCTGTTTTTTCTGGAACAAACTTCTGTGACTTTTTAATTCTCCATCCATCTTCATATACATCTTTCCATGTGAGTTTGCAAAAATCCCCACCACGTAATCCAATATTGATCGCACATATGAACATTGTAAGATTTCGCATAGCGTTCTTTTCTTTATTAACAGTAGTCGCATTATCAACATCTGTTTTAAACACATTGTATACAGATAAAATTTCATCCTTAGTATACAAACATTCCATCTCTGTTGACTTCCCACGCCGTAATGTTTTCTGTTTTGGAAAATTGTATATCGTTGCTTTCTGTTTTTGATTGATATAACACGGCTGTTGGATTGCTAAAGCTGGCATAACCACACCTCCTAACTATTTTATTTCTTCCAATATCCATATAAACAGCAATCACCAGAATCCCATGTATCATAGAAAAATCCATTAACACAACATACATAATGATTTGCAACCACTAAGACATATGTGCCATCATTATTCATTTTTGTGAAATGTTCTACGGTAGGACGTTTACTTCCTTTTTTATTACTAATTCCAGTGTATTCATATCCATTCGATCTCAAGATATGTTCAAATCCTGCTTTACAATTCATTGGACATTGTACTTCTCTTGAAAGTTTATACATCATATCATAAGCATCCAACCATGAAAGATTTTCTGCTTTACATATTGATCTTACTGCACAATCTCCAAATTCATCTTTTGCATCTCTTTCATTCGGTTGAAAGTATTTATAATGTTTACTTGTCATTTGATTTTACTCCTTTCTCTTAACTTAATTATATTGTACACTATATGTGTACTTTTGTAAATTGACATAGTACACAAAATATTTACTTTTCAATTGTATATTTTGTACACGTTTTGTGTACTCATGCCAACTTACAAAAAAAGAAGATATATTTCAATCTTCTTTTAGTACATATTCTTTTTCGCCTTTTATTATTATTTCCATACCTAAATAATTTGCAATCAGGTACATATCTTTATCTGTAAAACTATCACGAGTCATTTTATTCGTGAAACCCTGTTTACTAATACCCATTGCATTAGCCAATTCTTGCTGCGTAATTTTCTTTCCAGAGTCTTTACGATCTTTTAATATCTGTTTTATAATTTTTGCAAATATCTTAACCGCCTCCCATCATATTTCTTCTTATTATAAAGGAAATCAACTCACGTAGCAAGTAATTATTGGCATATTTCTCCGATGAAATGTCTGTTTTAACTTCTCATCAAATCATCTACTGAATCAAAAAGTTTCAAATCATCATCTAACTTTTCATGAATCCCATGATGATAAGCAAATCTTCCAATCCATTCAATAACTTCTTTTCTGTTTTGTAAATAATCTTCTTTTCGCATCTTTCTAACGTCATGCAATCGTTCACTTGTTACCGATCCATTCCTCGTAAAAATCGTACAGTAACAATATCCGTCTTCTACAAAATCATGTAGTAGATGGCATGGATACCAGGACTTATCAATCCTAAATTCATACATATGATTATAATTTCCGTTAGCTTGTTCAACGGTCATTCTTATCACCTTCCATACAATTTTTACATACAAAAGATAATTCTACATCCTCGCAATCATTAATTTTTATTATATCACAAATTTCATTTTCTTTTATTCCACGTTCAATAATACTAATCTCCATGTCAGTAATATCATCAAACCAATCGAATCCTTGTTTTCCATCTTTAATATATGTTAATAAGATATTTTTATCTCCCATCTTTACACACCCCCATGAAAACAATCTTTCAATTATCTATATATTCTCTACGCATTTCATAAATATTTTGGTTTCCATATCAAATGGATTACAGTCATAATAAAAGAGACATTTTGTAAAATTTTCTGCACACTGTAATATAAGTGTATCAATGTCTGTTGTATCCGAATCAAACAATTCAATATCTGCTCCAAATACTTTGCAAATATGCTCTTTTTTACTTTCATCATTTGTTATAACTAATTCCCAAAATTTTCCTTCTGGATAGGTATTTAAAACAAATCCTTTTTCTTTAAGCAAATTACCGTAGTTCATATTCTAACCTCCCATAAAAGCAATTTTTCAACTTATTCTACAATCTGTATAATATGAACATTTTCTTTTGGATAATTCATCTTCAAACAATCATCTTTGAATTTTCTTGCAGCGTTCAATGTCATTTCATCACTCATCTGATAACCGCCACTATGTCCTTTATATATAACTCTATACATATCTATCACTCCTTTAAAACCGTCATTTTATGTTATTCTTAATCTTTTTTAATCTCTCTTGTGTTCCACCAAATTCGTAACACTTGCATGGTTGATTATTAACAGATACATCTTTTCCGTACTTCTTTCCGAAGCATCTACCAAGCCATTCTTTTTTTCTACATAGCTGGCAGTTATGCTTATTTTGTCCTGGTGTAATATGCATCATTATCATCCTATTAATTAGCTCTCATTATTTCAAATATCTTTTCCTTCAATACAAGCTGACAAGCAATTCCGCAATCTTTCATATCGGTGATTGAAACATGGTTGTCCTCACAGAACTTCCTATAATCTGTAACTGCCTGATTGATCTTCTGCGGATCCAGACTTCCTACATGATCCATGATTAGATTTCGGCAATAATAGACATCGTAGTATATCAGCTTACTAGATATATATTATTCATTTTCTAACTCCTTCAGCTTTTTCGTTGCTTCTGCTCTTGTTAAAAATACTGTTTCTCCAAAAGATTCTTTGTAAAATATGATGCTAGATGTTGAAAATTCAATTGTTGTGCTTAAAATTTTTATTGATTTTATTTTTCTCCCGCAAATATTTTCTCCGCTGATGATAAAAACTGAATCTCCGACTTTACACGGTAGTTTTAATAATAATCCCTGTTCTTCTAAATCTTCATATTCAGCAAGCTTAGTAAGAATTTTGTCTGCAAACGATTTTAATAATCCATCTGTGATTTCTTCCTTTGCAATGCCCGTACCATCAATATTTCTTTCTCTTTCTGTTAATCTTTCCATTATTCCACCTCTCTTACTTCCTGATATATAATTTCCATATCGAAATTACTTTCAACATCTGCGTTCGTCTTCATTACGTTTACTGATAAATTCATCAAAACTCAATATTTCTGACATGTTTATCTTCCTTTTGTTTGAAAGTTAAATTTCATCAATAAGTAATATGTGTTTCTTTTGTTATTTTCTCAACAAGTTCATCCAATTCTTTATATCTACTCAATAAATATTTTAATTCTTTGATAGTTATTTCTCTTTCTTCTTTAGTTACATCATCACAAATACATACTTTCCCACTACTCCATGATGTGATGTTTACTCCAAAAGTAGTGTTATATTTTTTATTCAAAAACTCTCTTTTCAAGATTGAATATTCATCATGTTCTAAGAAATATTCCCTTTCTTTATTTTCACATTCTTTTAATTGTCTATGAAAAACTTCATCAACATAATCATCGTATGTATCATATGCACTTTTTATATTGACCGATTTAATTGATCGTCCACCAATAAATCTTATTTTTCCATAAGTATAAGTATCATCAATTAATTTTCTTGTATCGTTTCTTTTTATCCAGGATTTTAGCGAAACAGTTTTTACATCTCCCCATTTGTCTTTTGGTAAATTTTCTTCATCTTCTTTAAATTTCTCAAAAAGATTTAATATATAACTCAATTTCCCATCTTGTAAACCATCAACGAATGCAATTTTATCTTCTCTCGATACTGTATGTTCACAATCATATATTTCACCTTTTTGGTGGTATAATTTTAATTCTTCTATTTTCCACTCAAACATAAAAACACCTCCTGAAACTTAGGTTTCATGTTTCTATTTATTCTCTTGCGTAAAAATTCCATTCAACTGCAATATTAATTCAAGCTGCTCAATCTCTGTTTTCAGTTTCTTCATTGCTAATAAATCATTGATCGTATTATCTTCATATGTCGGAGAATCAATGTTACGTATATTTATTTTAAAATGTTCCTGTTTCTTCAATAAATCTTCTTTTAAAACAGCTAATCTCGAAGTAATCCATTCGTCCATATTATCACCTCATAAAACTATTCTTTCATCTATTGAATCTTACAATAATCTCTACTCATTTTTACAATTTGATTTGTAGAATAAGATGAATAAATTTTATTAAGTGCTTCTCTGTATTCAATAACATTAAAATCTTTTAATTTTTGTTCTGAAACTACTTTAAATAACTGTTTTGTAAATCTTTCTGATAATCCAACTAACCTCATATGTTTAATTTCTCCTGTTACAGCATCCACTAACATAATTGTCAGTCCTAATCCTTGATTTTTTCCAACTGAACTTAATTCTGACAAATTCTTGCTCAAATGTGACGAATATGGAGCGTCCATCCAATTAAGATTTCCGATTTTCGCCGTAATTATTATCAATCCATATAATTCTAAGAATCTTATTTCAAATTTATTTCCACTTTTAAATTGATTAATTTCATCTTGTGTTGGATTTCCAAAAAATATTATTAATGTTGCACCATCATCAGCAATATCAAAAAGAACACCTTCATGATGATTTTTAAAATTTTCTATAACCTGACCTACTCTATATGATGTCATTTTACTTCAACCTCCTTAATATTATTTAATTGCTCAATATAACCATCTATTTTTATTTTTGCTGCATTAGTAAATCTAAAACCATTTTTCTCTGCAAAAACTTCCACTTCTTTATAATGAGATACATCTACAATTACGCTTGAAGTGTCCCAATCCCATTTTGAAGTTTTTATTTTTCTCGCATCTTTATATATTTTATCACTTTTGCCTTCCCATTTAATTGATAATAAGGTTGTATCTTTTCTTGAATATATCCATTTTGTATATTCATGTTTATATTTTCCGTCAACAGCTTTTTTAAGAATATCTTTATCGTGAATACAAATACAAAATCCATTTTTTAATAATTTATTTCCAATTTCCGCAGCTCTATCAGAGAAATCTCCAATAGTCTCTGTTAGGTTTCTATACCATGTTCCATCCCATTGATACTTGTTTGCTTTTACCAGATCAATAAAATCACTATTTTTTTCATATTGTAATACAATTCTATTATTATTTTTTACAATTTCTACAATTCCGTTATGTTTTATTTCGTCAGGCTTTATACTATCTAAACTTACTAAAAGCTCATTCACTCTTTTCTTTTCATATTGACTATGATATTCTTTAACAAACTTACCATTTAAACAATTTCTATTATCAATCCAAAATTTCGATTCTGCTTCATTATTTATTATATCATTAATATCAATATTTCTTTTTTCGCATTCTTCATAAAAATTAAGTCTAATGGTGTTAGCCCATGCTATCTGCTTTTCTGTGCCTTTCAAATCTGGAAACTCGTATTCTTTGGAAGTTTCCATTGATTTTTTATTCGATTCTTCTATTTGTTTAGCTTTGCAATTTTCACAAATTCCTTCAAAATGTCTATCTATCTTCCATTGTCTTTCAGACATCTTTCCAACTACATTCACTCTGCCCTCATGTCCACACGAATATGTTCCATAATACCATGCCATAATATTTCTCCTTCCGTAATTTACTTTTCTCCGAAAATCTCCATAAATTTATTATACTTAATAATCTTCGGAATATTTCCTTCTCTTTGCATTACAAATATATATTCTTTATCAATCATTCCAAGTGGCATGATAAATAATTTTGATCCTTTATATTCATTTCCACAATCATCCATGTAAAATGTATTTGCGTATACTCCTTCAGGAAAGAATTTAACATCATAAAATTCATATCTTTCACCATTGTAATTTACATATTTTCCAACGAGATTCCGCAGTAATGGAAATGATCCTTTCCCGAAACCTTTAAATGGTTTATATTCTGGAATATATTCTATGTATTCAAGATCATTTAATGTGTTATCAAGTTTATATATGTCATTATCAGAGAATTTATGCTCAGACACAAATGTTTTACTATAAAAACCATCAACTTCTGAATGACAACATTCATAAGCATATAATGTTTTCCCAGTTTTATGATTAACATATTCTATTTCTGTCCAAGATACAAATGACTTGTTAATATTAATATCTCTTTCTTTATATTGTATATTATTTTTATTTAATGCATCAATATAATACTCATCCACTTTGTCAATTACTACAAATTCTACCCCTTCAAAATATGTTTTCTGCATATTATCCTCCAAATTATACTAAAACCATCTTATTATTTTACCACATTATATACAAATTGTCCATGAGATAAGAATACTTTCATATATTAAATACGTTTCCGTTAAAGTTTTTCAAACGATTAAATTCGCTCGTAGCTCTCAATAATTCGCCAGTTTCCAGAAAGAAGAATCTAGTTCTTTCCGAATCCTTATGGCTCTTCTGATATTCTTCTGGTATAAATCCTTTCAGCAATAAATATCCTGCCATTTTCATAGAATAAATATTTATATATCTGTTATTATTAACCCCCCATTATATTTACCTCCATACATATGTAATATTCGTGTTGTTTGTAAGATTCTTATTTTGAAAACTGGTTTTCATCTATTTATTTCGTTCCATTCTTGTTCAATTTCATAACTAACTTTTTCTTTTAATTCCGACAACCTAGAGGTAATCGCATCAATATCTTCATACATTAAATAATGATTTCCGTCTTCGTCAATTTTATTTAATATATTGAGATTTCTTGATATATCCTCTATTACATTCCTGATAAATGCAACTTCCTGAGAACTATAATTCTCCACTATTGTAAATGGACAATTATATTCAAATCGCTTGCATTTTCCACCATAATAATTATTATGTTTGCAGTCTTCACAATCATAACACGCCATAATTCACCTCCATGAAATTCTCCCATGTGTGTTGCGTAGATATCAATTTGAATAATTTTTATTTACATAAATATCTCTAATTTTCATTATAACTTCATACCTTTCATCGTATATACCATTTATCGGTTTCAATAAATTCAATATCTTTTAGATGTGGATTTATAAAACAATTCTCCACCTTTTCCAATCATCCAACCAGGCTTATTGGTACATATTTTAATTGTATCACGGAAATCCGCATATACACCAATAAGTATAATATCTTCTACTCCTGCTTCATTTTTCCATTCTTTTATTATCTCTGATAAATCTCTTCTCAATCTTTTCTCCTCCATGAAATTCTCGTTCTATCGTATTATTTTTGAACCTCTCATCACTAAACTGACGAGATTCTTGGGAACTTCCTACTACTGCAAGAATATTAACCAAGCTAACCCGATAGTTCCTACCGTTCTTGTTTTATAGTTTCTAAGCTACTTCTAATATTCTCAAACCTTCATTTAGAATATTAATTGCAGCGTTTATATCTCTATCATGATGAGTATGGCATTCAGGACAATCCCATTCTCTAACACTGAGATTTTTAGTTTCCTTATTAACATATCCACATACATTGCATGTCTGAGAACTTGCAAAGAATTTATCTACTTTTATAATCTGTTTACCATACCATTGAGCCTTATATTGTAATTCTCTGACAAATTCAGACCATGATACATCAGCAATAGACCTTGCAAGTCTATGATTTTTAATCATATTTGATACTTGTAAATCTTCTATGCAGATTAGATCATTATTCTTAATCAGTTCAGTAGATAATTTCTGTAAAAAATCTTTTCTTTGATTTACAATTTTCTCATGTTGTCTTGCAACTTTGATTCTCGCCTTATTACGATTAGAACCACCTTTTGATTTTCGAGACAGTTCTCTTTGTAATTTGGCAAGCCTGTTCAAAGATTTTTTAAGATATTTAGGATTTTCAATCATCTCACCATCAGAAGTAATACAAAACTCTTTAATTCCTAAATCAATACCAATAGAGTTATTTGTTTTATTTAATGACTTAATATCTACATCAGTACAACAAAGCGATACATAATACTTTCCACTGGGTTCTTGTGATACAGTTGCATTAAGTATTCTGCCTTGTGGTATTAGTTTGTTTTTTGTCTTTATCATGCCAAGTTTAGGTAATTTAATATATTTGTTACAATATTGAATATTTCCATTCACGCATTTAGACTTATATGAATATCTATGTGTTTTCTTTGATTTGAATTTCGGATAACCTGTATGTTCCTTAAAGAACTTCTGATATGCCATATCTAAGTCTCTAAGTGAAGATTGAAGTGCAGTAGAATCAACTTCTTTAAGCCATTCCAAATCAGATTTAAGTTTTTTCATATCATTTGCACATTGAACATATGAGAATTTTTCTTTGTTCTTGTCGTACATTTCGATTCGTTTTGCAAGATATGTATTATATACAAATCTACAGCAACCGAATGTTTTGGCAATAATTTCTCTTTGTTTCTTGTTTGGATATATTCTATATTTGTAAGCCTTTTCCACTATACTTCACCTCACTTTCGTATATTTATATATTCTCCATGTCAAACAATTCATCTCACGACTAAAGTCACAAGTATTCTCGTTTGAAGATTATAAATCTAGTAACGCAGCTATAATTATCACTACAAATCCAAAACAAGCAATGCATCCTAATGTATACATTATCTCTTCTCCTTTCCACTTGCTACACATAAGCAAGTACACATCATTCCTGTAAGCCCACCAATAATCAACCCTATGACAATTCCTGTTATCATTTATTTTTCCTCTTTCTCAGCAAAATACTGTCTTTGTGATATGTTTTGTAGCTTCATAAGTTCTATGTATTTCTTTTGCAATCCCCTTATTGCTCATGCCTTTTCTCAACATGTTTTTAATGGATAGCTTCTCAAAGTCAGTTATCTTATTTCTATGTCGTTCTGGTTTACCGTTATCTTTCTTCCATTCATAGTTAATCCAGGATGGCTCTGTAAATAATGTTTCTCTTTCATATTTCTTCCAGTTAATTACATCCTGATGATTTTCAGCCCATTTCCAAAACTCTGCTGCGTCAATCAAATATCGTGTCTGATTTTTCAATTTGACCTTTTTACAAGGAAGATCATATTTATCAATCCATCTCACTATTACGCTTATATCTGAATGAAAGCATTTTGCAAGTGTTTTCGCACTAATTCTTTCCCCGTAATAATGATTCAGTCCCATTTTGCTTGCTTTATGCTTCACAGAAGATACACTTCTATTCAGAAATTTTGCCGTAGTTTCAACTGATTGATTCAAATATCTTCTATACATATAAGTTTCTTCATCTTTTGTCCATTCTCTTCTCATGTACTACCTCTTAGTTTTTAGATTTTAACTACATCTAAATTATTCTACATTCCTTATATTCATCTTCTGTAAGTAATCCTTCATCATACATATCTTCAAGCGTTCTAAATATCGCATTCGCTCTCCAACTTGCATAACAATAACCATCAAATTCACCTACAAGTGCATCTGTATTTTCTTCTTCTTGCTCCTGCAATTTTATTGCCAAATCACTCTCATGAAAGAAAAATGCTTTATATTTAGCAGCCTTGATTCTTAACATTTCTATTTCGTATTCTTGTGAAATTAATTTCTCTTGTGCATTTAATAATTCCAATCCTGCACTTCCTAATGGACTGTTCTCAATTCTATTCTTAAAATATTTGTCATTCATAATTATTCTCTAATTATATTAACTCAACAGCGCAATAATAAATACTGCAATTCCTACATATGCAATTATACATCCTAATGTATAAATTATTTTCTATACCTCCATTTGCTAATTTTTTGTTTACAATAAATTTTATAACATATTTTACCAAGTATAATCCCTATGATAAATCCAGTAATACCCATAAAAATAATCCAAACAATCACTTTATCGTTCTTTCTCCCATTCGTATTCACTTTTCCATCCATCATCTATTGCAAAGTATTTCAAATGACTAATATTATTATAATAAATAATAGAATATTCATCTCTATACATCCCATATTCTTTTCCTGTTTCCGTTTCTACTCTCTTATAAGGTAAAACTTTTCGCAAATCTTCAAAATGTTCTTTCTGAACATCTTTCCATAATTTTCCACCGACATACAATAATATTCTCTTATTCTCGCTTTCCCACTCCATCCACGCTGGAGCTTTACAATAAATAGATAATCCATTGACATGTAAGTAACCAGAAGTTCTTGTTATATCTCTGTTAAAAAATCTAATAAACTTCTGTAATCTTTCTTCATTTGTCATTCTTGAATCCATATAATAATATTTTTCCATGTTTATATCCTCCTGTTTTAATCATTTCAACATCATACTTTTAAGCCATTTGTCAAAATTAAAATTTTCCATATCAGATTCTTCATCAGTATAATTTCCAACATAAGACTTCTGATAATTCTTAACTAATCGTTTATCCTTATCCCATTTCATCACGTTCTTAGGCGTTCTATTCATTCCTTCTTTACCTCCGGAATCAGATATGCTAATCCCTTACTATGATGGCGGTTAAACCAATCATATACATCATTCTTGTTAGTTCCTTTTGAATAAGCTTTCCATGCAACTCTAAGATTCCCATTACGATCAACAGGAACGTTCTGAAACTCTTTCCATGAAGCTTCTACATTCTTATCAATTGTGTCTTGTAATGTTAGTTTTGATATTTCCAGTTCTTCATTTGCTGTTGTGATATTCATATTCTCCATATGTATTCACTGTTCCTTTCTACAAATTAATTGGATTTATAAATATTACTTTATGATTCGTAATTTCCTTTTTGAACTTCATTTTTAATATAAAGTGGGATAATCCCAAATAACCAAAATGAAGTTTGCTTTATATATTGTTCACCAACTTTTGTATAATAACCAGATTGCTTAACTTTTTTAATGTAAAATCTTTCTCTTTTAACTAACATATAACAATTTCCTTTCGATCAAAAAAATTACTTTAATTCTTCTATTGAAAATCCATATTTTTCTTCGAATTCATTTTCCCCGTAAGTCTCTAACATATCCATAATATTAGGATGTTGCCAATCAACAAATTCAAATAATTCTTCTGCCACATCTTTGTACCCATTACATTCTTCTACAAAATCGTTGCCTGTGTAACAACTATTAAGAACATTTTTAATTTCTTCCTTATTTAATTTTGTATCTATATTAATTTCATTCAAATCAATATCTGGAATATAAATAATATCATCAGTTATTTCAAAATCACTTTTATATATAATACAGTCTTGTCCATCCGAAAAATCAAATAAATCTTTAAGTCTATATCCTTTGATTAATTTTTTCTTTAATTCTTTTACTGTCATATTTATTATTCCTTTCTTAAAATCATCATTTCATGCCAATTCTAACCAATATGAGTTTTTTAATCCTCTTGCTGTTTTTATCGTCCCATTACAGATTTTAAATTTTACACCTAATAACATTGCTGTATTTCCATTTATCTCATATCCTTTACTCTTTAAGTGATGTAAAAATTTATTCATCTTTATTCTCCTTATATTTTCTTAAAATAGTTTCAATTTTATCCGCAAATTTAGATGTTGTAAGTGTCGGTGTACCATTTAATGCGTTCATAACTATCTGAATTTCTTTTTCTGTTAACATGATTACCTCCATTTTCAGTATGAAACTCTTTCTCCAATCTGGAATTATCCTTTCATCAAAGTCCCAAAACCATCAATATGAATGCTATTATCAGCATTATAAATGATAAGCAGAATAGACATCCTCTAATCATACGCTGTTTTCTTTCCTTTTTTGGTGAACAAAGCCCTATATAAAAAATCACAAAACTAATTATCGCACTTGAAATACTCCTCATAATTTCATCCAATTCTTCTTTTATATTATAATTTGTTAATTTCTTCTGCAATTTTCTTCAATACATTACCGCCTTCTATTTTCTCAATGCTATCTCCATTTTCCCATATTGTTAAAATTGGGAAATCATTATATTGTTGATCAAAATAAGTTTTGTCACACATTTTCTTTCTTATCATGTTAATATCTTCTGATATACAAGCAGTGCGCCCTGTGTTGTATTCTTCTAATACATATATTTTCATTTAATTTCCACCTCTCAATCACACAAATGATTAATTCTCTCGTTATAACATTCATCTTTGATATGTAATGCATAATATAAACAGGTCTGAATATTTCCTATTTCTTCCATTGTCAAATCATATTTTTTCGCATATTGTTTTTCTTTAGTAAAAATTCCACCACATAAAAATTCTTCATCATTTAATATTGCTTTAATAACAGGCATTAATGTATTCGTCTTCATAATATTTTTCCTCACTTTCTGTCAGTAAAACATCGTTTCATTTACTTTAATACAATTAACTCTGCTTCTTCGACATATTTCTTTGCAGCATTATATCCATTTCTATTAAGTTCACCTTCAATACTAAACCAAAGTGAATCTAAAAAATTTGGAATAGATGCAAAATCTTTGTTTGGATATTTTTCTCTATATCGTTTATACGCCGTTTTATATAATTCATCTACTAAATCACGTTTCATTGTATTTCCTCCATTCTTCCAAAAAAACTCTTGTTTCATTCTATTACACTAAATCATCAATCTCAATCACATCTGGATTATCACTAAACCATGTATCGTTCTCAGAAATTTCCTTTAATTCAATAAAATCACATTCTGGATTATATTCATTGGAATGTTTTAAATATGCTGTTTTAACTTTCTCTCTTGCATCATCGTATGATTTAGCTTTAACTATCCCGATTGCTAAATGTTCAATTCTATATCCGTATAATCCTTCTATATTTAACATAACATTTCCCTCAGTTCTTCAATTTGAAATATCTCTTTCATCTATTGATTCTCTGTTAATTAAAACAGGTGATACTCTATATCAAGTACCACCTGTAAATATGTAATATTATCGTTCTATATATTCCCATTCAGCAATAAAGTCAAATGCTTCATTGTAATACATAGGGTTCAAATCCTTGTAAGAACTACATCCAAACTTTTCCTTTAACTCATTCCACATATTAATGAAATAGCTTTTTGAGTAACATTTGTATTTAGTTCCATGCGCTCCATCCAGAAGTTTATTGATTCTGTCTTTCGCTGCTTTATACAACTTCTGTTGCTGTCTAGTGGATAATGTCATATTTTCCACCATTTTATTAAGCATTTCCGTTTGTTCTCCGAGAAGATCTTCCATTGCATTAATCTGAACTGTTTGACCTTCTAACTGCTTCTCAATGGAATTTCTAAAGGTATCAAAATCAATTCCAACAATGGAAGTATTTGTTTCCTTAGTCATTTCATATTTTCCAGTCTTACGGATAGTCGGAAGAACTTCTGTTGTTACCCATAATCTGAATGGTTTTGCAATAGGTTTCTTACTTCTTAAAACTAAAGTATAGAATCCAGATTCACTAATAATATTAGCTTCACCTTGACGACCTAAGTTGAACTTAGACCGTTCATAAGGCTCTAAACTTGCCATTGCTACCGTTGGATTGCTATGCTCTAAAATCTTACACACATCAGTTGCAACAAACCAAGGCTCATTGTCAATTAAAACCATTCTAATTTCGCCAAAAGTTTCATTTTCAAATACTTGCAATTCATTTCTTTCCATTTGCAATTCCTCCTGTACTTGCATATTATTTAGTTCTCAATGTGCATTTGTAAAATATTGGAAATTTTCTGATTGACTAACCAGTAAGAATTAGATATACTAGATATAGTCAATCTGCTTCGGCAGTTTGGTGATGGAAGAGGTTTGTTGCTGTGGTAGGTGCTAACCTCTTCTTTTATTTTTCCTGTTGATATATGTCGTAGGAAATATTCTTTTTGATCTGAATTTTTCCATCAACAAAACCACTCATTAATACTTCTATAGCTTCATTAAGTTTAAAACCTTGCTTCTTACATTCAGCTTTAAAAGCATTCTGTATAGTTTCTTCAACAGGAGTTGCAAAAGTTTTTCTTGCCATTGCTTAATCTCCTTTACGATTATTATATTACTACTTATATACTCATTTGTCAATTAGTATTTTACTAATTCTTTACTTATTTCCAATTCATAAGCACTATCATAGTTGCTAAAATTTCCATTTTAGCAACTATTAACTACAAACAAATCATGCAATATGTAATCCTGATACTTTCAATAATGCTTCAAATGCGTTGATCAATTCCATACGCATTCTTCTTTTAGATGTAACACCTTTTCCACCTACTCTTATACTATCGTCCAGGCGTGTTCTGTATTTCTTTCCTTTAGCATCTATAACCATATCGACTTCTTCTATCATTCTATTATCTAATTGCATCCGCATAAACGTATGTGTATATGGTTTATCTGTATATTCTATAAAACTTGCTAAGTTCTGCATATGTATATCCTCCATCACTCACATTTAAAACTATCTAATACGTTCTTTAAATTTTCCAACTGATTCTCTGCTTCTGTTCTTGCGTATTCGTCAACAAGAAATTGTTTTCTTTCCTGTCGGCATCCTTCCAGAATACCCTGTAATTGTTCATCTGTACTGTTAATAATAACAATTTCCGCTGTTTCCCAGTCCTCTACTTCTTGTGATTCTCTTTCTTTAAGGTAACGCTTGTATAAACCACGTTCATGTAACTTCTGTTCTATGTCGTTATCAGGAATAGGATCGTCAATCCAATTCCGCATACAGAAGTGAATTAGTTCTATCGACTTTCCGTTATATGTAGACATATGGAAACTGTTTCCACCGGCTACGTCATACCACATTGTTATAATTCCATTTTCGTCCATTTCCACAATGTAACGCAAGTTTTTATTTTCTAAAGATTCTTTATATGCTTCGATTCCTTTGTTGATAATTCTTTCTTTATTCTGCTCAATCAGTTTTAACCATTCTCTATTAGTCATTGTTACACCTCCAAAATTTTCCACTAAAAAAGGAAACTAAATTAAATTAGTTTCCTTTTGGTATTCTCTGTTATTCTATTACATTTAGCAACTTATAAAATGTTATCTTGTTCATAATATTTCAACTTCTTTCACATTCCATGTGATTTTTGTTAAATCATCAGAAATTTTCCCATCATAGTTCTGATGTGTAGAATCCCATATAAGTTCTACTGTATCATCTGGACGTACACAAGCCCATAAATGATCATGATTTACTTTTGTGATACAGATAATTCCTGTATCGTCAAATGTTCTATGCTTTTCTGCTCTTTCCTGTTTTAATAATTCCATTGCTTTTTCATAATTTGTCATAGCTTTATTCCTCCATCACGTTCTATGTATAACTTTCCATATAACTGTTATACAAATTATAATAAGTTTCCGCATTATCTGTCAATATCAATTCCAATGTGCTAGTCCATGTATTAACAAAACGTTCTAATACAATCAGATATTTTCTTAATTTCCATCTGGACAGCTTCAAATTGCTTTCCCCTACTTCACAAAAGTAATTGTCAAGCGTTCCACCTGGGACGCATTCTACATCATAATTTCTTTCTTGTAATGCGTTCACAATGTTATCGCACTTTTCCATTGTGATTCTCATTCTTACATCTTTCATGTTATCAATCCCTTCCTTATTATATAGTGTTCTGTTTAATCGTTCAATCGGCATACAGAAATATTTCCGTATGCCTATCAGCGGTCAAACATTGTATAAACGGTCAATTGTTTTCATTGTTTCCATCATTAAACCGTATTCTGTAAACTTATCAGCAGAAATAATAGAAGATTTTCCACAAACGTCAATCATTACGCCGTTTGCAATTGGATTATATTCTACTGTTACTCTGTTTCCGCTTGTGTACGGATTTAATGCAAGTGCTTCATTAAGTTTGTTGATCCATTCCATTTTTCTTTCCTCCATTTTATTCATATAATTTTTCAATTGCCAAAGTACACATTTTCCAATGCTCTTTATTTTCGTTATGTATTTCTTCAAAAGCATCAAAATCTAATTTTTCCAGCAGTAAAATATATGCGTGATACCGTCCAATCTGATATTCCGTATTTAAAATAGCAGTCTTTGAGTTCTTATCCTTAATTTGCTTTGCAAAATTAACAGCTTTTTCAATAGCTTCATAAGCTTCCTTTTTCAATGTCTCAATCATTCTTATTTCCTCCTATCTGAAATGTGAATTTCAACCTGTTATATATATTTTCCTATTACTTGTTTTTTTAATAAGTGTTAACTCTTTAATTGTTGGAATTTTAATATTATAATATTCTTCTAAGATACATTTTAAAGAACTGTAACTCATTCCATCCCATCCCCATATATTTCCTGTGTGTTCTCTTTTAGTGATTTCTTCATTTTTGATTTCTGCAAACCATTTACCATTTTCTTGTGTAATATGATCGAGTATATACATCTTTCATTCCTCCATATCCTGATATGCAAAATTTCATTTATAACACTTTCCAACCTATACCACATTCACAAACTTTTATGCCGTATTTATCACAAAATTTCTTAACATTACCATTCATAAATTCTGGTTTGTTTTTTAGATTTTCCAATACGTTTACAAGTTCCCTTATATCATATACAGATAAATCAATTCCTTTGATTCTTCGTCCATTCAACAGTTTATTAACATCATTATTAATTTTATCAAATTGTTTCTTTGTCATAGTTTTTATTCCTCCCGTTTAACTCCATAAAGTTCCATCAATTCACGTTCTATAAAAATCCGTTACCATTTCCGTCCATCCATATTCTTTTACAGAATCCCTACTTTCTTTTTTAATAACTGAATGATTTTATCATCCGTTTCCTGTTTCCGTAACACTGTATAAATAGAATAGAATTTCATATTGAGTAAATTCTTAATAAAATCAGTGCTGGCTCTTCCTGTATTGATGTAATAAACCAATGGCGAAATTATTCGATCTGCTGTTTGACTATCTTCTTTTTTACTTATATACAGTTTTAAATCTGCTATGTAGTTTTCAATTCCAGTGCTAGAAAATTTATATTCCATCATGATCACATTTCCTCCTGACCTCCTAAAATTCTGCTTCCAGCTTTCCATTGTACTTTTCTATATATTCAAATTCTGGTGTACCAAAATAAAAACCTGTTACTTCTGTACTTATACAAGAACCTGTTTCCTTTTCGATTATATCTGCCATGATAAAGGTTGCATCTGCTTCTGCTGAATAACATCCATACACAACTTTTTTATATGCATCTGCTTCGCCTCCATCGTATGTAATAGTTTTCTTCCTCTTATCTTTAATTATAAACATATTATTTCCCCCTTTATCTCCACATACTTCTTAATTTATCCATGTTTAAACGCTTCTTGATAACAAGTGCTTCATCATCATAAATGCTTTTTAATTCCTTTAACAGTGGTTTATATTCTTCCTCTGTAGCTTTTACTGTTTCCCAATAATACTGTAAACTTGCTTCACTATGCTGTCCGATATGCATATAAGAAAGAATATGTCCATAATTTACTGTTGATTCTGGAATAAATGCTACCACTTCATTTGTTTTTCTGTCTTTTCTAAATAATATATCCATTCTGTTTCCATCCATGAAATTGTACATTCATCTACTCTTTATTTCTCTAAACTGTTTAAATAGTTCCATACAGAACTGTTAAATTCGTTTCTTGATACGTCCATATCTGTAAAATTCTTTTCCGATATAGCAGAAACACTATAACCGTTTCTGCTGTCATCTACGTGTATAACCTGTCCATCCTCAAATATGTTTATATTCAAGCCTTGCACGTTTCCACCTCCTGCCTAATGTAATAGTCTTTCAGATAGTAACGACTTGATCGTGGGTTATTACGCTTTATAACGTAACCTCTACCATATCTGCCCTTATAAGGTTCTTTAATTTCTTTCCCAACAGGAATATATCCCCTGTCGCTTGCCGTATGATGATATGTATACTTAACTTCTTTCATGCTTTCCACCTCCTACTGTATAAAGTCCCATCTTTCTATTACATCATCATCGTAATTTGAAAATGGGTTATATACGCAATAAGTAATGATTGTATCTCCAATTTCTGCATCCTCCACGCTTGCATATGAGATATAATAACCGCCATCGACAGGAGGATTGAGTACAGTTCCATTCTTAGCATTATCAGTTACCTTTCCGATAATGCGCTCAATGTACATGATGCGGTGCTCTGTTCTTGTTGTAAGCATTTCCTCTGTTAAGTCATTACAATCAATGACTTTTACCATAGGTGCAGCTTTTACCGCTTCTGAATATTCTGTAGCGTTTACGGGTGCACTTGTTGTGTTTCCAATAACTGTTAAGGTTGCAAGTGTTACAATTAATGCTTTCTTAATTCTGTTCATCATAGTTCTTTCCACCTTTCTTATATATAATTAATATCCTTTTGCAATGTAGTCTAAAAACATCCAAACAGGCATTGTAAATAAGAAGAAAGCGCAAATATATGTAAGTGCTGTTTTAACTTTCCGCTTGCGTTCCTGTTTAAATACCGCTTTCCAATAACTTCTAGTTCCGTAAATCTTTTCCATAATAGTTTCCCTCTTTTCTTGTTGTATTGTTTGCCATTATAAGCACTATAAAAGGCACGAATGATATAATTTCCATTCATGCCCTATTTAGTGATTATAAAGCTTTTTAACGTCTATCAATTGTATATTTACGAATAACTTTCTTTTCCTTGTCTGGTGAAATGCTAGTTGATACAGTGGGAATATATCCGGCAATTGTATATTTCATTTCTACACGCTCATAACCACCTAAATTTTTAAAGAATGGGACAGCATCAAACACGTTGCAATAAAATTCTATAGTTGTTTCTTTCTCTGTCTTTTCGGTTTCTTTCCAACGTGAACCAACTTTATTGTATTCTGTTTTTGTTTCCATGATTTTATATCTGTTTTCAGTTCCATAAAGCTCTGAAATTTCTGGATATTTCTTTAAGAGTGCCTTATATGTATTTCTAAATTCTGTATATGTCATAATTTCCACCTTTTAACCTTTCTTTATACTTCGTGTGTTTTCTCAAATTCTTCTGTAAAATCGTTTAACGCCTCATCTATTGCCTGTCTTAAAAGATAACATCTGATTGATACGTCAATAGCTTCGTAGTTATCCTCTATCCACCAATTAGCAACCTTTTCTTTGCAATCAAATTCTTCCATCATATCATTAACAAGATCTTTATTTTCATCAACATATTCTTTAGCAGTTTCACGGTTAAATGTATAACTTCCGCTTGCATTTCCTGTTACGCTATCTTCTGTCCATAAATCATCATTTAAAGATTCTCTTAATTCGTCCATGTCCTCATATTCAGAAAAGTCAATCTCATTTTTAATATACTCTTTTACATCCTCTACCATATTTTCTAAATAGTTATAATTCATCATAATATTTTCCCTCATTCTTTCTATGTATTAGTGTTGTTTGTAAAGTCCTTATTTCTAATCTGGATTAAATTTCCACATCCCTGTTATATGCTTTAATCCATTTAGGATTATCCAACGTTCCATATGTAATAACGCTAACTGGAATAGAGTTATAAGGCACAACTCCGTAAATGTTACGCTTGTATTCCGCAATACGGAAACCAGATACACTTTTCAGTGTATACAGTTTCTTTCCTGTCTTTTCGCTATATACGTGCGTTCTGTTAAATTCAATGTCTATGGATAACTCTGCGCTATCTGTACTAACAGGAATTGCAAACACTACATTTTCATATGTATTTATACCCATAAATTTTTCCAGGTTTGGCAAAATCTGATTGATAACTGATTCTGTAAACCATGTTCTGTCTAAATCCGACAGATCGAAAAGTACAGTCTGTTTTCCGTCTGATGTTTTACACCACGGAAAAGACTTTTTCATTTTTGCAAGTGTTGTAAACTCCATGTTTTCACCTCCCCATTAAAGCGTTGATTGTTTCAACGTTCTTTAAAACCTGTTTACGTGTTTCCTCATACTGTTTTGACATTGCTTTAATGTCGGTAATGTCTTTCTTGATAGCTGTCGTATATGAATTACGACGGAATAACTTTTTGAACATTGTTGCACCTTCCCTTCTATAGTTCTCTGTTTATAGGTACTAAAAAACACACAAGCGTCATTTACTTGTGTGCTATGTTACTGCCTATAAATTTGTTGATACCCAACGTTTCGCACTTGCAAGTGATTTACAATTCTTTAAAACTGTATCATTTGCAACTACGTCATAAGTGTTATTATATGTAAGTTCAATCCATACATACCGACCATATTTAGGATGGTCAATCTCTTTTGCCCATTGCGTTGGTATTCCGTTCTCTGTATCACATTCATGGATAATATGCCATTCTTTCATTGTAAAACCTCCTTAAAACATGGATTTCATTTTGTGTAATACTTTAAAACGTTGATGGTATCTTCAAGGTCGCACATCTTACAACCTTTAACATTTTCAATCTGCTCTTGAATATCAACAGGAAAAGCAAGGCTCTCAAACGTTTCTTTGCATTCCTGGAATATCTGATTTTGAATTGTTTCGGGCAACTCACATACATAGGTATGAGCTGTTATCTTTGTTTTTGTCATTGTTATACCTCCTGTTATATATTGTTTATTCTCTTTTTGTTCTCATTTTTGCAAGCCATTATAATTCAACATTAGAAATTATTTATACTTGACTACTACTCACCGCCACGGGTCTTACGCTTTTGCCCGTCTTTCAAATAACTTTGCTTGTTGATAATGCCTTGCAACCTAAGTAAAACAAAAAAGTAAATGCTTTATGATATAGAATCAACCACATTTACAAGAATTAACTATTTCGGCAGTCATCCGCTTTTAACGATTGTATGTTATCGGAAAGTTTTATGTATCATTGATAGATGTTACCTTTCAAACTATTTCAGTCTAAACAAAATCTTAGGTCTTTGTTTTGCATCTTTCCCCGTTTTTTGATCAGATACGGACAACTGAACTTTTTGTTATTGTTACCCTGTTCACATGGGCTTTTGGTTAGACTTTTTATTTACTTGCTATCTTGTCAGTATCGCAACCCTTTCAAGAAACTTTATAGCAGTTTATACTTTGTTGCTCTGTATTTTACAAGGTCTTCACCCGTCTGGACTTATTTTAATTTTGCCAGAATCAAAAATCTGTTTTTTGAAAAGAAATAGATAAAACTTTTTGTTGCTTTTGCTTTTTCAAGATTTTAAAAACCTTTTGAAATATCCGATTAAAAGCTAATCAGATGTCGTTAGACTTGAGGTATCTACTTTTTCAAACTCGACGCGCCCTCACGGGATACTACACGGCTCATAGCTATTAACTAGAGATCTCACGAATTATTTCGCTTTACCTCACAAGCGGTAACGACTCCGCTTGTTACAATATGAAGTTTTTATGTATCAACTTGTTTCCCTCTGTTGATGGTATTACTATACCATAGGGTACCCTATTAGTCAATAGGTTACCCTATGATTTTTTATGTTTGTGAATTGTGTATAATTTACATATTTGCATAGGGTACCCTATTAGTACAATATACACAAATGTCAATAGAAAAGTTGACAGGATAAAGCTATAATGTTAATATGTAATACTACTCTTACACCAAAAAGAAAAAGAGAATTATTACATATAATAAATAAAGAAAGGTGTAAGAATTATGGCATATAGCCCAAAATCACAAAAAGATTATAATGATAGATGTACAGTTGTAAAACTTAAATATACACCAGAAGAAACGGAAGAATGTGCAAGAATGAAACGGTATGCAAAAGATAATAACATACCAATGAGCGTATATATCAAGAAGCTAATACAGGATGATCTTGACAGAAAAGGTTATAAATAAATATATGATAGACGATAAAATAACAAAAGAGCACATAGAACATTTAAGAGACATAAACTATTATGATGCTTTAAAGTTGTTTGATAATGGAAATATACATTATTTATATGATGATTTATTTATAGAGTATATACGCCATATAATAAGGAAATGTTTATTTATAACTGACACTGACAGCATAACAGATATAATATATAAATTTTTTATTGTATCTGGTAACGTGTCAAGATGTTTAGATATGCTTAGATATAATAATATACAGTATAATCAAAAGTTATCAAATGGAAGATATAGAGTCAATAAAGAAGATATATACAACGCCTTAAATAACGGAAGATGTGCAGATATAGAAATAGATTTTGTTGCACATTTATTATGGTATGGAAGAAATTACAATGAATTAGATAGTTATATAGATACTATGTTGTCAAAGATAAAACAGTTGTATTAGCCACATATAATAGGAAGTAACACAAACAACCTATTGTTATCATGTTCAAAATGTACAGATAGCCTTATAAGCGTGTATTTGACGTTTTAAGGGCTTTTATATTAGATATGATAATTATATAGGGTTATGCGCTTAAAGTCGTTTATAGAGCGTTTTACAAGGTCATTTTGTAAGTATGATATATTTACAATCGTATATCTGGACTGTTTGAAACGTGCAGCATGATGATATTTTTGTATCATTTTAATATGTTTTTAGGTGTATTTTTACGTCAAAATGTGCGCTATTTTATGCAAGAATATTGTATATTTATACAGTTTGATTGATGTATTTTTATGCAAAATTTTGTATAGAATAGCGTTGTTTTTTGTGTGCGAATGGGTAAAATATTGCGGTAAAGTGTGGGTATTTTTGTCTGAAATGTGATGTATTTTTATCTTGTTTAACGTGTGGTTTTATCTGTTTTTATGTGGTGTTTTATGTCCTGTTTTGAGATAATTTTGTTGTGATCTGTTGTTATATTTTAATCTCTGGACGGTGTTAGAATGCTGTATCTATAATGATTTTAGATGATACAGATTGTATAATGTGGCGTGGTTAGTGTGGTTATATTATGCGTTGTTTGTGTGGTATTATGTTAGATTATGTGAGTATGTATTGTAGTATATTGTATAGTATATCAGAGGTATTATAATAGTAATATTATGTGGTATATTGTAGATGTATAGTTGGATATAGATAGATGTATATTGTGAGTTATATGTGATGTATTATGTGATGTATAATGTATATTATGATGTATATTATTGTATGTTTATGGTGTGAATTAAGCGTGAGTATTTGATGTGATAGTATGTTATGTTAATATGATTTTGTAGTGAGTTTGGGATGTAATCTTGTCTGCTGTTGTGCGTCCAGATTGTTTTATTTCGTCCAGATTTGTGTTATGTAAGTGTGTTACAATTTTTGTGTTACATTTGTGTATTATAGTGTAGTGGTGTGCCATCCCATTTTTACCGCTGTTTTTGATGATAAAGTGGAGTGTATTAGTCTTATTTGTTACGTTTTTGTGGTGTAAGTGGTGATATGATTTTGTGTTATTATTTTGTGTTATAATCTTGTAATCGAATTTTTTGTTGGAAATCCAACATAACGAACAGAATTGACCAATAGTCATTTATTTACGTTTTTTCGCTCATTTTCTCTTGTTTTCTCTTATTTTCTCACTTTTCCTTTTTTCGATTATACTATAATAATATTTATAATTGCCTATACGATTAAATTATCCCGTCCCTGATCTGCGTCCAGAATATCCAATAAAATTTTAGTTTCATCACAAAAATTTTTGTCTGATATACCGCCCCATGTTTTTACCAGTCCACAAAAATGTCAAATAATAACAAAACTTGACTTTTTTACACTTCCCACAAAAGTGCAAAAGTTAGTTTTATTCAACAATAGCAAGGCTTTTCGGGAATTGCATATTACACTATTTTAATCCGATTTTATGATTCTGTTTTATAATGTATACCAGTAGGACGGGGATAGTTTACATTTGTAATTTTAATATGATATTGTCATATCCACTGATGAGTTCGACTCACACTACTTGTCCAAAAATCAAAACTGGTAATCCATCACCCCACACTCACCACCAGTAGAAAAATTTCTCATCATCATACCACCTCATAAATTACACCAAATCTACACACAATTCACTAAAATATTTAAAATGAGTTCGAGACAGAGTTCGACCGCACCCTTACATATCAACATAAAATAAATTTTCTGACAATTCTAAATCACCAATTTTTACCCAAATTTACCTACTCCAAATCACAATATCCCTTGCAAAATCTAACAATTTACGAAGTCCTCTCGAAGGGATACCTAATTATATATCTCAAGATCATAAACTTAATTTAATTTTATCATCCTGCAATAACCCAAATTCCCTTACCGCATCTACCTAAAATGCAGCAATCACTTCCTATTAAAAGTACACATCACTCTCCCATCTCAATCAAAATTATCACCCAAAGTACCTATCTCGAAGTCCACAATCTCACATCATCAGGAAATACCGCTCTAAATTGTGTCAAACTTTTACACAATTCTAATCACAAAAATTCACTCAAAAATACATCATAAAAACTTGAAATGCCAAAGTGACACTTCAAGATACAATCATTTCAATTTCATATTAATCTCATATCATCTACAACTCTAAAATCAATTCTATACTCACTATCCTAATGTACAACTTAGAATAAACATCACAACTGCCCTCGCTTGAGCAATTTAACACCTGTACATTACAATTTTTAAATTAAATCTACATCATATAATCTACAACAAATATCTCAATCAGAATCTCAAACAGAGAATATTAGATAAAAAGATACGTGGGGGATACTTTTACATCTACAAAAAATCATTACTCTCATATCCACCTATCTTAAAATTTTCACCGACTAAAAATAGATCCTCTTTATTTCAAATGGAGAATCTATAACCAGAAACACGCAAACTAAATATTTCAATCCGTAAAAAGAGAAATAGTAATTATCAAAAATTATCAAAATAAAAAGGAGATTACACAAATGAATAATAAAATTAACAGTAATGAATATTTGACTAAATATTTTAATGGTACAAGATTATATCCTATCAATCTTATTAATTATTTTAAACATTATTACCTTATTAATTATTTTAAACATTATTACAATTATGATTTTTGCTACCAACATAATGATAATAATTTTGATGGATCTTTCGATATTATTTTGGATTATCAAGATGCATATAGATTAATTACTTCAAATATATTTCAACCACTTACAATATGCAAATGGAATCTTTCATCGGCAACATTATCAAAAATCACAGATATAACAAACAAATATCTTTTCGATAAGAGAATATACATACCAGGAATAACACCACAATCATACTACTATCTCTCAAGAGGTTATGATAAATCAATTAGAGAGTTATGTTATTTCATAAAACTAATATTAGATTCAGAAAAGAGTCAATTTTCATATAATCCATATCCACCAGAATATACAGTACAAAATTATAAATCTGATATGGAGAATTTATATAAGGCGATTATTTCACAGAAGATACTTAACTTATATACAACACAAAATAACTCTACTAAACAGAGAAGTAATAATCAAGAAACAATGAGCTGCTTAAAACTCATTGCTGATAGAAACAACACAAATAAGAAATTTCACAAATAAATAAAGGAGATTAACCATGAATAATTTAACATTAGTAACAACAGAAAAATTCAACAACTCTATTGAATGTAATTTTTACAAAAATAATGATAATGAAATTTTACTTACTCGGAAACAAATTGGTATTGCATTAGGATATAAGCATCCTGATATTGCAATATCAAATATTCATTCAAGACACAAATCAAGACTAGATAAATTTTCAGTACTATCCAATTTGAGTAGTACTGACGGAAAGACATATGAAACCATACTTTACAGTCGTAAGGGTGTAATGGAGATTTGTAGACATAGCAATAAATCAAAAGCAAATGAATTTATGGACTGGGTATGGGATATTGTAGATAAATACATAAGAGGTGAAATTATAGATAAGAAAGAAATTCAAAATTTATTTTACAAACTTACAGAAGCTACAACACAAGGATTCCAAAATATGAATAAAAATATGATTGATTGTTTTAATTCGCTAGATCAAAGAATATCAAAGTTGGAAAACAACGCTACTACAAAAGTATTACCAAAGAAACTGAGATTTACATATTGGCAATCAAAAATGTTTCCTAAATATCAAGCATTAGCAGAATATTTTGAGATTCAATTGAGAGATCTCTATAAGAATCTATATAGAGAATTTCAGAATATGTATCCTGATATTGAGCTAAACCAGATTGTAGATGATTATTGCTATGAGAATAAATTAGAAACTTGTTACACCTTAGACGCAATAGAGCATAATAAAACCGTAAGAGTATTATTTGAGCAGTTGGTAGATACTCTTTTGGAGAAATATGATTTAGTACTTCATAAAGAGAAACTTGTAGTGTCAACAATTTTTGATACAAAATAATTATCCTTTGTGAGAACAAATAAAAAATACACCAAAAATCAATTTGAAGGGAGAAACACATAAATGTCCACTAAGACCATTACAATTGAAAATCGCAGTCCAAAATATAATAGATTACTGAAAAACTTAGCAAACCAATCAACTGATACCATCATGGAATGGAAAACGTATTTCAAGAAATGCAAAACACATCCAAAATGTAACACTGACTATTTCATAGTGGCTATTCAAGTGTGTGAAGATATTCTAAAAGAAAGAAGAGAGAAATAATACATATGACCGATTTAGAAAAGAAATTAAATAAGATTTACAATTATGCTGATTTAATCCATTCAGAGAATCTACTAATACTATCAATTATTGGCTCACTGTTAAGAGAGGTTGATAAACCAGAGATTGAAAAATGCATTAAAACTTATATTCAGCAAAGAGAGAATATACAAAAAGGAATATATGAAGATGATGTTGAGATTACACAATAATACAAGCAAGATGTGGTTTTTTAAAATATATTTTATTTATGAATGTAATGAATAAATAAAATATATTTAGTCTGTCTTATTAAAAAGTAGTATATCTTCTTTCTGTTCAGTTTAGGACATCCAGTTGATGTCTAATTTCTAAAATTGAAAATCATACAGCACCCAGGTGTCGTAAACTGAACGCTCGTATAATATGCCCAAGTCAAAAGGAAGGTGAATATTATAAACAATTACAAAGTATATATACATACAAATTTAGTTAATGGAAAAAAATATGTTGGGATTACTCAACAAGCAGAAAAAGAAAGATGGAGTAATGGTAATGGATATAGAGAAAATAAAAAATTTTATAAAGATATTCAGAAATATGGATGGAATAATGGATTTTCACATGAAATTATAAAAGAAAATATCAGTTACAAAGAAGCAAGAACTTTAGAGAAGTTTTATATATCAAAATATGATTCAGTATTGAAAGGATATAATAATTCTAATTTTAATTTGGGTATAGCGTTTCAATTTGATTTTGATGATATTGTTCCAATAAACAATCCATATGTTGAGAATAAACACAAAGAATATTTTACCAGAGTTCCAAATAGCTTTATTCAGGTAGACATTAAAAAGAAATATCATTTACATAGAATTTTTTATCTTATATATATCTTAATTGATAAACATAGAAGTTATGAAGATCAATCATATATTGTGATTTCAGAGATATTCAATTTATGTAAATATAAGCAAACAAAACACAAACCTAAAATATTTTTTGAAATAATCAAATGTTTATTGTTTTTACATGAAAGTAACATGATTAATATTACTTCTGATTTTGATATTCATAGTGTTGGATATAATGAATGTATTCAAATGGATATTATACCAGAGAATTTTGACGCAACAGATAAATTTTCAAAAATTACATCTTCGCAACTTGACTTCATAATGATGAGTGAATCAAGTATTAACAAAGAGAATATATTAATGGCATTCCTTTACATCAATTCTTATATTTTTATTCGTCCAAAAAATAAAAATAATGAAGAAACAATAAGTAATCCTAAATCTAAACCAGAAGCATTTTTTCGCAGCATGGAAAGTATGGCAAAAGAATTGGCAATTTCAAAAGATACATTAAATCAATGTATTCAATGTTTAACTTCTTCTAGCGAAAATCAAAAACCTCTTTTGATAAAAAGAGAAGTAGGTAGTATACAACCAGATCCTAAAAAGCCACCACAAAATGTTCCAAATATCTATGTACTTAATAAAGAAGGATATGAACAAGAAATTGAATGGGCTATTTTAAAGATGTTAGAAGTATATAATGTAGATTCATTTGGAGAATTAACAGGTAAAGATGTGAAATAAATTAAATCGAGATAGAAAGGATGCTGATGATACATATGATTGAATAAATAAAAAAAGAGAATATACATATATAACTATTAACCAGTATCACAAAAAGGAGTGATGCAATTATGAATTTTAAATCAAAGGAGAACATTAAATATGACAGAGACAGAAAACAGAAAAAACCATGAATACAGCTATAACAAATATTATATTATGCCAAGTAGAGAAGAATTACATAGAGGATATAGTGGTTGGCTAAACGATGCGGATTTCATTATGTCAAGAGGAAATAATCAAAAACAATCCAGAATTGTAGAAAAAATTGCATCCGATTGGCGATTCGATGAACAATGTCATAAAAATATTCTTAGTAAAGAAAGAGAGAAAAACAATGACTGAAAGAAATTTTGATAACAATAATGAAAATTGTATTGAGTTTTTATCTGGTGAACGATATGCCGTTGCAACTTTTACAAACAGGAAACATATCACTCGTTTAAAGAAAATCTATGCTGAAAGAAAAGATGAGATTAAATACTTTAGAGAAAATAAAGATGGTAGTATTTGTGTGAAATTTCCTCTTAAATGGGTTAAGATAAATCCTGGTTCTATACCTGATCCAAATAAACCCAAAAAAGTATTAACAGAAGAACAAAAGGAAAAATTGATACAGAATTTGCAAAAATATCGTGAGTCTAAAAAGAAATAGTATATACCTCTACTCTCTTATGTCCAGTTTATCGTAAAATTATAAAGAAATGATAGTCAAATTTCAATTCTACGGTATCTATGGTTAAGTTGTTCTACCTACAACTTAAAATCGAAATTTACCCAAAATTTATCAATATATATTGAGAATAATTAAATAAGGAAAATATGATGAGAAAAATTGATTACAAATATTTCTCAAAAGCCAAGCAGATTGCACAGGTGTCTGATTTTCCAAAGGTACATATTGGATGTATCGCTGTTTATCAGAATCGCATTATCGGAATTGGTTGTAATACAAATAAAACCCACCCAACCCAGAAGTATTATAACCGATATAGAATAGATGACAACGATTTTGATAATTCTGAATCACTTCTACCAAAACTCCACGCAGAAATAAATTGTATAAATCAACTGAAACATTTGAATATTAATTTTTCAAAAGTCAAGTTGTACATATATCGCACTAGAAAAGATATTGTGTGTGGAATGGCTAGACCTTGTGCAAGCTGTATGCAAGCGATAAAAGATCTTGGAATTAGAGAAATATATTATACAACAAATGATGGTTATTCATATGAAAAGTTAGAGAAAGGATGTGTTGCTTAATGGTGTGCGCAGGTTGCCACATGAGCTATTGTCCATCAACGTGTCCTAACTATATTCCTGAGAACGCAACCCACTACTGCTCTATTTGCGGTAATGGAATTTATAACGGTGAAGAATATATAAGGAACGATGATGGCGATTATGCTCATTGGGAATGTATTGACGGAAAGAAAGATTTAGCTGAATGGCTAAATTATGAAATTGGAATTATGGAGGAAAGATAAATGATTGATTTAACAACAGGTGTATATATCCCAAGTGTGGACGCAAAAGATATTTATCTTTCCGCACATTATTATGATTACGAAAATCACGACTACGATTTAAAACTTAAAGATGGTAATTATAATTTAAGAAAATTTGTTAATACTCTTGATTACAGTTTGGACTTAATTGAGTTACTAGATATTTATCATAAAAAATATCGCAAGAATGATTTTTTATTTACTGTAAAAAAACACAAGTATACTACAAACGTTATTAATCTTACATTCAAATACTCTGTAAAAGAATGGAATCAGATGAACAAGAATACATTTGTAAAGTTTGGTTATAATTATAGAGATTTGACGTTTGATGATTGCATTGCCAAAAATAAGACAGGGGAAATTGTTGGTATTCAAATAAATTCAAAAGTAAAAAATAAATTAGAAATTCCATCTCCGTTTGTCGTGAAAAAAGTTGAAATCAAAGATAAGAAAGATAAATCAATTGTAAAAGAAGTTCAGTTACAATATCAGAAAAAAGGTGAACCTAAGACTTTAAAAACAAATGCTCAGTTAAGAAATGAATTATATAAAAATGGTTTTACTTGTAATGGATCTAAATATTGTAGAATGAAACGGTCTACTGGATCAGCTAGAGTTGGAAAATGCCTTTTTATTAATAAATCATTATTTAAGCCATTACTAAATTTTAGTTCTGGTGCAATTCGTTTGAATCCTGGTGATGAAATAGATCTTGCTGCATACGAGGGATACATTGCTCTTCCATCAAGTAGCATTATTGATACTCTACCAATTAAACCAGAGAATATTTTATTAATTGATGATTATGATAGCGTATTCAATGAAGATGTAATTGAAACTCACGATGAAAACAACTGGTTAAAAACAACTGAAAAGAATTGTACTATTACAAATACAATATGGGATGGACAATCATTAATGGATATATCTTTGTTTGGAGATTATTCAGAATATGGAATGGTGCTTCTCAGAAACTTAATGTTTAAGTCATGTTGTTTTAATTGTAATATTCAACAATGGTTTAAGGATAATAATATTACAGATATATCACAATTAAATGGGAAAACAAGAGCTACTAAAATTGAAGATGTGAAATTAATCACTACACCAAATAGTATTAAATATTTAAAATTTAGTACATGGGATGAATGGCTGGATAATTTATATCCTAATTTTGGAGTTGTAAAACATGACAAGAAGACTCACTTTTTTGAAGGTAGACTTGTTCAAACTCATTACCAGCTTTTGAATACATTACAAATGTCAAAAGATGAAGTTAATGAATTTTTATCAGAAGCTTTAGACTTTGCACAATTATTGCGCAACAATCCAGAGGTTGTACGATATTATATTAAGTATCCTGATATTGATGAGTTAGATCCATTATCACAACCTATGAACAGTAAAAACGATGTTGTATATAATTTGATGAGTATTAATGATAACTTCACAAAGACTAAATATTATAAAGATTTTTTAATTGATTTACTCAGGTCATATTATAAGAATCTAAAAAATGGACATGTTTATGTAAATGGAAACTATTCTACTTTGCTAGGAAATCCAATTGAAATGTTACAACAATCAATTGGTAAATTCGATGGTAAAAGTCAAATTGGAATTGGTAATATACATAGTATACGATTTGATTATAACAAAACATTATTGGCAAGTCGTAGTCCTCATGTAACAATTGGTAATATTTGGCTTCCATATAATACAGAGAATAAACTGATAGATTGCTATTTTAATCTCACACCAGAAATTATATGTCTTAATTCAATCGGAGAAAACGTTTTGCAAAGATTATCAGGCGCAGATTTTGATAGTGATACCGTATTATTAACAGATAATGAAATATTGATTCGTGCAGCAAAAAGAAATTATCATTTGTTTAAGACTCCTACTTCTTTTGTATCAGCTCGAAAAGTTAAAAGATATTATACTCCTGAACAACAAGCGGATCTTGATATTAAAACATCGGTAAATAAGATTGGAGAAATTATTAATCTGTCACAAGAATTAAACTCTTTATTATGGGATAGAATGTATCACGGAGAAACTTATGATGATATTAAAGAACTATATTATGATATTTGTCAATTGGATGTAATGTCTGGTATTGAAATTGATAAGGCAAAAAAAGAATTTGATGTTAATAATGTTAAAGAACTTGATAAATTAAGGAAAAAATACGCACACATTCTTGAACATGTCGAAAAAGACGAAGAAGGAAATGATATTAAAAAGAAGAAAGTACCACATTTCTTCTCTCATATATCAAAACAAAAAGGATTTTATAATCCAGAGAAAAAATATTATTGTAAGTATCATACGACTATGGATTATTTACAAACAATAGTAAATGGATTTAGGATCAAAAATCCATATAAAAAAGATTGGTTGACATTTGTATCTTTATTGGATAACAAAAAATATTATAGTTCCCATGTGAATAATACTCAAATAAATAAAATTTGTACATTATTAAAAAAGTATATAAATGATAGGAAATTAATATATTCATCCGATTCCGATTCCAAAGAAGATAAAAACGAAAAAGATTTAAAGTTAAAGAAAGATTTAATTTCAGATATTGAATCTGAAACAATTGGATTTTCTACAATGTATAGATTGTTATCTTCAATTGAAGATAAAGAAAATGCACAAATAAAAAATTTATTATTAGAAATATTATTTTTGTGTGGAAATGAAAGTTTCAATAAAGCAATTATTCAATCATCTTCCGAAATAAAACAATTAGAAATAGACGGAAATGATTTAAAAATGTTCAATATTGGCTTTAAAATTACAAAAAAACGGGTAAATTCGCAAATAAGTGGGTGATTTCGTCCTAAATTTAGGACGAAATTTAAGTTACTATGGAGAGGGTAGTTTTCAAATTATTATTTTAACGATTACTACCCTACTCTATCTTGTGTAACTTATCTTAATCTGAAACAGAGGAGGAATTTAACATACAAGAAAATTATACATATATTTCTCAAAAGGAAATTTCACATGAAATCGAAAAAAGATTGGGTTGTTCTGCACATGATGTATTTAAAATATTAGATACATTAAGTGATGTGGTAAAGGATAAAATTAGTGATACGGATAATGCAGAAATAAAAATATTTCCTGGACTAAAAGTAACTTCTAAGTGTGTACCATCAGAAAAATATAATTCTAATTTAAAAAATGTAAATATACCATCTAACCATGTTTTAAAATTATCTGTATATTTTACACATGATTATAAAAGAAAAATAAGAGAAACATATAAAACTCATTAATTGGTATATAATCGGCGGTTGCACTGATTCTTCCCTTTTCGCTACAGTGCTTCCGTTGATTAAAAATATAACAATGCGGATTAGAGAAGTAGTTAACTCGCTTGGCTCATAACCAAGAGAACATTGGTGCAAATCCAATATCCGCTATTTGATGCGTTTTATGACGCATCATAAATTTTACAATGTTATTGTTACGATTATGTGGCTTGACACAGATAGTATATCGTGAGGTATATAAAGATAGATTTACACCCTATCGCTATAGAAATATAGTCAATTCAAGCAAAACTGACATACCAGTAACTCAAAAGGTTGCGTTTCGCAATTGAGTCTATGCGGAAATAGTATGTATTATAAGGAGCGATAAAGTGATTTAGGGGCGACCGCTGAGAATTACTTTTTGACCGCAAATCAGATAGCTCATGCAAACTTATATGCATATAATGGTGAATCAGGAGGATAAATAGTGCGAGAAATTATTAATCGAGTGCATTATCCATTTATATGAGTATATTACTTATATGAACGTTTAGTAGGGATTATAACTGAAAGACATGAAGGTGTGATGTATTTTTGTTCTCAAAAGGAATGAAAGCGTCTGGTGTAGCACATCTTCTGTAACTTGGACTTAAACTTGTTGTAAAGTAGAATAATATTATCGGGAATGGTGGAATGCCGTTTACGTTTAAAAGGTAAAAGAATATTTATATACTTAGATATTACATACAAAGCGAAAGTCTACACCTCTACATGGTGAAAACAACCTAATTCCATAGTACTTATAAGAGTATAATATGGACATTAATAAGTCTCGCAAGACTTTGAGATGTTTGATCGAGTTTGCACAGTTCTCTTAGCGGAGATTTATAGCACGGCGGTGTTAATGGAATAATAAAATCAGAGTAGTCATGTAGTAAAAGAGAAATGCCACTCTTTCAAAAAGGCGGTTGTGGAAGTTTACTATATATGCGTAAGGTATATAGTGGATACGGAAAGAACTCATAATGTTCTAAAAGAACTTCTGTATAAATGTGTAATCTCAGCATTTATAATAATAATGATATATAGCTCAATTGGTTAGAGCGATTGTTTCCGTATGGATTTGGTAGATTTAGGTTCAAAGCCTAATATATCAATTAAGCCAGGAATAATCAAACTCTCTTAAAATACTGGCGATAGGGGACGTTGTGAGATGTCCCCTTAAATGAGTTAGAAAGTAGGTAAATTATGTATGTAGAAAAAGATGAAATACCTTATATGCATGATAATGAAAATAAAATCAAAGATAAAATTTTGACAATTCTCTCACATGAAGAATTCACTTTAGCTACAACAAAACATCTTTTTGATAGAATTATTCAAGAAATTAATGAGAATAATAAAATTAATTTATAAATTTTCAGATTGTTCTTTTCTTCTTTGATCATTAAGTTCAGAAATTTCGTTGAATGCTTCTGTATATGCTTCCATATACTTTTTAATGAATGTTTTTACTTGAAGCGGTTGAGAACTAACAGAAGCACTTCTTTTAGCTACATAATCAGCTAATTCTTTAATTTGATTAAGATCTAAAGTTGTATCTCTCATTTGTATACCTCCAATGTATTTTTCTTACAATTATACAACTTATGATGCGATTATTCAATATTTGATTATAAAAATCCAACAATGAGTGTCGATTATTACGTTATTCGACTAATAAAATACGTATTAATAGTATGTTTGATATATCATAAAAATACATCACCGCTACTACTCATGGCGGTTGGATAAAATTAGTACAGGTGGCAGAGTCAGGTTTAATGCGGATGCCTTGAAAGCATTTGATGGATAAAACCATCCGTGGGTTCAAATCCTACCCTGTACGTTACTCTCCTACTTGGAGAAATAAATGAAAAGGACGTGAATTGTTATAAAAGCAATTAGTAAAAAAGAAATGGAATTCCTTATGAAGAAAGGTTTTAAGTTCCATAAAGACATTTTTAAGACATATAGTGGTAAGAATAAATACTACTATAGAGAATGTAATGCTATTAATAAGGCATTAGATGATTACCATAATGGATTAAATGTTGTGGAATATAAATGACAGAAAAGAAAGACAAAATATATAGGAAAGGTGGTAAGTTACCATCGGAAAGAAAAAGCATGAAGTAAACATTGAAATTATAGGTGGCAATGCGGAAGGAGTTACTGGTAGCTGTACTAGAATAAAAACTTCTAATAATTGTTATCTTTTTGAATGTGGGATGATTCAAGGTGAACACACTGTATTAGAAAATTATAAAGCTAATATGAAATATATTCAAAAAATACGTCCACAAGAATTACAATATATTATTATCGGACATGTTCATCAAGATCATATAGGGATGATTCCGACATTATATGCTCGTGGGAAATGTAATGCGAAAATTATTGTTCCAAAAGGATCTATTTCTATTTTAAAAGAAATGTGGCTTGATAGTAGTTTTATAAATTGTCGTGATGTTGAAGTCATAAATTTGAAAAATGATAGAAATTATGAACCATTTTATACAGAAGATGTGGTATATAAAACCCTTGAGTATATTGAAGAAATTGATTCTGATAAAATAGTTTCTTTATCTGATGAATTAGCCATTCGATATACAGATGCAGGTCATATATTGTTATCAAAACAATGTGAAGTGTATATAAATGGTGGTTCTCGTACAAGAAAAATATTATTTTCTAGTGACTTAGGAAATATTTCTACACAAGACACAAGAGTTTTTGTTGAAAATTTTAAACCTGTTACATCGGCAAATATTGCAATTATGGAATGTACATATGCAAGTAAAGAAAGACAATGTACAAAAGAAACATATAAAAAAGATGTCACAAAAATAAAATCAGTTGTTGAACAATATTGTATTGATAATAATAGTCGTGTTTTAATTCCATCATTTTCTCTTGATAGAACACCATATATCTTGTGGATTTTATACTCATTATTTGGCAAAGATGAAAATTTTAAAATACCAATTCTAATTGACAGTCCGTTAGCCAATAGACTTTTAGATTGTTATTCTTCTATTTTAGATGGAGAGAAAAAAGAATTATTTGATGAAATAATGTCATGGAATAATATTAAAAGAGTTATTCAACCAGAATCCAGTAAAGCTGCTATTGCAGATAAAGGCGCAAAAATTATTTTAAGTAGTTCTGGAATGTTAACAGCAGGACGGTCTGTAAAATGGACACAAAGTATTTTACCAAATGAAAATGACTGTATATTATTTATGGGTTACTCAGGCGAAAATACGTTAGCTTGGAAGATAAAATATGGGAAAGACCATAAAACAATTAATATTAATGGTAAACCTTATAAAAACAAAGCACAAATTTACGATTTGAAATCGTTCTCAAGTCATATGCAAAGAAATGAGATGCTAAATTATTACAAATCTATTAATTGCGAGAAGATTTATTTAGTTCATAGTGATTCAAATAAAATAGAATTTAAACATGACTTAGAAAATGCAATTGCAGATTGCTTAAAATCTACAAAAGTTGTTGCCGTTAATAGCGGAACAAAAATTTCATTATAAAAATATTATGAAAATCGAGGTGTCTATTATTAAAACAAAACCTATTTTCAATAGTTTTCTTGCAAAGCAATTATTACATTGTGGAAATCCAATAGTTGATTTGCAGAAAAATCATAAATTAAGAAATGCAACAGTTTTCTTCTTTGAAGAAACGGAAAAGTTTATACAAGATTTAAAAAATTTGACTGCTGAGTAATCGGCAGTCTTTTTATATTCACTAATAATACAATGAAAGGACAAGGTGATGATTATGGCAAAAGAATACGTACCTCTAGTACCATATTTATATAATGTTGGAGATGTTGTAAATGGATTGGAAATAATCAATCAGACATATGCTTTGGATACTCATGGATGGAAAAGTAAAGCGTATTATGTAAAATGCACAAAATGTGGATACGAATATGACACACCAAAAAGAGAAGGAAATTTAAAAAAATATGGATGTATTGTATGTACTGGAAAGAAAGTTGTTCCAGGAATAAATGATATAGCTACTACTGCTCCTTGGATGGTAAAATATTTTGAAAATCCAGAAGACGCGACAAAATATACATATAGTAGTAATAAAAAAATAAATATGATATGTCCTTATTGTGGAAAAGATAAGAAAAAACTTACTCCAAATACATTATATCGAAAAGGATTTGGTTGTGCTTATTGTGGGGATGGTATTTCATATCCTGAAAAATTTATTAGAAATTTATTAGATGAATTAAATATAGACTATATTTTTCAGTTAAGTAAGAAAGATTTCAATTGGTGCGAAAATTATAGATATGATTTTTATATTCCATCTAAAAATATAATAATTGAAACGCATGGGAGACAACACTATGAAGATGCATTTTCGTCAAATTTTATTGAACAAGAAAGAATTGATTTAATAAAAAAAGAATCTGCATTAAATAATGGAATTAAACAATATATTCAATTAGATTGTAGAGAATCTAATAAACAATGGATTATTGATTCTATTATTAATTCTAATTTAGACGAAATATTAGAATTTAATTATAAAGATATTGATTGGAATAAAATTGAATATAATTCATTAAATTCAATATTGCTTGAATCATGTATACTTTGGGAACAAAATGAACGATTGACAACATATGATATTGGTAAAATGCTTCATATCAATGGGGACACTATACATAAATATTTAATTAAAGGATCAGAAATCGGAATTTGTAATTATAGCTCAGAATTAGGAAAATACAGAAGAGGATTAAAATCTGCAAAAAATATATCAATGGTATGTTCAAAAAAAATTTTTTACGATAATAAAATATATGACAGTATATCATCTTTTGTAAATTCAATAAATAAAAGTCATTCCGTAGTTGGAAGATGGATAGGTGGAAATGTGTTACCAAGAAATCATAATGATAGAAAATTTTTATCAGCACATTATGCGACAAATAATGAATTAGAAAAATATTCAAATTATAGTGCGTAAATATAAAATAGAAAGAGGGTTATTATTATAGAAGTTTTAGATATTGCTTTACCTCAAAATTTAGAAAATATGTCATTACCATCACCAGAACTGGTAAATTATTATAGATTAGCTGAAAATAGAATTTTTTATATTGATTATGAAATTGATGAATCAGTATTAGAAGTTCAAAAAGCAATCATTTATTATAATATTATTGATAAAGATATTCCTGTTTCTGAAAGAAAACCAATTATTATTCTTTTAGATACTCCTGGTGGATTACTTGTAGAAACATTTTCATTGGCTCAAACAATGGTAATGTCAAAAACAAAAGTGATTACAGTAAATATTGGTACTGCTTATTCTGGCGGTGCATTACTTTTACTTGCAGGACACGAAAAATATACTCTAAAATATTCAAAAGCTATGATTCATTCTGGAAGTACATCTGGTGGAGGCGGCACATTTGAGCAAAATGAGGCGGCACAAAAGATTTATAAACAACAGATTGATGATATGGCAGAGTTCATCTTAGAAAGATCAACTATTGACGCTAAAGTTTTTAAGAGAAATAAAGCAAAAGATTGGTATTTTAGTTCAGAAGAACAAGTAAAATATGGACTTGCAGATAGAATTATTAAAAGTTTAGACGAAATTATCTAGGAAGAGTGGTTATCACTACTATTCTATTTTTATGCAAATATATAGATTCAAGGAGAAGAAAACATGATCAAGATTAACGAAATTAAAAGTAAAACCACCCCACGTAAGAAGAATATTCAGCTTAAAAATATTTCATTACATGACCTAAATCTTATTGATACAGATACAGGTGAAAACATTACTCAAGAAGTCATTGATGCCTTACCAGAAGGAATAGAAACAATTGACTTCAATATTAGTGTAGAACTTCCAGAAGAATAATAAGTTGGGTGGTGGATGATATAAAGTCATATAAAAGATTAGACGGAGAAACACCAGAAGAATTAATTTATAGAGTATGTGCCGATAAGGATTCTATTGGATCTTGGAATGATGTTGCTTTAATTTTAAATACATTATTAAATCAAGATTATGGTGAATCTACATACCGTAAAAAATTTCAATCATTTAATAAAATGTTAGATGCAAATAGAAAGAAATTTTCAGATTCAAGTAAACAGTTAGATGAATTGGATAAGAAAATTAAAGAATACCGTCAAGAACAGATTAAACTTCAAACTCTTAATATTGAAAGAAATCGTTTAGATAGAAGTGAATCTCGACAAGAGTTGTACTATCAGTATGTTGGAAATGTTATTAATACATTACCATTACCAGAATTTGAAGATATTGTAAGTTATGAAGACAATAATTCTCGTGAATATATTCTAAATCTCAGTGACTTGCATTACGGTGCTTCATTCGTAAGCGAAAATAATATTTATTCACCAGAAATCACAAGAGAAAGGTTATTCTATCTTACATCTTATATGATTGATTTTATCAAATCACACAAGCTACATAAATTACATGTTTTATGTACAGGTGATGTATTGCAAGGACTTATTCATTTAACTGATCTAAAAATCAACGATAGTACAGTCGTAAAATCATGTGTGGAAATTTGTAGATTGATTGCACAAATGTTAAATACATTATCCGCTTATGTACAGATTGAATATTATCATACCCCATCAGCTAATCATACACAGATACGTGCATTAGGTGCGAAAGCAAATGAGTTAATGGATGAAGATATGGAATATCTGATTGGAAATTATATTAAAGATTTATGTGCCAATAACAATCGTATTATTGTTCATCTTGCAGAAGAAGGAAAACAATATGTAGCATTTAGTATCAATGGGTATAATATTGTTGCCATGCATGGACACCAGATTAAAAACATTGAATCAGCAATTAAAGATATTTCTATGATGCGTAGAGAATTTGTAGATATTTTAATTTTAGGACATTTTCACGCAGGAAAACAAATAACTGTTGGTGAAGGATGTTGTGCAGATTGTGAAGTGCTAATTAATCCATCATTCATAGGAAGTGATCCATATTCTGATTCACTAATGAAAGGTAGCAAGGCTGCTGTGAATATATATGGTATACACGAAATTTACGGACATGATGAAACATACAAAGTAATTTTAAATTAGTATTGAACTAGATTATTTTCTAGTATAGACCAATTTATAATTGGATTAATTGACAAGGAGAGTACACCGCTACTCTCCTATTTTAGTATAAATATATAGAAGAAAGAGGTTTTTATAAATGACAAAAATTGAATTTGTAGATGCAGTTGCAAAAGAAACAGAATGGAAAAAGAAAGATGCTGAGGAAGCTATTAATGCTGTGGTTAAAGTAATCACCAATGCTTTAGTAGCAGGTGAGAAACTTTCTATTGTTGGATTTGGAACATTTGAAGTTGCTGAAAGAGCTGAAAGACAGGCTAGGAATCCACAGACTGGGACTGCAATTATGGTTCCAGCATGTAAAGTCCCTAAATTTAAACCAGCAAAGGCACTTAAAGAACTTATTAATGCGTAATAAGAGGGTTAATTATATGAATAAAATTCCAACTATTTGTTTTGAAGATATTTATGAATTCTGTGAATTTATGGATTCTGAATTTAATAGACGATATTATGCATCTAAACAAGATGAATCTGTAGATATTTCAATCTTTGCAAAATATGACAATGCAAGAAAAATCATTAATCTTCTTACTGACTATGATTATGAGCTTTCTAATATAAATTTTCATGATCCTGAGACTGACGGATATGAAGATGAATTTTTAATTACGTTATGCGCAAGAATTAGTAATCATGATACGCCTGAAATCTGGGTTGAACCTGCTAAACGAAAAGACGGTTATCTTCTGAATGAAGCAGATGCAACTTATATTCTTGACGAATGTAGTAGCGCACTTTTACCAAAAGTAGAAACTGATAAGACTTACTTTGTTGAGTTAAAAGAAAATGTTTACGATGAATATGATGATTTTGCAGATGACTTAGAATTAGGAAATTGTTACGATTGCTGTTGTCATCATGATTGCGTAGATTGTGATATGGATGATGAAGAATATGTAAATGTGACTCTTCCTAAAGAAGATATTGAAACTTTACATATGCTTTGTCGTATTTTCAAAGTGTAATCTATCTTTATAATAGACATAGATCTCCTTTTAGAGTGTGTAGGTGTCATAGCTTACGCACTCTTTTTATATCCATTGGATTGTTTTTGTTCAATGAAGAATTAATTATTGGGTGGCAAACCCAAATTGCTCAATGTTAGTGTCATAGCTGATGTTGGGATTTAATGTCATTAACGGAACTCAAATATAGGGTATGTTCCTATTACGTTAATGTCGGAGAGCCTGGTGGATAATTACCACCCTCTCTCCTTTTATTGTATATAAAAAATACTTTAGAAGGAGGAATTAAAAATGGCAATTGTAAATGAATACACAGAAGTTAGATTAGATAATTCTACAACTTCTTATTATGAATCTTTAGGTTACAAAATACCACGAAGCAAAGATAAAGATGGAAGATTACGAGTTCCTAGAGGAACAACAATTAAGATTAAAACTTCTGATTTGCTTCCTTCATCAAATCAATATATAGATGTAGAATGTGATTGTTGCCATAAAAAGAGAAAACTTCAATATCATAAATATAATCAAAATATACAACGTAATCATGGATTGTATATATGTGATCATGATACAAAACATAAAGATTTTAAAAATGGTATATCTTTTGAATCAGTAATTAATTCTATTAAATCTTTTTATTCTAATAATGATAGATTCCCTAAATATAACGAATACACAACTGAAAATGGTTTTAATTGTTCTTATAGTAAAATAATAAGTCTTTGTAAGCAAAATAATACGACTTTGCAAGACGAATTATCTAAAATTGATTGTACGAAATCTATCGCAAACGAAAAATATTATGAGCAATATATTGAAAAATTCAAAAAATATATAATTAATCACGATAGTATAGATTTATATTCATTATCAAGAACACAAGAATATAAAAATACAGGCTTACCAAATATTCGTTGGTTCATTAATCACTGCCCTGATAAAACTGTCAAAAGTAATGATGACTTGAAAAGATGGATGGGATTATATACTCGAGTTATGACAAAAGAAGAATGTAAGGATATTATTTTAAATATGTCAAAATGTTATGACAGACCACTTATGTATGATGACTTTAGAGGTAGTGGATATGGAAAAGTAACTGTAGGGCAAATTAATAAATATTGGGGTAGTTTAAATAAAATGAAGAAAGATCTAGGATTAGAAATTAACATTGAATCTATGATTGATCGTCAAATATCTTCAAAAGAAGAATTAGACAATATGATTTTAGATATATGTAATTTTGTAAAATCTGAAAATCGAAATTTTATTACCACTAGAGAAATAAATGAGCATCCAGAATGGGTAAATATTACTTCATTACATAAATCATGCAAGAAATTCTATGGAGTAAAGTTACAAGATTTATTATTAAGATATGATATTACTCTTGGAAAACAAGGTGTTGGTATTACATTTGATTTTGATGATGGTGAACATATAACAAGTCAGTTTGAGTATATGTTTTCAAAACATTTACGAGACAACGGTCTTGTATATAACAAAGACTATAAAAGAGATGTTAAATATTCAACATTTATTTCAGAATATACTGGTAATATGAATTGTGACTATGTTATAGAAATCAATAATAAAATCATTTATATTGAAATTGCAGGAATATTAGCAGAATATAAAACATGGTTTTATGACAATAAACAAATAAATAAAAAATCAAAAGAAAATTATCGTTTAAAATTACAAACAAAAGAAGAAATGTTAAAATCGCATAATCTAATTTATTTTATACTCTTTCCATGTGATTTAACAAAAAGTAATTTTGAACAAATATTAAATGATAGTTCTCTTGAATTAAAGAAAGAAATTGAGAATTTTAATCAAAACAATATAGATTGGGTTAAAATCAGAGAAGTTGGTGAATTAGATTATTCAAAGCCATTTCTTAGAGATACAAAACCTAAAAAGAAAGAAGTTGCTTAATAAATAGTGACTTCTTTTATTATGTAAAAAATTAGAAAGGAAGTGATTGAGATTGTCTAAAAGAGGACGAATTTATAATAGTTTTTATACAGATGAATTATGGGAGCAAGTAAATAAATCTAATAAACGGATTCTTGATGACTTCCTTGCAGAATATAAACAAAGAAAAATGAGTAAGGGGACAATTGCAGGTTATCATAATGACTTGCGCATTATCATGATCTATATACTGAAAGAATTGGACAACAGATGTATTTTAGAGTTAAAGAAAAAGGATTTTCGTGGTCTAAGTTTATATTTTACAGAAGAATGTAATATGTCTGCGGCTAGGACTAATAGATTAAAAAGTTCAGTAAATAGTATGTTGACATTTTGTGAAGAAGATGATGATTACGATTATGAAATTAATTTTGCAAAGAAAGTAAGAGGTATTCCAAAAACAAGAGTTAAGGATGACGATGATGACTTTTTCTTTACTTATGATGAATTTATTAAAGTACGTAATATTTTAGTTGAAAAAGAAAAATGGCAATTAGCAGTTCTTTGGAGTTTAGGATTTGATTCTGCTGGACGAAAAAATGAATTGTTCCAAGTTCAAAAATATGGACTACTTGAAGGAAACAAGACAAATATTGTAATAGGTAAAAGAGGTAAAAAGTTCCCATTAGTATATTTAGATGATACAAAGGAACTTATTGGTAAATATTTAGAATGGCGTGGTGATGACGATATTGATTCATTATGGATAAAGGGTACTGGTGAGAATAAGGAAGCCATAACTGATCCAGATGTTTTATATAATCGTATTGTTTCAATATCAAAAATTCTATCTGATGTTAGAGGTGAAGAATGTAATATATTTACTCACACCATGAGACATAGTAGAGTAGAATGTTTATTACAAGGTGAAGATGATAGACTCAAAAATTCAGATGGAACAAATAGAAAATATACGCTTGATGAAGTAAAGGTATTATGTCATCATAGCGATATTTCTACCACTTCTTCTTATGCGAAAAATCATGACATGGATACAATTAACGATATGTTTGGATTTTCATGATTCATAAAGCCCGTAGTGTAGACCAAACACACCTATATGGAAACAAGCGCACGACATCGGACTGTCAAACCGCTTCGGGCAAATACCTATCTTTCTATATATTTTTCTTGTTTCATATTTACTCTTCAAAGAGACATAATTTTTTCATATGATCTCTTCTCCTGAAAGGGCAGCTTACTACTGCCCTATCTTAAAGTAAGCCTTTACAATATTTTCCAATTGTGATAATGTAAAAATATCAAAAATTGGAGGTGTTGTATATGGAGTTCAACAGAAAGACACAAACTGTCAAATCATTTACACGAGATATGAAAAATGGGAAATACAATATGTTTCATAAACTACAGCGAAAAGAAGGACAATGGAAAAATTATGAGCAGAGCTTATTAATCGACTCAATGCTTCGCAATTATCCTGTTGATCCTATTCGTTCAGAAGAGAAAGAAGATAAAATCAGATATGTATTTGACGGAGTTCAGCGCAGCACAACTATCAGAGATTTTTTAGCTGATGGATTCAAATTAAGTCAAAAGCTGAAACCAGTAGCAATCGAAGGCACTGTATATAACATTGCAGGTAAGAAATTCTCACAATTGGATGAAGTTGTCCAGGATAAAATCAATGACTATGAAATGATACAATATATCTTTTCTGATTGTACAGATGAAGATATTCGTGAAATGTTCCGTAGACAGAATGGTGGAAAACCATTATCCAATACTCAGAAAAGAAAATCATTAGAGAGTGATGAAGTTAGTGCAATTATCTTTGATGTTGCAAATCATCCATTCTTTGCAAAAGTGTTATCGCCAACACAGTTGAAGAAAGATGTTGCGAATGATATTGTGCGCCAGACACTTATGCTGATTAATACTACAGATGATAATGATTTTACATCATTTAGAGCAAAAGATATTGATGTATTTGTAGGATGGTACAATGAGCATGTTGATGAAAAAGATATTATCATATTGAAATCTGCTCTGGCATTCTTGGATGAAAAATTTGAAGAAAAACTTAATCTCAAGTCAACTTCTCTTCCGATGATGTTATATGCTGCATATACATGTGTGAAGAATGAAAAGGACTTTGATGAATTTGTAAATATTGTGCAGGCATTTGTAGATAGCTATGGTGATAATATGGACTATGTTCAGTATTGTACAAGTGGCACATCTTCTGTTCAGTCTGTTCAAGGAAGATTCAACTACTGGAAGAATCTTTGCAAAGGATTATAGCATATAATATTGCTGAATCAAATAAGAAAGCATGGATTTATTCGATGTTATGCTGAAATAATATAAATTTAATTTATATTCAGGTAATTCCATACCTGTATAGTGAGGTAATTACACTCACTAAATATTGTAGAATGAAATACGATAATGGAAATAGAAACTTAATATTGAAATTTATGAGAAGTCGCCTTATTGGTGGCTTCTTTTTGTATACGAAAAAATGGAGGTGTCACAGTGGCAGCTAATTTATTAAAAGTTGGTAACGATCCAAACTCAGCAATCAAAACATTTTGTGTAGATACTATTGAAGAAATTGCAAAACTTCCTACTATGGAACATGGTGCAACAAGTGATTTAGCAAATATTCCTGGTCTTGAATCTCCTGCTCCAATGGGAAGTCAAGCTATTGTAGGAAATGAATCAGGTGCAGTGAAAATCTATATGCTGTTTTCATTTGGTTGGAAAGATACAGGCACAGAATAATGGACGTATTATCTTACATTATTGCCAGTAGACTTCTTTCCTATTCTGGTGGAAATGGATCAAATATTAAACTAGATGAAAATGGAAATATTATTACAGATGAAGATGTGACATTATATGTAGATTTTCCTACCGCAAGTTTGATGACTGATGGAGATATATTCTCAGTTGCAAATAGTTATTTAATCGCAAAAATTATTGGTGATGTTGCTGAGTCAAATAAGAAAGCATGGATTTATTCGATGTTGTAAAAGAGTCATTCACGATGATGTGGGTGGCTCTTTTATTATACAATTTTGTTGTTTCGTATAGAGTGATTATTTCACTCTGCGATTATATTTAAAGGTTTCCTTCATAAATGTAGAACAACTGTTATTCCACCCCCTAAACCCAAATAGTCGCTCTATACGAGACAATAAAATATTTGAAAATGTAATTGAAACATGTAAACCGCAGTTTCGCTGAAACTACGGTTTCGACTCCACTTTGCTTGATGCAAAGCGGTGTCGGAGATATAGATACTATAAATATACTAAACTCAAGCAAAGGAGAAATACTACAATGAAAACACTAAACAAAAAAACTTTTACTCTTAATGGAACTGAATGGGAATTACTAAATAACATAACTGGTGAATTACCTCTTGAAAGTGATGAAAAATTATTAGAACGAGTAATTAAAGTTTATGAATTTTATGAAGATGATTCAAAAGAACCAAATGATTCTTTCTTTGGAACAGAAAATACTTTTGTAAGAGATTTTAGAGGTAATGGAAAATTATTCCGTATGTTATTAACCCCTCAAGAAATTGCGTTATTAACATTTTTGACTGATTACATAAGTTATAACGATTGTATTTTGAGAACCAATGGAAATAGAAAAGGAAACATTCTATCTGTTGAAGATTTGGCGAAAGAATATGGTATGAATTATGATGCTTTTCGTAAATTAATGACGAAGTTAAGAAAAAAACAAATTATAGATTATCATGATAAAAATACTCTTTCGACTACAGTTGGAATTATACAACAACGATGTATTACATTTAATCCTTATGTAAAGTGTAGAGGAAAGAAAATTGATAATTATGTAATTGAACATTACTCTTCTACTTTATGGGCTAGTGTTAATCGTCAAAAGACTAGTGAATACAGAAAGTCTCGACAATCAAAAGAGAATAAATTAAATGACTGTTAATTAAAGTATATTTTCAGTATAGGTGACTCAACGCCAAATTCTTGAAAATTCAATAACCATAAGGGATTTTAAGATTCACAATTTTCCCAAGATTTTAATATTATGGGAAGATTATACCCCAAAAATAATTTTACTACAAAATGGAGGCATAAAAAATGAGTAAATTATATCCAATTTATAAACCGTCAATTGCACATCAATTATTACAAATGGGATATGTAATCAAAGATGTTAAGCCACAAAAACAAGAAAATGGAACAACTGACTATAGCAGATGCGTGTTTATGTTTGAAGAGAAACAGGGAATTGAATACGCCATTAAAGCTTTGATTAAGAAATGATTTGATACACTATATGATTTATTACTACAGGAGGACTATAAAATGGGAAGAAAAAGAACTCAAGAAGAATATGATTTATTATTGAAAAAAGAAAACCCAACAATAATACGAATTGGTACATATCATAGAATGGATGAAAGACTTGATCATAAATGTTTGGTTTGTGGTCATGAATGGAAAGTATTTCCTAGTTCATTAACTGGCAAAAAACATAGTGGATGTCCTATGTGTAATGGTGGCACAGATATAGTTGTAGTTGGTAAAAATGATATGTGGACGACTAATCCAGAATTGGCAAAATTATTAGCTGACCCTAATGATGGATATAAATATACTCAACGCACAAGTAAAAAAGTTAAATGGAAATGTCCTACTTGTGGAAAAGTTACAAAACCTAAAGCAATATCCAATGTATATGATAACGGATTGTTCTGTAGATCATGTGATGATAATGTATCTTTACCAAATAGAATTATGTATAACCTACTATCTTCTATGGATATTAATTTTGAAAGTGAAGTTGTTTTTGATTGGTGTAAATTTAAAATAAATGATAAAGATAAATATGGTATATATGATTTTTATTTTGAAAATAACGATAAGAAATACATTGTTGAAATGGATGGATATTTTCATAAATATGATAATTATATGAGTGGTCAAAGTGCATCTGATTCTAAAATTATAGATGATGAAAAAGACAGATTAGCATTAGAAAATGATATAGAAGTAATCAGAATTCCTTGTATTCCAAGTACAACAACTGTAATTAAAAATGGAATTATTAATAGTAAGTTATCCAACATTTTTGATTTATCAAATGTTAATTGGAATAAATGTTTTTATCAATCAATTAAAAGCGTCACAAAAGAAGTCTGTACAGATTATAAAAATGGCATAACTATAACTGAATTAGCATCTAAATACCAAAAAGATAAAGGTACAATATCAAAATATTTAGATTACGGTACACAAATTGGTTTATGTAAATATAATCATGATAATAATAAAAGGCATGTTGTATGTTTAAACGATAATAAATATTACGATATGATAAAAGACGCAGGTGATTTTTACAATGTGAGTACAACTTCAATCCAACAATGTTGTCTTGGAAAGGTATTGAATGCTGGAAATGGCATTGATGAAAATGGATTACCGTTAGTATTTGCATATTATGAAGATTACATAAAGTTATCAGATATAGATATTTTAAAGAAAATACAAGATTCTATTATGTTTAAATTTTATGATAAAATGGTTATATGTTTGAATACAAGAACAGTTTTTAAAACGACTATTGATGCACAAAAATGGTGTGGAAGTTCTATAACTGCAAATTTATATGAACCACATAAATATAAATTTTCTGGTAAGCATCCAATTACAAAGGAAAAATTATCATGGATGAAATTAAAAGACTATTATTTAACAAGCACTGCTTCTTCGGAAGTTAGTGCTTAATTTATTTAGAAAGAAAGGTGAGTTTAAACTTTGCCAACAAAAAAAGATGTAAAAAAGAAAAAATGTCCTATTTGTGGGAAAGAAAAATCTATCTCATCAGGATTTTATAAAAGTGCATCTCCGTTATATCAAGAAGATGGATGTGTTCCAATTTGTATTTCTTGTGTTAAAGAAGATGTAACTAATGAAGATGGAAGTATCAATAAACCAAAATTAAAAACTATGCTACAAAGATTAGATAAACCTCTTTATTGGGATGATTTAGAATCCGCATATGCTCAATATCGTAGAGAACATAGTTATTTTACCGATGATGAAGTTGCAAAACATGGAAAAGATATTGTTGGATTGTATTTTAAAAATACAATGCTTAGACAAAATAAAAATAAAAGTTTTGCAGAATCAGAAAAAGACAATTTCATTCACGTAAATGGCAATACTCCACGCCAAGAAATTGATAGAATTGTAAAAAAATATACTGATGCTTCTGCTGATGATATTGATATGGACATGTACAAAGAACGTGCAAATGATAAAGGTGTAAAAACACAGGTAGCAAAAAAAGATGATAACGAAGCAATTTTTCTCGATAAAAATGATTTTGAAGTAACGCAAGATATGGTTGATTTGTTTGGAGAAGGTTATACTCGTTCTGAATATAAAAAGATGGTTAAAAAATATAAAGAAATGAGCCAAACTTATGTTATTCAGACAAGTATCCATAAAGAAGCTCTTGTTACATACGTGCGTTTTAAAGTCAAAGAAGAGATGGCTACTGTAAAAGGTGATGTGGCGGAAGCCTCAAAATGGTACATGGCAGCTCAGAATGCAGCAGAGCAAGGTAAATTGACTGCAAAACAGCTTTCAAAAGAAGATTTACAAGGTGGTATTGTAAACTTTAGTGATATATTTACTGCCGTTGAAGGGGCGAAGGAACGAATTAAAATTTTTCCAGAATTTAAGTATCAACCAAAAGATGCCGCAGATTTTATTATCTGGTGTTATATAAATTATGAACGTAATCTAAACAATATGCCAGAAGTAGAATACAAAGATATTTATAAATTTTATGATAAAAAGAAAAAAGAATATGTCGATACTTATGGAGATCCTTATGGAATATTTACTAATGATACAACTGAAAGTAATCGAGACACTATAGAGAAGTTTATCACTGTTCCAAAAGAGTTTGAAGATGATGAATAGAATGGAGGTGGACAACCAACGATGAATAATAGTTCTTTTAATGTAGATAATTGGGAATATTTCTGTAGTTTTGCACGTTGGTATCCTGACCTCTTTTTAGATATGATAAAGCCACAAAAAGGTGGACTTAATCTACATTTAGATCAACGTATTTATTTAAGAGTTATGATGCGATTTACTTCTTTTTATGGAGTCTTCCCCAGAGGATACGGAAAAACTTTCGATGAAGTTCTTGCTTCTATGCTCGTTTGTATATTTTTTGCGGAAATTTCGATATCCCTTTCGGCTCAAACCAAGGAAAATGCGGCGGAATTACTGAAAGATAAATATAATGAAATTATTCGTTTTTATCCTATGTTAAAAAACGAAATAGAAAAAGCTAATTTTGCAAAAGGTGATGCCTTGATAGTATTTAAGTCTGGTGCAAGATTGGATAATCTGGCTAATGCACAATCAAGTAAGGGACAAAGACGTAAGCGAATGAATATGGAAGAATCCGCTCTTATTGACAATGACACATTCTTGGATGCACTTCTTCCTATTGTTGAAGTTCCTCGTGTGTGTGTTGGTAAATATTCTATTACTGACCCAGAGGAATTAAATCAGCAAATAAATTTCTTTACTACTGCTGGATTCAAAGGTTCTGATGAATACCAACGATCTGTTGATATGTCAAAGGACATGATTAATTTAAGTGGTAAAATTATCTTAGGTTCTAGCTTTTGGCTTCCATGTTGGTATGGAAGAGGTAGTACAAAAAGTCAGATTTTTCAAAAGAAACGTGATATGACAATGGTTTCATTTGCACAGAACTATGAATCTAAATGGGTAGGTGCATCAAATGGAGCATTAGTAAATATTAACAAATTAATGAATTGTCGTTCTCTCCCATCTCCTATTCTTCAATCCAAAAATGAATCTGATGAATATTATTTAGGCGTGGACGTTGCAAGAAGTCAAAATACAAATAATAATCAATCATTTATAGCTGTAGTCAAAGTAAACAGGTCTAAAGACAAATCCAGAATTGTATCTATGGATTTAGTCAATCTTATTAATATTCCCAATATTATGAATTTTACTGCACAAGCATGTGTAGTTAAAAAATATAAACAATTATATAATGCAAAAGCCGTTGTTGTCGATGGAAATGGTTTGGGGGCTGGTTTAATTGATGAATTATTGAAAGAATCATTTGATCCTATTACTAAAATGTCTTTAGGTGTATGGGATACAATCAATGATGACAATGAACCAGAAATTCCTGATATTGCAGAAAAAATATTATATAACTTAAAAGCTCAATCGGTACAAAGTAAAGTTGTAACAAACTTTATTGATGTTGTAGATAGTGGAAAATTTAGAATCCTTGAGCAACGTCAACAGTCTGAATTTAGTGAAAAAGAATATGATGATTTTGATAATTGTGTAGCACCATTCTTACAAACAGATATGCTTTTTGAGGAAATTGCAAACTTGAAATTAAAGCATTTGAATAATGGTGGAGTTACTATTGAAAAAGTTGTAAATAAACTTGATAAGGATAGAACTATGGCTACACTTTATATACTTTGGTATATAAATGAATTTTGTAGAGATTTATATGCTAACAGCGATTACGAATATTGCACCTTAATAAACTGAAAGGAGGCGACACATGCCAGAAGAAGTAAAACGCAAGAGGGGTCGCCCTCCAAAACAAAAACCAATAGAGCAACAGGTTGTAGAATCAAATTCGCAATCTTCAACTGTACAAAATAATAACTATGAATTTAGTAGTTGTGTTACTACAAGTTCTCTGAATTTAGATAGTCTTCTATTTTCATGTGGACTATATAATTATTTTTCAAAGTCTACAATTGACTGTGTAATCAGAGATCCCGTTACTTATCATGATGAAGCCATTCGTTTATCTGATTTAATATATACAAAAAATGGTATTGTATCTAATTCTATAGATTACATGACTGCTCTCCCATGTCTGGATAGAGTGATTACCATAAAAAGTAAACGTAGTGTAAAAAAGATAAAAGAGAATAAAGAAAAAATGTCAGCTACATTGAAAACCATTGATGATAAATTGTTTATTCGTGATGCACTACATACAGAAATGCGTGAAGGCATAGCTTTTTATTATTTTGATATACGAAAACCAAGTAACGACTTTCAACAATCTATGTCTGATTATGATGTAGAAAACATCGTTGAAATTAATGAACTTGGAATCAATGCAAGGATTGTTACTCTTCCTTGGCAATATACAAAAATTGTTGGAAAGAAAAATGGTCGTTATGTTCTAGCTTTTAATCTTAGATATTTTGATGATTTCACTGGTGATACACAGGAAAGAAAATTAAAGAAATATCCAAAAGAAATATCAGATGGATATAACAAAAAACGTAAAGGATTAATTAAAGATTGGTTAATTCTTGATAGTGATAAGACCATGTGTAGAAAAATCAAATGTAAAGACTCTGAGCCTTGGGGACGAAGTTTGATTATTGCTGCATTAGAAGATGTTTTATATAAAGATTATTATACTGACACTAAGCGTAATGTGTTAGATGAAATCAATAATAAGATAATTTACGAAACATTTCCAGAAGGTAAAGATAAAGGTACTTGTGCTTTAAGTAAAAAACAGCAAGAAGATCAACATAACACTGTCAAACAAGCTATTATGACTAAAAATAGTAAAGGTGGAACAAGTTTCTTCTCTGTCGCAGCAGGTACAAAATTAGATTCTATTGATATTGATTTAGATATTTTTGATTCTAAAAATGAATCAGACTTAAATAATAATATATCTTTAGATTTAGGTATTTGTGCATCATTAATCGGTGCAATGTCAACGGGTAATTTTGCATCTGGACAATCAAATTTGGAAATGATAACTGCGCAACTATATACATGGGTTTATGAATGGCAAACAGAATTAAATTATGTCATAAATAAAAATATCATTAAAGATGATAAAAATAAAGTGGAAATCTACTACTTCCCTACTTCTTTTGTAAATAGAAAAACATTCTTTGATCAAATGAAGACACTATATTCGGAAGCAAGCGGTTCATTAACTTTCTTGGTAGCAAGCGCAGGTATTGATCCTGATGTCTATTTTAATATTCTTGACCAAGAAATTGAAGATGGTATATACGAAAAATATAAACCACATCAAACATCATGGACTATGAGTGCAAAGGAAGAAGATTCTACAAATTTGGGTGGTAGACCTACAGTTGATAATCCAACTAATGAAAATACAATTATAAGCAAATCAAATAATGCAAATGATTTGCCAAGTCCTAGTGACAATAAATAATAAAGAACTATTTCGGTAGTTCTTTTTATTATACAACTTTTTAACAAGGAGGATTAAATTATGTTAAATAATATCCTCGAAATTTCTAAACGTGCTTCTAAAAATGGTCGTGTACCAATCAAGATTGCTCTTCTAAAAATTCATAATGATTCAACAAGTACAAATAAAAATGGACTTCATTGGAAAAAAGAATATGTTCAAAATGCAATGGATAGTGTAATTGGTATGCCATTATGCACTGAATTTGCAGATGATGATAAGGAAGTTCCAATTGGTCACGGATTGACAGGAAGTGAGTATGATTCTAATGGAAATGCTCAACCTGTTTTTGAAAACTCAGTTGTAGTTGGAACGTGTGAATCAGTTTCTATTGAAACTATTATAGATGAAAGCGGAAACGAAATAGAGGTTCTTGCCACAGATGGATATTTATATAATCAGCGTTATCCAAAATTTGTTAAATGGGTAAGAAAAAATTATGCAATTGGAAAAGTAGACACATCTATTGAGATTATGGGAACGCCAGAAAACGAAAATCAAATTATATATGAAGAAGATGAACCAAAAGAAGAATTTCGTACTCCGAAAACTTTCTGTTTTACTGGTTCAGCAATTCTTGGTGTTTCGCCAGCAGATGATGATGCCATTGTATTAGAAGTCGCTCAAAAGAAAGAAAACAAGGAGGAAAACAAAGAAATGGAATTTAATATGGATGAAATTAAAAGCACAATCCAAGCTACTATTTCTGAGATGAATGAGAAATCTGAATCTTATGAAACAAAGATTTCTGAGTTAAATTCTCAGATTGAAGCAAAAGATGCCGAATTAGCAGAAAAGGATTCTAAAATTTCTGAACTTAATGCTTCAATCGCTGATATGCAGAAAGCTCTTGATGACATTAGAGCAGAACAATCATCTTCTTGGGATCAAATGAGAATCCTTGAGGAAGAAATTGCTAAAGCAAAAGTAGCCGAAAAACTTAGTGAAGTCGACTCTGCTCTTGGAGAATTTAGCGCAGAAGAAAAAGAAGTTGCAAAAGATGATATTGATAAATTAAAAGAAAATATTAACGCTTGCAAAAAGAAAGAAGAACTAAATAACGTTACTTCTGAAATTAATTCTATCAAATCTAAAATCTGTATGAACATTGTTGAAAAACAGAAAAAAGCCGAGGCTGATGCAAAAATCGCAGAACAAAATTCAAAAAAAGAAACTGTAGAAACTGAGGATATTTTCTCAGAAATGTGTACAGAGGTTACTACTTCTGATGAAGAAGACCTCAATATTTTTTAATTAAGGAGGATAATTAAATGATTAAATTTAATACTATCGGACAGATTGAGCATGGAGAGTATCCATTTGAAGATGCTATTGCTTCCGCAGACACATTTAATGGAGCATATGGCGAAGTAACTTCTGGTTCTTTTGCTGTAGGAGCTAAAAAAGGTAAAGTTATCATGCAAGTTGAACGTGGCGATGATGAATATATGCCTACATATAAAATCGTAAAAGGTGAACATGTAAGAGTTCTTGATCTTGCAAAATTAGAAGGAAAAATTGTAGAAGTTTATGGTGATGAACTTCCAGCAGATGTTGCTAAAGGTGACAAACTTGAATCTGATGCAACTGGAAAACTCGTAAAAGGTGCTACCGCAGCTCCATACCTGGAAGTTACCGCAATCGTAGGAAACCATCTTGGTGTTGAAGCCAAGGTTGTAACTGCATAATTAAAGGAGGAATAAAGGAATGTCTTATACATTTGAATTAAATAATGAAAGAAAAGATGCTAATTTTGTTAGCGGAAAAATTAATGGAAAATCTGCAATTGTAGAAATTTTCTCTGCAATGAGAGATGGAAAAGATCTTGCACCTTATGGCAAGAAAGCAGATGTAGCTGCTAAATATATTAAGGAATTAAATGAGAAGGCAAGCAACAATGACTTATCTGCCATCTCCGAATTAAATGAGATTCGTAGATTCTCTATGCAACCAGTTCTATTGCAAGAAATTAAATTACTTGGTATTTACGGTAATTACAAACCAATTGGTTACAACGAATCTTGCGAAGTTGAAATTCCAGTGTTTGCAAATCTTTCTGCAAATGAGCAAGCTCTTGGTCAGGACGTTAAGTTCCCTGTAGTCAGAAAGAAACGTGTACCAATTTCTACAACCACTATTTCTGGCGGTTACGCTGTAGATTATAGAAAAGCTGCTCTTGGTGATATGAGTGACGAGAATGAATTACAGGATCAAGTACGTGTTCAGATTAGAAATAAAGCAGCAAAATATGTTGTTGATACTGTATACAAAGCAATCAAAAACGCAACTGGTGTAAAATACTTCTTTGAAGGAAGTGGTCTTACAAAGACTGGTGTTGATGGAGTTATTTCTAAAGTAAGACGTTTTGGTAAACCAACAGTATCTGGTGATTATGCACTTATTTCTCAGTTCAATGGATTTGCAGGATACCAAGGTGTTACACCTACTGTAAATGGAATTTCCGAAGCAGTTATGAACGAGATTCATAACACTGGTCTGATGGGTGTATATAACGGTACAACTCTGAGCGAAATCCCAAATGCTTATGATATGACTACTCTTACAGCAGATGGAACAAATTTTGAAACAATGCTTCCAGCAGGTCTTGGATTTGTAATGCCTACAGGTGGACAATCTCCAATTTATACAGTTACTCGTGGTGGTCTTACATCCATCTCTGGTAATGACATTACAACTGGTCAGTTAATTTCAAGATTTGACCTTGAGGTAGGATGTCTTGTTGTTCCTGGTCAGGAATATCGTGTAGGCATGGTGCATGATACAAACCTTGATTCATTAGCAGATTAATTGTTAATTAAATGTAATATTATATAGTCTTATTGTGAATAGAGTCACATTATTTGTGGCTCTATTTTACTTAGTCAAAAGGAGTCAACATTATGAGAGATTATTTCCATTGCTATTCTAAAAGGCTTGCTTGTTTCATCATGGCATTTGGTATTCGTTATGAAAAAAAACTTATAAATCAGAAAAACGGTATGCCTTATTATACATTTAAGAAAACAGAACGAATGGATAAAATAATTGATCTATATAGAAAAGTAATTCACACAATTTAATCGTTAAGAAAGAAATATAGTCGATAAGGAGAATTTAAAATGCCAACAAAAAGAACAACTACTACCACTACAAAAAAAGTTGAAGAAGTAAATCCAACAGAAGAAATTATTGTAGAAGAAACCCCAGTTGATGTTGAAGAGGATTTTAATCTTGAAAAAAAAGTTACTGTAAGAAGTATTGCAGAATGGACAACAGGATTCCAAAGAATTGAAACAAATGGAGATGTTACTATTCCACCAAACGGAACAGTAAGATTATCCAGAGGTGAAATTATTTCACAGGTTCAGAATGGAAATCTTTTATTCACAGGAATAGACGGTCAAGGTTCTCATGCAACTCTTTATATTGAAGATAAACCTACGAGAATTGAAGCGGATTTTGAAACAGAAACTTCTCAACAGAATGTAATTAATAAAGAACGTATTGATGATTTATTTGCTATCAAATCAATAAAAGATTTTGAATCAGCATTACATTCTATGGTTGTTACCAGAGCAGAAAAATATGCAATTATGGGATTTATCCGAAAAGGAAACTTCAATGATTATAATAAAGTACGTGCAGTAGAGGATTATACAAAATTACAAGTATAAGGATGGTGAATTGATGGAGAAAAACACAACTTATACGGAAGTCATAAATAGCTTCCATAGTACATTTCAAGACAAAGTTATAATACCAGAAGGACTTGAAAAAGTATGGTTTTTAAAAGCAGTTGGAAAATATTCTTTTGAGATTGACTCCATCAATTTTGATGAAGAATTAAATGAGTTTGATTCTAAATTAAAAAGATACACAATAGATACTCTTGGTCTTATGATGAAGAAATTTTATCAAGAACGTGAGTTATCAAAAGTTAATAAACGTATCAGCATTGTTTCTAAAGATCTGTCTATTGATGGATCAAACGGAAGCAAAACTGCTACATTGAATGAACTTGAAAAAGTATCAGAAGAATTAGACGAAATGATATATAAGCAAACTCCTTCTGCTTATGATTAGGAGGTGTCTAAATGCAAGAATGGTATTTAATGACACCTGAAACAAGACCTAATATTACAGGTGGTTTTGAGAATGATGTTTTTTTAGGTTACAAAGAAGATGCTTTTGCGGAAGCTCTTTCTACAGATATAGCTAAAACAGTTATTTTATGCAATTCTGATATGACAGAAATTGGAGAAATCAGAGTTATTATTATGGATAATTTGGCTAATACGCAACTTAAATCTATGGAACGTTCTGTTTTTGCTGTAATTGGTACATTAAAAGCAGGAATGTATATAAAGCTTGAGAATCAATATTGGTTGATTAGTGGTTATCCTGGTAATAATGGAGTATGCGAAAAGGCTACCGCTATATTATGTCAATATGAATTAATATGGCAAGATGATGACGGAAAGATTATAAGACGTTGGGCTAATTTCACCAGTGCCAGCAAGTATGATAACGGACGAAGCGGAAATTCTACAATCATTCTTACATCAAATAACTTTACAATTTGGATTCCAGAAGATGATGATGGAACGACTCTTGATGGACGTAGAGTGTTTATTGACAGAGTAAAGACTGGACAATTACCAATAAAAGTATTTGAGATAACAAGAAGTGATGATGTACTATATCTTTTCGGAAAAGATCATGGTGGAATATTAAGTTTTATTGCCGATAAAGATGAACTTAATAAAGTGACGGATAGACAAGATTTATGGATCTGCAACTACAAATCCCCTACTACTCCTACTCTCCCACCATCAAAGCCAGACAATCCAACTACATCTGTCACAATCACAGGTGGCGATACTCTCCGATATGGTAGAGCAAAAACATGGACAGTCACTTTCTCTGATTCTGAAAATCAACCAAACTTCACATGGAATGTCAAATCAGACTTCAAAATCACTCAAAATATCACAAGTAATAAAATACAGTTGAAATGTACAGATGATAAGGCAATCGACTGTACGTTTATGCTACAAGTTCTCGACAATGAAAGTAACATTTTATCTGAAACAACTATTACTATTGTAGGATAAATCGGAGGTATATTATATGGCAAAATCAGTTGCTAGAGATTTGGCTTTTGTCAAATCAAAAGTAATTTCTCGTCTATTAGAATCTGATGAATTTGCAAAAGTAATGTTGCGTAAGGAAGATTTTACTGATGATGAGAAAAACGACATGGAGTATAAACAAGTATTTGATTATCCTTATGTTGATGGAACGCAGGAAGAAGTTATGCCTTTTGTTTGTGTAGAAACAGTTTGTAGAGGTACAAATCGTACCGTAAAATCTATGGACTTGTATATTTGGATTTTCGTGCATCGTAATTGTATGCAAATGGAATCTAATGTAAAAAGTTACATGGGTAATCGTGCAGACGTTCTTGCAGATATTATAGAAAGACTTCTACGTGATTCTGATGATTTAGGAATTGGAAAACCAAGTCTTGATGACATTGGCTATACTGTTCCACAGTCCAGTTATTATGGACGACAACTCAAATATAACATTCCTGATTTTAAAATCAAGGAGGTGTAATATTTGAAAGGATTTTCAGATTATGATTATCTCTGTGATGAACCTTATTTTTATGAAGGTATAGGTCATGTTAAATGCCCTACTCTTAGAGAGATAAGGCATATAACCTATGGACAATTCAATATTTTTCTCTCTTATATTTCTATTACTCAGAAACAATTTCTTGAAACATTCGGTCTTACTGAAAAATTCAATTCCCTCAGTGATGAAGAAAAAGAAAAAAATACTGTTTATAATCTACTAACATTTGGAATGAATCGTGCAGATTTTCTTGCCTACATGATTAGTTTCTTTGTTATAGATGATTTTCAGTATAATCCAGAACAGAATGCTTTTCTCATTGGCACTTATGAGAAGGACGATGATGGAAAGGAAATCTTTAACGAAATAGGGAAAATTGATAACAGCAATTTTGATGAATTTCGTGCGTTTCTGCAAGTTATATTAGGAATTAAATCTGAGAAAGAAGTTGAAAAACCGAAATATAAAAATAAGTTAGCTCAACGTATTGCTGAGAAATTAGCAAAGCATAAGAGTGAACAAAAAGAAAAGCAAACATCTGCGGATGATGATTATACATTGCCAAATATGATTGTAAAATATTGTACTCATAATAAAGTGGGAATCAATATATTAAATGTTTGGGATATGACATATTATCAATTCATGAAGATGTTTTTAGAATATAGGATGGGAAGACAAGCAGATATAAATGATATGATGGCTGCTAATTCATTCTCATTCAAAAACTCTAAGGACTATAAACCTATGGAGTATATGAACAAAATTAAATAATGAAAACTTTCAAACAAAGTCGCTGAGATTTCAGTGGCTTATTTTATTTTTAAGAAAATGGAGGAATTAAATTATGGCAAATATTGCAACAGATCTTAATATGGCGAATCGTCAGTGTTGTGATCTTGATATTAGAGATTATAAAACAAAAGCTCCTTGGATGTTTGCAGATTTTTGTAATACTACTACTGCTAACATTTCTGCTGATGCTGTTTATGCAAATAAGAAAGGTGCTAAATGTATCAAATTTGATAATCCACTAGAAGGTACTATTACTATGGAATTTCAGGTATCTCCATTTAGAATTTACGCAATGCTTTCTGATGGTGAAATTGAAACTTCTGCTGTAATCGCACGTAGAGAAAGTGTAACAGGTGAAGCTAGTGGAGTACTTAATCTTACAAAGACACCTGTACCAGGAAGTGTATTTGCAATTGATCCAACTACAGGTAAAACAATTGAAGGTACAGTTGTAGACAAGAAATTTACAGCGAAAACCACATCTGATATTGTAGCAGATACTACATATGAAGTAGCTTACCTTGAATCCAAAACTACTGGCATTAAGAAAATTACATTTAATAACAAGAAACTGCCAAAAGATTTCTTTATTCAAATGTCTACTCTTAACAAAGATGAGAATGGTGATCAAGTACCTATGAGATTAACAGCTTATAAAGCTTCTCCACAGAGAAACTTTGAAATTTCTTTTGCATCTGATGGAGATCCTTCCAGCGTAACACTAACTTGTGATCTACTCGAAGATCATGACGGAAATGTTCTTGATATGATTGAGATTACATCTGAGGAATAATTTTATTTTTATAGTAGGATGATACAATATCATCCTACTATATTTATTAAAAGGAGTTAAATATTGAGTAATCAAAAAATAATGCCTAAATTCAAATTAGAAGTTGGAGCATTCTTAGTTTCTGATAAAAGACAACTTCAAATTATTGATCGTGAATATAGACCTAAGATAAAATATAAAAATGATAAACCATTTACATCAAACGAAAAATGGTACAAATATAAATGTTATAAGTGTGGAAATACTGATTGGGCTATAGAGCAAGCATTATGTGGAAAACAAAAGATTGGATGTAACGTATGTTGCAACTCTCCATCAAAAGTTGTTAGTGGTATAAATGATTTAACTATTACCGCAAGATGGATGATTAAATATTTTGAAAATCCAAAAGATGCAGAAAAATATACCAGAGGTTCAAGTAAAATTGTTGATATGGTTTGCCCCGATTGTGGTAGACATCACAAGAATAAAATATCCACAGTATATGCGAATCATAATCTTTCATGTCCATGTCAAGATGGTTGGAGTTATCCAAATAAGTTTATGTATTCAGTTTTAGAACAATCAGGTGTGAACTTTGAAACTGAGAAAATTTTCGATTGGTCTAAAGGAAGAATGTACGATGATTATATAGAATATAATGGTTTAAAGATTATTACTGAACAGCATGGAATACAACATTATATAGATCATCCACTTAATAAAAAATCACGCAATCTTAAAGAAGAACAAGAAAATGATAAAATGAAATATAATTTAGCTATGGAAAATGGTATAGATTATTATTTTACAATTGATTGCAGAGAATCCACAAAAGAACATATCAAAAATTCTATCATCAATTCTGAATTATTTAAAATCTTAAATATAAATCCAGAAAATATTAATTTTGATAAATGTGATAAATTTGCTTCATCAAATATGGCTAAACAAGTATGTGATTATCGTAATGAACATCCTGATATGACGATGAAAGAAATTGCGCCATTATTTCATGTATGCCACGATACTATAAGAAATTGGGTTAAAAAGGGTGCAAAACTTGGTTGGTGTACATATGAGAAATTTGATGATTTAAAATTACGGTATCAACGTGAAGATATGCCTGTTAATAATCGTCCTATTCACTGTATCACTACAGATACATACCATCGTAGCGCAACAAAATTTGTAGAATATTATCAATCTCTTACAGGAAAGAAACTCTGTGCAAGAAATATTCGTTCAGTATGTACAGGTAAACGTAATCATGTCAATAATATGAATTTTGAATACATTACTCAAGAACAATTCAATCAATTAAAAGAAAAATATCCAGATAAAGTATACGGAGAACTATTTGTATCTCACGCATCATAAAGGAGAATATAACCACAATGACAAAAGAATGTAAAGTATTACTACGCAATCAGTGTGTTATGGTTGTTGATTTTGATGGAAAAGAAATTCAAATGCCGTCTGACCACACAGATAAAGATACTGTATTCGTAAAGTATGAAAATGATAGATATTCTATCACTTGTAATTTAGAAGAAGAAAAGAAACCTGTAAAGGTTAAACCTGTTTCAAGAGTAAAGAAGCAAAAGAAAGTAACGGAGGTTGAGTTAGCTGATGATGTTGCAACAGATGAACCAAAGGATAAATCTGAATAAATTAATCGTAGTTAGTATAAGTAATTAGTAGGGATGCTAGCTATGAATTAATGGCTTGTATCCCTATTTTTTACGATTTTCAGGAGAAAACGTGATATGAAAAAACAAGTATTTGATAGTTTAGAAGAAGTGTTTGAAGCGTTTGGAGAAGATGGAGTTATTCCTATCACTTATATGCCACAGATTATTTTTTATTTAAGTAATTATAAAATTCAACCCGTATGGACTATTCCATCAGAAACAAATGAGGGGAAACTAGCTCTTTATTTTATTAAAGCAGAAACTAAGAAACCGTATGAAGCATGGCAAAAACGTAGATTGGAGAAAGAACATAATAAATTGCAGTTTCAAGGAGAAAATTAATATGGAAATAATGAGAATTACATTTGATAGAAAAGATAATACTTTAGATGGACGTGAATATTTAAATCCTTATCATTTTATTGATGATTATAAAGCAGGAGTATATGATGGATGTCGCAATCTTAGAGTAGAATTTATTGGTGTTTTTACTCATACATATTTAAAGTTTAAAAATTGTCTTGCATTATCTATTTATTTAAAAAGTTGTTCATATAAAAATGAAAAATAGAAACAGGGGACAAGAAGAATAATAATGGCACGAAATGTAGGTAAACAATTTGAAGATAATTTTAAGAAAAGCGTACCAGACTATGTACTCTCCCACCGTCCACCTGATTCAGCACAAGCTTTTGATGTAGGATCAACAAATAAGTTAAGATTCAGTCGTCACAGCCCATGTGATTTGATGGTATTCGATGGAACACGAAATCTTTTTCTTACACTTGAATTAAAAACATTTCAAGGTTCATGTAGCTTTGAACGTGATAAAAATGAAAAAGGAATTGTGCATTATTATCAGATTAAGAGTTTAAAAGATTTTGCACAATATAATCGTGTTATAAGCGGATTAGTATTAGACTTTCGATCAAGTGATAATACATATTTCTTAAATATTAATCAATGGGATGATTTCATCTCACATATAGAAAAGAAAAGTTTTAACGAAAAGGATTTGCTTGAGTATGCAAGTCCTATTTTAATTCATAAAGAGAAATTAAAAGTAAATTATAGATATGATTTAGAATCATTTTTAAATGATGTAAATTATTAAAATCGTAGTTAGGACTAATTGTTAAGTAGTCTATTTTATAGACAAGAGTGTAAATAAGTGGACAAATGTATTTTGCATTCCTTGTTCACACTTACTTAACAATAGGTTTCAAGCCTTAGTGACTGCTACTATCGAAAGATATGTTGCAGATATGAACTACGTTAGAGAAAAGGTTAAAAACACACCTTCAGATGTGCTCGTCAGTCGGAAGCTCTGTGAGTGCCAATCAAGAAACTATGCTAATGTCCTGCATAGATAACAGAGAAACACATATACCCTCTCCAACATTGGCAAGACGAAAATTACTCCGAAAGGAAGGTATCCAGAGATGGAAAATAAAATTGAATATTGTTTTGTTATTGATAAAAATAATAAACCATTAGCTCCGACAAAAATTAATAAAGGTTGGTATTTGATTAGAAAAGGTAGAGCTAAATTAAAAAGTAAATATCCTATGGTGATACAATTAGAAAAAGAAGTTAAATCTGATGAAGACGATGAAAGTCATATGGTTTGTGGCATAGATGACGGTTCTACACATGTTGGTTTAGCTATTGTTCAGAAATGTCTTACTAAAAATAAAGTAGTGTTTAAAGGAACGATTGAGCAACGCCAGGATGTAAAGCATCTTATGGATGTAAGGCGTGGATATAGACGTTACCATCGTTACCACAAAAGATACAGACAAGCAAGATTTAATAATCGTTCATCTTCTAAAAGAACTTGTAGATTAGCACCAAGCATCAAACAAAAGAAAGACGCTATTTTAAGAGTATTATATCAATTAAATAGCTGGATAGATATTCAAGAATATTACCTTGAAGATGTTTGTATAGATATTCGTGCAATGACAGATGATTATAAACCTTATAGATGGCAATATCAGAAATCTAATCGCTTAGATGAAAATTTAAGAAAAGCAACTATCCTGAGAGATGGATGTAGATGTCAAGAATGTGGGAAATCTAACTGTATATTAGAAGTACATCATATTAGAGCAAGAAGATATGGTGGAGCTAATACCATTGGAAATTTAATTACTTTATGTAAAAAGTGCCATGATAAAACAGAAAGTAGAGAAAAGGATTTTGAAGAAAGATATTTCAATATGATTAAATCTAAGCCAAAAAGATTTGATTATGCAATGCATGTAATGCAGGGAAAAACTTATTTGAGAGAAAAGATTTCTGAATTAGGAATATTACATCTTACAAATGGTGGAGAAACTGCTAATAAACGTATTGAGTGGAACATAGTAAAATCTCATAGTAATGATGCCATATGTATTGCAGATGGCATCCCAGATACTTGTGATATTAAAGAGTGGATTATTAAACCAATGAGAAGGAAATCAAAGGCAAAAACTGATAATGTGCTAGGAATTAAGCATAGAGATTTAGTTTCTTATACATATAAAAGTGGAGAAACTCATACAGGATATGTTACTGCTTTATATCCAGAACAATTGGCTTTAAATTTTCAATCAAAAACTAAACATTGCAAGAAAGTAAATGCACGAAAATGCAGATTACTTTGGAAATTCAATAAAATTTACTGGTTAGAACAATGTGTATAATATTGCACATTTATCTATAAATAAACACATTTTATAAAGGAGAAGAAAATATGAAGAAAAGCTTACTCAAGGTAAAAAACATAATCACATTTGAAGATAAACTCAATGCAATTGATCTTATTCTGAATGCTTTTTGGGATGATGAAACAGGTGAATATATACCTTGGATGGAAGAACCTGCACGAGTTATCGCAGTTGGAAAATATTTCATTGAGGGATATACACTTGAAGATGGTGAAAATATTTTTAAACTATATTCATCAGATGATGATTTAAAGAGTCTTATTGATACATTTATTAATCCAGACTATGAGTCAAGATGTGAATCTGTAAAAGAATACATTAAGGTCATGGATTTTGTAGACAAGATGGTTCATGACAAACTTGAATGGACTAAGCAGAATATCATTCATGCAAATCCAGATATGGATAGAATTGTAGAAGGTGTTAATGTATTTATTGACGCATTTAAGAATTTTGCTAATCTTGACCTTACTGCTCTCACGCCAGAAATGGTTAAAGATGGAGTATCTTTTATGGAAAAACTGAAAGAATCTGGTTTTGAAATTAATGCAGAGAATCTTACTAAGATTGTAAAAGATGCTGCGGCATTTAATATTGACAAAGCTAGCCAGGATATTATTGATGCTAAGAATGAACAGATTAAGAAATTACAGGAAGAAAATAAGGAACTAAAGAAAGAGAAATTCAATGTAGTAAACGAAGATAATGTTTCTGGTGGAAAGACAAATAACAGAAAAAAGAAATAAACTTATACAAGAACCAACACCCTTATAAAATAACAAATGCTATTTGCGTACAACGTGATCGTATATTATAAATGCAATGCCAATGATGTCACAAATGGCAGTCACTAACATGCACACGCTACCACAGTCGAGTGGGATATACATATATGTACCTCCTTGTATTTTATATCTATGTGAAAGGCTAATGCCTGAGTTGTGAAATGTAGGCATAATCATATAGTTGTTATCTCTCGATTATATGCGCTTAATAGTTTACATCGTAAACCTGATAGCATTCCCTGTGGCATATAAGGATGTTGGCTCATGTCATATTTTACCAGATTATATTATGTAGTTCAATACAGAACGTTTGTTTAACGGAGGGTACTACTCTCCTATCTTATACGGAGGAAATTGTTATGGGAATAATTATGGATGCAATTGATGCACAAATTATTAGACCAAGAGTTGAAGCTGCTGAACAAGAAGGCTTTCAAATGACTCAAACAGATATTCAGAATTTTTATTCAAGTGGATCACCTGTAAAATATATCAGAACTGGAACATATGAAAGTTCACCCCGTTCATCTGGTGTATCTGGTGGTAATGGAAATTATCATTATGATATTCATTTGAATGTAGCAGAATATCCTTACGGCAAACATAGTGGTTTGCAGATCATGAGTGATATACAAAACAACGGTAGTGGGGTTTTGGGTACACCTGGTACGTGGGATGATGCTGTACAGGATATTATAGAAGCCGTAAAAGCTAATTTTAGCTAAGAGGTATAGCTATCAAAAATCTATAAGAAAGAAATAAAATAATGTAACAATTAAACAACATGAATCCTAAATTTCATCGTGCGATATAATACAAAAAGAAAAGAAGTCACTATGAAAAACATAGTAACTTCCCTCTCCCTCTCTTTACGACCTATGTAATACTTGTTTCCTCTTCTCATCTCCTGATAGACTTTGGATTATTCTTTGTAGAATTTGCAAGAAAATTTTATTCCGTTTTGTAAACTAAAACTGAATTGCAATTCTCTTGCTTTCTTGGAAAGAATACGATGGATGGCAAAGTATCCTAACCCAAGTAACCCAAAGTCAAAACCATGTGACAGTATTAGGTCAACCATGTTTCACCTCCCTTCTGTTATTATCAACTTCGGGGAAATGAATCGTGGAGAACCCACGTAGATTGGATATTTCCATAAAGAGGTACTCACTTTCTCTGTCTTAGCAGAAAGTTTGGTTAATAAGTTACACTTCAAAGATGACTTTGATTCTTTATGATTATATCGCAAATGAACAAGCAACACAACAATAAAATAGTTACTGATAGATATAAAAAGAAAAGAAGCTACTATGCGATATAGTAACTTCTCTTTCTACGTCATGAAAATTTCATATGATCTCTCTTCTCCTATTTTTCAGCACTCAATCTTTGTAGAATGAGCAATCGAAATCTATGTCCACAAGTCCGATGTGAATGTGAATTTCTTTATTAAGTATGAGATCAATCACGATTTAGTAGCTTCAATTCTTTTATATCATATCGCAAATATTTACAAAATTTGTCTCATAATAGTTTCATATATTTGTGTTGCAATTGGCATTACTCTTTTGTATACTATGATTATAAAATACACAAAAGAGGAAAGTATTATGGGACAAAATAAGAAAAATAATAACAATAGTAAAGTTTTTGAAATTGCTGAACATTACTCAAAAAGAGTTCCTAAAAGCAATACACAAAATCCACACCAGAAACCAATTGATATAGAATATATGACTGGTGGTAAGAAAGGTGGTAAAGAAAAATAAAAGAATTATATAAACTCATTGAAGGTTTACCATTAATTTTACAATATGTTGTACCAGGTGCAATTTGCTATTATTTGTACAGATATACAACAGGAAATAAAAAGGCTAGTAAGTATATACCAATTATAAGTTGTATAATTAGTTATTTACTGCTTTCTTTGGTATCAGTTATGAGGGTTAAAAATATATTTGGAATTAAATCATCACCTGATACCCCTTTTATAAATTCGGCAATATCAAGTATAATTGGTATTGTTGTTACAGCGATTATTGCTATTATCATTAATCGAAAATGGTTTATTAATTTATCCATATGGGCTTTTCATAAAACACCATATGATAATATTTGGATGGATGTATTGGACTTTACTAATGGATCAAATCTAAAAGTATATCTAAAAGATGAACCATTTTATATCATAGGACATTATCTTTCACATGAAGATAATAAAAAAGATTCATGGTTTGTAATTACTGCATTTACAAAAATTGATAGGAATACAAATCAAATATATAATAATGAACCATCTTATAGTGACAATCCTGAGATAAAATATGTATTCAGATTATCAGATGTAGAACATATGGAAATATTTTAGAAAGTGGCTAAGTTTAACTTAGTCACTTATTTTTATACAAACTGAATAACAATGTAGTTCACTCTCCTTTCTTACAGGAGAGTTTTATTTTTGTAAGAAAGGAGAATAAACTAATGGGAGTACCATTTCAAGTTGACGTAAATGTTGTTACTCATGGTGCGGAAAAAGTTAATGAGCTTGAACAAAAATTAAGTAAAATGCAAAATAAACCTGTATCTCTTAATTTTCAGGTTAAAGGGCAAAAGCAACTTACCAATTTGATAAATCAAATTAAACAAGTTCAAAATATGCTTAAAGGTATGCCTACCACAAATATACCGAATAATAATTTACCTAGAAATAACAATCCTAGTAGGAACAACAATCCAAACAGATACCCTACAAATAAATTAAAATATAATATTGACACAGGAAAATATGCAGCCGCATCATCCAGAATGAGCAAACAATTAGGGGCATATGGAACTCAAGATACTGCAAATATTCAAAAGGCTACAGCGGCTCTAGCCTCATATAATCAGGCTTTAGATAAACTTCAAAATCATTACAATGGATCTAATGTTTTAGGTAAAAAACAGTTACAACAAACTTTTCAAGATATGACTAAAGCAGGAGATACTTTTAAGAATACTTTGTCTCAAATTAGAGACGAATCGTCAAAAGCACTATCTCCATCTATCGCTAGTGCATCTGGAAATAAAGTTGTTTCATATATGAATGCAAATTCTAAAGCAGTTAAGAAATATGGAGCGGAACTGAAAGAACTAGAACAACAATATCGTTCAATGACAACTGTTGAAGAAAAAGCTAGTTATGATAAGGCATTTACAAATTTAAAATCAAGAATCCAAGCGGAAGGATTAAGTGGTAATTCTACTTGGAGTGAAACGAAACGTGCGCTTGGACAAATTGCTCAGTTTACTGGAATTTATGCTGGCTTGCAACGAGTTATGGTTCAACTTCCAACAGAAGCAATTTCTGCTGTTAAAGATGTAAATGCAGCACAGATTGAATTAACAAAAGTTAGTAATGCTTCTGGTACACAATTATCGCAATACTGGGATGAAGCAGCTCAAAGCGCAACAAAATATGGATCGACAATTAGTGATGTTATTAGTAGTACCGCTGATTGGTCAAGACTAGGTTATAAATTAGATGATGCCAAAAAATTATCAGACGCTACATCTCTATTACAAAAAGTAGGAGATAATATGACACAGGAATCCGCATCTAGTGGATTAATTTCTACATTAAAAGGATTCCAAATGAATGCTGATGAAGTAACCAAAGTAGTTGATGTTGTAAATGAGGTTGCGAATACTGAACCGATTGATACGGCAGGTATTTTTGATGGTTTAACTCGATCAGCTTCATCAATGAAAGCTGCAAACAACACATTTGAAGAAACTGTAGCCTTAATTACGGCAGCAAATAGTGTCGTACAAGATCCGGATTCTGTCGGCACTGCATTCAAGACAATTTCCATGCGTATCAGAGGTGCGTCAACAGACATGGAAAAAGCAGGTCTTGACACCGAAGGCATGGCAGAATCAACCGCAAAACTAAGACAAGAAGTTATGGCTCTTAGTGGCGTGGATATTATGAAAAATGAAAATGAGTTTAAATCCACATATGATATTCTTGATGAATTATCAACTAAGTGGCAAGATTTAACAGATATTCAGCAGGCAAAATTCTTAAAACTTGCCTGAATATATAGAAATATATATTTAGAACACATTTAATTGCAGGTAATACCTAAAGCTCTGTACCACAATAATCAGGAAACTAGATTATGACGGTTTGAAAACACAGAGATATAACAATGGTTGTTCATGCAGCGAAGTTCCCTAACGTTATACATTTATCAGATGTTAGTTAAGTCGAGGGAAAACGTTCACAGACTAGACCCATGTAGGGCTATAAAATAAAAATAAAGGTGGAAATCCTGAATATTTATAGCAATAGTCGTAGGGCGCAATCGCAAAGGCGCAGGTGAAAATCCTATAAAACGAAAAGGTGTGACTGCTATCCATTATGGATGTGGTTAAGAAATAGTCGCAACTCATATGAAAGTATGAGGTGTTATTGAAATTATAAAAGGATAATATATGAAAAAATTTGATAAAGAATATAGTACACAATATGTACCAGAAATGAAATATCTTCAATCAAAAGGTATTAACTACTCTTTTGTAAAAGAAATAAATGGAATAACTACATATAAATATACGAAGACATCAGACTTATTTAAAGCTCTGGTGTCTTTTTATATGGAGAAATAATTACAGAAAGGATAAATAATAGGTGATAAAAAATGAGTCAGAATAAGAAAATAAAATATATCTCTCCAACTAAAGGAAAATCAAAATATGATTTTGAATTTGTTAAAAATGAATTTGAAAAACATGGATACAAATTACTTTCATCAGAAAATGAATATGTAAATACGAAATCAAAGTTAAGATATATTTGTCCAAAACACGAAGATAAAGGAGAACAAACTATTGATTTTGCTCATTTGTATTATAATAATAGGGGATGCTATTATTGCGGACGTGAGAAAACCGAATCAAGTAGAAAGATTGAAATTGATTATGAGTCCGATAAGAAAAAAATCGAATCAATGGGATTAAATTATATTACCACAAAAAGAATTAATGGGAAATTAATGATTTTATATACTTGTGATAAACATAAAGAACTTGGTATACAAACAAAATATAGATGGTTTGTTTTAAATAAAGCAAAAGATGGATGCGCTTATTGCAATGGATTGCCACTCCCAGAATGGTATGTAATGAAGAAAAAAGAAGAAGTTAATCCAAATATAAAATTATTAGAACCATATACAAACATGACAACTTCAATGAAATGTTTATGCTTAAAACATAATGAAGAAACATATAAATCAATGCAAGATATTTTAAAAGGTGAAGGATGTAAATACTGTGGTGCGGAAAAATTAAGTGAACAACATTTCATGACAGATGAAGAAGTCCAAAGCAGGATTAATAAAAAATTTGATCATATTAAAGTAGTAAAATATTTAGGTATTCATAATTCTAATTCAATTTGGTTTTGTGAAAAGCATAAAAAAGAATTTAAAAAGACTTTATCCGTAATGCTTCGTGAAGAAAATGAAGTTAGTGGTTGCGATGAATGCTTATTAGAAAGAAAAAGAGAAGTTTTTGCTTATTCATTTGAAAAAGCAACAGAGTTGCTACATAATGTCCATCCACAAGTCGATATTATTGGAGAATATATAAACTCATCTTCTAAAACTAAATTCAGATGTAATGAGCATAATTATGAATTTGAATCAACATGGGCTAACGTAATGACTAGACTAAATTGTTGTAGCAAAACTAGAGTAACATATAAAGAAGAATATGTTTGTGCTTTAATCGAATCCTGGGGATATAAAATAGAAAGAGGTAAGACATTTGATGATTGTAAAGATAAAAATGTTTTACCGTTTGATTGTTATTTAACAGATTTTAATACTATTGTTGAATATGATGGAGAACAACATTTTTATCCTGTTTCACATGGATCTCAAACCAAAGAAGATGCTATAGAAAAATTAAAATATACACAAAAACATGATGCAATGAAAAATGAGTATTGCAATAAAAATGGAATTAATTTGATTCGTATTCCTTATACAGAATTTGAAAACGTTGATTCTTTTTTATTTGACAAATTTGTAGAATTAAACATTATAAAAGAAATATAATTATAAAATTTTAATAACACATACGATGTTGCGAATCGTATAAAGAAATAATGAAGTTTAACAGAACTTATAGCGGGCAAACGCCAGGGTAATATTGTTTCCTCCCTCATGACCAATTTTGACGTTGCTCGAAAATCTCTTCAAACTGCATTAAATGATGCAGATGGATCAGGTGAAAGAGAACTTGAATCTTGGAATAAAGGTATTGAAGCTTCTCTCTCTCATTTGAAGGCACAATTTCAAGATTTTTCTACCAGTGCAATTAGTTCCGATATGTTTAAAGGTATTGTAGATACTGGTACAAAAGCTTTAGGTGTAATGACAAAACTTGCAAAATCAGATAGCAAGCTTGTTAATTTGCCTAATGTTATGGCACTTGGATTAGGTATTTTTCAAGGTAAAAACAACAGCGGTAAGAGTACATGGGATTCGCCCCATGCATTTTTCAAAATGACTTATGCCGCTTGAGAGTTTAGCAGTAATGTGTACGAGCTTATTTATAAGCAAGGACTCTCTGGTAACTTTCTAAAATGGAGTAAGCGGTAATGCGCTACTCTTCTGTATTGAATTTCAGAACGGGAAACTTTCATAGTTCAAAAGGCTATGTCACATGAGTTTGGTACTAAACTTATATTTAATATGTATAAGTGGCAAATCCGAAAGGATGCGGTATAGTAACAATCCAAACTACGAAGTAATCCGCAGGTAGGGCTTCATTATAATGGATGCCGACCTCAACGAGCGTAACGAAAGTATGGTTCTATATAGAATCATAAAAATGCACTCTAGCGATAGGGAAGATGGATGCCCGATAAATTCAGGGATAGTTTCTATATACTACTCTTCCATCAGCAGTTGGGAATTATTTATATATGGTTGTATCGACATATATAAATATTGCAAATATAGAATTAATGATACGATTATGTAATTTAATCCAACAATTTTGCATACTATTAAATGCAATAGTATATCGTGTTATACTTTTATTCAAATAAATAACAAGGGGTATGCAATTATGAATGATAAGATGTATAGAATTTTGATATTGAGTTGCATGGCTATTATGTCTGTTTGTTTGACAGTTATGACATATATATCATTTACAAATTAAAGAGACTGTTATCAGTCTCTTTAATTTGTTTATAAAGAATTATTATTTAATAAAACATCACCATGGTTTCGGTGTTCTTGAAGAATGTCAAATATTTTTAATATTGTTTCACAATCAATGTCATCAGAATGTAATATAAGTTTTATATATTCATGTATAAATTCAAATTCTGAAATCATATATAAAAATTCTCTTTCATAATCAAGACCATATTTTTGTAAAGTTCTTATTTTTCCAATTGTATAAAATAAATAATTGAATGTTTTTGAATAAAAATCTAATTTAAATTGAGTAATATAACCTTTTATCTCATCTTCAATTGTTTTAGTTGTAATTATACTGTATATCATAGTTTTTGGAGTTATAGGCATAGATCTATATTCCAACAATGCTTCAAATTCTATTTCGGATGCGTGAACTTCTGAATATGTACTCATAATTTTTAAAAATTCATTATATGGTAAGTTTTTAAAAATTATAGAATCTGCAATGTGTGTCATCTCATGATATAAAGCTGCTCTCATATAAACAATGTTATGAGCAATATATTTTCTGTTTACATAAATTTTGTAAATTCCATCATAAGCTTCTTTACCATTAATATATGCTACAGGTTTTATTCTACGCAGTTTAATTTCAGGTGTTACGTCCAAATTGTATAAATTTTTATATTCTTCACAAAATAATTTAATTGTTTCTTTCTTAGTCATGTTTATCCTCAAGGTGGTGATTCAATAATGTTTAAAATTATTTATATACTATACCGTTATATAGCACTAACATTTTATCCAAATGTTATAGAAACAATAGTAACAAATCATTCTTTTTGGATTATTGAGCAATATGATAACGGGAAAAATAAATTATATAAAACATTTTGGAGAATCATCTATGAAATTTATTGGTTTATATGTGGTAGTTTGCAAATAGTAATTATGAAATTACTTTATTTGATTGGAAAATATTTTTATCCAAATAGTAATGAATATGAACGTTATGATAATAATCCGCAAAACTATTTATAAAATGCTTAATATCATCTTACCAATAACTACCATATTTGTAAATTAAGAACCTATGTTTTGTCATATTATGACAGTTTATAGTGTGACATTTTGTGTATTTTTAAATGTAATACTATCTTATATCATTACCATTATGTTTATGTTGGTACTTATTCATTGAGAAGCTTGTATATTTTATTATTGTGTTCTTTTTCTGAATTTATTGAATCAATAAGTTTGTCTTGAAGTTCCATAAATATTTTTGCATCTTCAATATCAAGATTAAGTCCATATTTAATAATCTCATTAATTATGTTCAGAAAAGAATTTGTAATCATATTTATAAGACTATAATCATAATTGATATTAAAATAATTTAATGCTCTAAGTTTACCAATAACTGAATATAATTCTCGATAATCATAAATATCTGTTTTGGATGTAATTATTTCATCAGATGGCATGAATTGTTCACATAATTCACCAATAGATTTATCAATATATTCTTCTAATGTTTTATTACCTTTCATTCCGACTACTACTTTATCTAAACTATAAGGTGGATTTTGAGTTAAAATTAATTCACGATTTTCTATTTCACTTGCGTGAATTTCAGAATAACTACACATAATCTTTTTAAAAGATAATAAATCATAATTCAGCAATAATAGAGAATCATAAATATGCGTGAACTCATGGAATAATATTTGTCTAGGCATTTTATTTCTCATATCTTTATTTCCCATAGAGAATAAATCTGGGTGAATATACAATATGTATTTTTGATTATATAACTCTTCTGTATTAAACTGTGCATAGGCATCAATTTCACCAGTAATATATTCAATTGAATCCAAAGATGGAATATCATAATATAACTGCTTATATTCTTCAAGTAATTTATAAATTATCTTTTTATCATTGCGTAAACTCATAAATAATCCTCCATATAGAAAGCAGGTGTTTAAATGGAACAATCTCCTGATACTAGATTTGATTGGCTTGTATATCCAATTCCAAAACCTTTTAAGTTAAAAGAAGAATATAATAAAATATATCAAAAAATATTAGCGTATAAAATTCAACAAGAACTTTTTGCTGATAAAATTGAAAATGCTTCTTCCGAAGAAGAAAAGGCTTACTGGCGTATTTACGCTACAATGAGTGACGCAAATCGTCAGAAGTTTAATTCTTTAAACCCTGAATGGACAACTCAATCAAAATTACCAACTAAAGAAGTAGTTGCAAAATTTGTAAAGCCATATCCTGATTATTTCAAGTGTCTTGAAAAATATATTTAATTTTGCCATTTATATCCGCAGTTCAAATATTCAATTGAAATTCTGAATCAATGGCAATTTATCTGTTAGTATATTAATTATATATTCTGGTATCATATGTAAATCTCCTTCGTTTATAATAGTATCATTAAACAACGAATCATAATTAGTAAAATACACAATACAGAGGTAATAATTAGAATATATCCAATTACTCTTCTATTCTTTTTAGCATTCGATGTAAGAATAAATTTAGATGATAAAAATATTACTGTTATAAATTCTGCAATTGTAATCAAAATCAGGAATGCACACGATAATAATATTTCACGTCCACCATCATAAAGTAATATACAACTCACTATTGGACAAATAATGGCTAATATTCCTATTATAATAGGGTAAATAAAATCTAATGATCCGTCAGCTAATAATTTCAACAAGAATAAGATAATTAAAAATATTACAACTCCCATATAACCATCTCTCATTTTAGTTATAGTAATTTCATTTATGCATTATAGCACAATATACATCCCAAGTATATAAAAATCGTAGGTAGCTCAATCAATTGCTAATATGCAAAATAAAATTGCAACAAATAATACGCTTAAAACAGTATCGGGGTTGATGACTTCTCAATACAGAGCAGGAAATGCTCCTAATGTCGATGCTGTTCTGAGAGATGCAAACGCATCAAATGATTTTAAAAGAACATATGGTGCTTATATTGGTAATTATATTCACGAATTAGACCAAAAGAATAATGTTGATAAGGCAGCACTTTCCAGTACTGAAAATTTAACGGCGGCAATTCAACGCCAAGGTGGAACAGTTCCTGTTGTTACAAGCAAATGGGATGCGTTTAAAACGGGATTAAAAGATGCTGGTTCAGTATTTAAGGCATCAGCAATTAACATTGGGGCTAATCTTGCTGTTTCTGCTACAATTCAAGGTATTGCCACAGCATTTGATTATGTATCTAATAAACAAGAACATGCAATTGAATCTGGCGATGAAGTAATTCAAAATTATAAAGATATAAATGAGCAGATGGCACAATCTTCTTCCTGGATTGAAACAAATGGCGAAAAATATACTACTCTTTCAAAAGGCGTGAGTTCTTTAGGAACAAATCTTGGATTAACAAACGAAGAATATGCTGAATATCAAGAATTGGCATCTCAGATTGCAACACAATTTCCAGAATTGGTATCAGGATATGATTCACTAGGAAAACCGATTATTAAAGCCGCAACAGATGTTGATACATTAAAAGCTACTCTTAAAACACAAAAAGTCAATCAATATACTGAAAGTGTAAAAAATGCTAAAGATGTAATCGACAAATTAAATGCGGAAGTTAACCAAGATAAAAATTGGTTTTGGGAGGAAGCAGGTACAGACCAACAGCTACAATCATTGGAAAAATTCCAATCTGCATATGAAAACGCTTTTAAAAGCAAAGGTGGTAACAAATTTTTAGATTTAAACCAATGGTTAGATGATGGTAATTTCGTAGACGCACTTGATAATGCAGGAGTTAGTGTAAAAGACTTCGGTAAATTAATAAATGAATTAAACGACTCACAAGGGAAACTTAAAGCTAATAGCGACACCAATGATTTCCTTAATACTATTATTGGATCACAAGAATCTTTAAGAAATCAACGTGAAAACTCTGCTGATGAATTAAAAAGTTATATCCCTGCATTCTTTCAAGAACAACGAGCTTATCAAAATTTATTAGATGATGTTCCAAGTATAGACAGTGAACTTACATCATTAATAAATTCTTTTTCATATGAAGATTTAGAAAAAAATGGGTTTACTGGTGATAAAGCAATTAGTAAATTAAAATCTTGGAGTCAATCCGCTGTCAAAGAACTGCAAAATAAAGACATTCAAGATGCATTAAATGATGTATTTACAATAAATGATGATAGTTCTAAACAATCATTTGATTCGTGGCAGAAAGAAGCAGATGCTGCTCTTAATAAAGCTAGTGAAAAAAGTAAAAGTTTTTCACGGGAACAAATGCGAGAAGCTTCTGGAATCAAAGACCAATGGGAAGAACTAAGAGGTATTCAAACAAAAGTTGCCGAAAGATGGGATGATACAACAGGTATTAAATCAAGAGATTTAAGTATTGAGGATTTAGAAACTCTTGGTACTATGCTGTCTGATACACAATACGATGGACAATCATTTGAAGAAATGGTTGATCAGATTCAGAATGTCCAAGACACATCTCGTCTCACTCTTGAAAATATGCAAAAAGTAGTAACCGATACCACTGCAAGTTTATCAACGTTACAATCTGCAACAAGTGAAGCTTCATCTGCTACGGGATTAACTGCTGATACAATTACCTCTATAGGCGGTATGTTCTCTGACATTGATAATTTTGATAGTGCCGCATTGTTTAAAAATACAGCAAATGGTGTAAAATTAAACACTAAAGCATTATCAAGTCTTTTAGCAGTTCAACATGATATTAAAGCAAATGATTTTACACGTTCTATAGAAGAACAGACTAAAGCTATTGCAGAGCAAAACGATGTCGTGCAAGCTCAAACTAAAGGCACAGATGCATATAAGACAGAGCAAGACAAATTAAAGTCTATGTTTGCGGATTTGTCTGCATTACAACAAGCACAGTCACAGTATCACGCTCTTTATAAACAACAACAAGAACTCTTCTCTGATTATGGTCAGTGGCAACAAGCACAATCTACCGCTAATGCAGGTGATAAGTACAACAATATGGTTTCTGGTCTTAAAACGGCTAAAGAAGCGTGGGACAAAGGACTTATTGGAACAGATGATTTTAAATCATTTGCAAAACTTATCTCTCCATCTGGTGCAACAGATGATGTAAACTTTGCCGAAAACTATTCTAAAGCAGCACGTTATCTTACAGAGGATGAATCTGGCGTAAAGGCATTCTTAAATGACTTATCTTCTAAAGGTCTTGCAGATTTCAATGAAGAATCTCAACAATGGTCATATAACGTAAAAGATATGGCAGAAGCTGCTAAACAAATGGGTATGGGTAAAGACTTCATGTCCAATATGTTTGGTAGACTTGAAGACTATGGATTCCATAATAATGTCATTTCTGATGCAGAAGATGGTGTTCTAAAATTATCAGATGCTTACTCCAATCTTGCAGAGTCAGAAGCTAGACTTGAAGATTTAAAGAAAAACGATCCTACTAATACTACCGCTATTGAGCAAGCAGAGAAGGAAGTTTCTGGATATAAACAAGATATTGATGAACTTGGTACGAATCTAAAAGAAGTAGCTTCTCATACAGCAGAGAATTATAATCGTGAACTTGAAACTGCTAAGAATCAGATGAAAACACTTGCTGATGAACGTGAACGTATTTTAAAGAGTAATGAATACGGTGACAATACTCAATCGGTTGCTGATTATATGCAGTCACAGATTGACCAATTAGGTCAGAGTTATGGACTTGATTCTTCTACCCTTCAACAGCAAGCTGAGCAAGCTGCAAAAGCATACTCTGACGCATTACAAAATGCAACTATTGAAAATCCTGTTACACCTGATTTTGGCGAAGATACTGCTTCTGCTGATGCTTACGCAAGCGCAGTAGACAAAGTGCAACAGGCAAATAAAGATAATAACCAGACATTATCAGATTCTATTAAAACTTTACAGGAATATAATTCAGAACAAATCAAAGGCATTGATTTATTTGATGGTGCTTATGACAGTGATGAATTAAGACCTGCGGAACAAGCGTTAGATAACATCTGTCAATCTCTTGGTCTTACGAGTGAAGAAGCAGGATTGCTTGGACAAGTTCTTGAGTCTATGGGAATTATCAAACCAGAAGTAGATGATTCTGAGGTTAAACAAGCTAAGACAGATGCAGAAGAAACAAAACAAACCTATGATAATTTAGGTGACAGTACAGTTTCTATTAATGCAGATGTTTCTGGCGAAGATAGCGTTGCATCTTTTGTTGACCAATGCTCTTCTATTCAGCAAGGTATGACTACTACTATTACTGCCACTGTCAGTGGAGAAAGTGAAGTAGAATCTCTCGAAAGTGGTCTTGAGCAAATCCCAGATAATACTCCTACTACTGTTGACGTTACGGTTAATAATCAGCAAGACTTAGATAATATTCAAAGTAAAGTTGATAGCCTTAATGCAGGTGGCAAGGATATTACACTTAATGCTCATATTAAACCAGATAGTGATAGTGAAGTAGAAGTTAAAGCAAAAGATACTACTGTAAAGGTTACGCCTGATCCAAAAGAAGTTGAAGTTACTGCTAAACCTGTAAAAGTTGATGTACAACCATCACAGAAAGAAGTTAGTGTAAGTGCAAAAGTAACGAATAAGCCAAACGCAACTTCCCAAGGAGTTATTAATTATAAAAAAGGTAATGTTGAGAAAGCCGATGGTACTACTTCCCAAGGCATTATCAATTATAAAAAAGGTGATGTCGAAAAGGCAGATGGAACTGTCTCAACAGGTATCATTAATTATAATTTAGGTAATGTCGCTACTCCTACTGGTATGGTTGCTACTGGTGTAATTAACTATACATTAGGAAGTGTTGCTAAACCAGGCAAAGCCGCTGGTACATTTGGTCAATCCAGAGCATATGCGCAAGGTAGTCTTACTGATTTATCTGCTTATGCAGGTGGTCATGTTTCATTACCAAGAGATGAAAAAGCTCTTGTAAATGAAGTAGGAACAGAATCTATTGTACGTGACGGACAATGGAGTTTGATTCCTGGTGGTGCGCATCTTGAAAACCTCAAGAAAGGTGACATCATTTTTTCTGCCTCTCAAACAGAAGATTTGCTGAAACGTGGTGCAACACCAGGTCATGCTAGAGCATACGCACAAGGAAGTCTTAGTGATATTTCTCTCACTCATGCTTTTGATGGTGGCTCTGGATGGGGTGGATTCGGTGGTGGATTATCCAATAAAACATCGGTTTCATCCAGTAGTGGTTCATCAGATACTTCTGCAACTCAGAAACATACAGATGCTGTTCAAAAAGATACATCCTCTACGGAAGATAATACCAAATCTACAAAAGATTCCACAGAAGCGTTTAATTGGGTGGAGACAAAACTTAAGAAATTCTCTAAAGCCGTAGAACGTATATCTAATCAGATTACGGATTATGTATCTTCTGCTTTCAAAACTGTGCTTCTCAAGAGACAGGTCAAAGCAGTTGAAAAACAACTCAAGGCGAATGAACAGGGTTATACTGCTTATATGAATAAAGCTAATTCTGTTGATATTAGTGACGACTATAAGAATAAGGTAATCAATGGTACATTCTCAATTGAGGAAATTGATACATCTTCTGACTCTGGCAAACAGTTAGCAAAAGATATTAAAAGTTTCCAAACTTATTATAACTCTGCACAAGATTGTAAAGACACAGTACAGGAGTTAAACAACAAACTTCTGGAATTATATGAAACAATCGTAAATATGCCTACGGAAAAGGCAGAGAAAAAGATTGACAGATTAAAGACTAAACTTGAATCTCTCAATGCTGTTTCTGATACTGTTTCATTGGGTGGATCTGCAATCGCAGCAATGCAGAATCAGATTAAAGTGGATAATCCTGGTCTTGGCAATGCACAGAAGAAGCTTGATAAGGCTGAAACTGCTAGAAATATCACCAAGAAAACTCGTGCTAAAGCAAGCAGGGGTTTAAAATCTGCTACGGCTGATGCAGAGTCTACAGGGAATACGCTTATCAAGACAAGTGAAAAAAAGACAAAATCCATAGGCAAGAAACTGAAAAGTGCCGCAAAGTCTAGTACAAATAAAGCTACTTATAATGCAATTGCACAGGCAATCCGTGAAGGTAAACCAGTAAATTTGAAAGGACTGAAAGGTTCTGCACTAAAATATGCGAAATCATATAACAGTTCTTTAAAACAAGGCAATACTATTGCTTCCAAGGTTAAGGCAGGTAAAACTGTTAAGACTTCTGGAATGTCAGGCGTATTAAAATCTGCCGCAGTTGCATATAACACTGATGCAAAAGAGAAAGCTTCTGCACAGAAAGTATATGACAATGCTAAGAAAGCAGACGAAAAAGCCCTTGATGATCTGACTAAGGCTCAGAAAAACAAAGATAAGTTATATTCAGGTTCTACTAAGGAACAGCAGATTCTTGCGACAACAAAAGGTAAGAAATCATATGTATACCAGAATATGCTTCTTACACAGGAAACTAAGAATCTCAAGGAACAGAACAAACATCGTCAGAAAGCTTTAAAAGAGACTCGTGATAACTATATGAAGGCAAAAAATAGATATGACATTGCTGATGCTGATAAAACGAAATCTCAGAATAAACTTCTGAACAATAAAACTGTCATGTCTAAGTTGAATAAAACTCAACAAAAGGCATTAAAGGCAGGTAAAACAGTAAGCACAAAAGGTATCACTGATCCTAAAGTGCTGAAATGGATTCAAGACTATAATGAAAAAGTCAAGAAATCTACGGATTTAAGCAAGAAACTTCGTATTGAACAGGAAGCTTTGGATAAAGCAACAAGCGAAGCAGCACAATCTCAGGCAGAATACGCACAGTCTATCGTAGAGAATGCAAAGAAGAAACTTGAGAATATTGCAAACTATTATGATTCCTTTACTTCTCAATGGGAAAACAGGAACTCTATGTATGAAGCATACATGGATAGGATGCAGACACAGGGTTACAATCTGAGTACGAAATTCTACGAAGCAGAGATTGGACAGCAACAGAAAATTGTTGACAATCTGTCTCAGAAGTATATCGCAATGAAACGTAACTTTGCACAGGCAGTACAGGATGGTACGATTGTAGAAGGTACGGAAGAATACTATGAGATGCAGAATGAAATTGATCAAGTTGCGATTAGTCTTAAAGAAGCACAAAACAAAGTGGTTGAGTTCCAAGCATCTATTCGTGACCTTAAATGGGAACAGTTTGACCAGTTGCAGGATGCAATCGGTCGTATTACCAGTGAGTCAGATTTCCTTATTGACCTTATGAGCCATAAGGATATGTATGACAAAGATGGCAATATGACAGAACAAGGTCTTGCTACTATGGGATTGCATGGTGTCAACTATAATACTTATATGGCGCAAGCAGATAAATATAAGGAAGAAATGTTGAAAATCAGCGAGGAACTTGCGAATGATCCTAACAATCAGAAACTCATTGACCGTAAGAATGAACTGATTGATGCACAGCAACAAGCCATCTTATCTGCCGAGGATGAAAAAGATTCTATCAAGGATTTGATTCAGGACGGTATTGATAAACAGTTGGATGCTCTGGATGATTTGATTGACAAGTATCTTGATTGCTTAGACAGTGAAAAAGATTTATATGAGTACAGAAAGAAAATTGGTGAACAATCTGAAAAGATTGCTTCTCTACAGAAACAGTTATCTTCTCTGCAAGGTGATAATTCCGAAGAGAACAAAGCCAAACTTCAAAAACTCAAAGAGGATTTGAAATCTGCACAGGATGATATGGAAGAAACTCAGTATGACAAATATATTTCTGACCAGAAGAAACTTCTTGATGAACTCAAGCAGGACTACAAGAAAGCTCTTGATGACAGAATGGATAATGTTGACGTACTGATTTCTGATGCTATCGCAAGTATCAATAGTAATTCATCTAATATTTCTCAGACATTACAGACAGAATCTAAGAATGTTGGATATACATTATCTGGTGAGATGCAGACCATCTGGACAAGTCAGAGTCAGGCTCTTTCTCTATATGATGGTAAGTTTGAAACCAGATTTACAGGTATTACAACTGCTATTGGAAATGTCTATGATCGACAGAAAGACATGATTGATGCTATTAATGCTATGGCTGAAAAATGGATTGCTAAAGCAGACCAGATGCTACAACAACCTACTAAAACAGAAGGAGTTCTTGAAGAAGTAGAGCAAAAACCAGATAAAGATAACGTTGCAGAAGGGAATCCAACACCAGATCCACCAAAAGTTAGTGATAAGGATTCTATTAAGGACGCTGTGCTGGTTGATCCTGATGAACCAAAGAAAAAGCCAAATAAGAATGACAATAAGAAGATGGGTAACGGTAAAGCCGAAGTAGGCGATAAAGTTACTTTCTCTTCTGGTAGATATTATGAAGCATCTGATGGTTCTGGTGCGTCTGGTAATATGTATCTTGGCAAGAAAGTTAAGATTACACGAATCAATAAAGGTTCTAAATATCCATATGCTATTGATGCTACGGATGGTACTGAACTTGGTTGGGTAAAACTTAATCAGTTGAAAGGCTATGCTTCTGGCATCATGAGAGTTCCGAATGACCAGTTAGCTTGGACGCAGGAACAGGGTGAAGAAGCTATTGTCAGAAATGATGGTAGTATTCTGACTCCATTAAGTAGAGATGTGTCTGTACTAAATGCAGATATGACTAAGAACTTATGGGACTTCATGGGTAATCCTGGTTCATTCTTGAGTGATTATAGTGATGGCGAGAAGTTTGGTGTGAAGAATGTTGATAATTCTAGTAGTGTTGATGTTGGTGGTGTTACAATTCAATGTAATATGCCTAATGTTCAAAATGCAAATGATTTATTACATGAACTCACAACAAACAAGGACATTGAGAAAGCTATTTGTGCAATGACTATAGGTAGAGCTATGGGTGGAAGTTCATTAGCTAAATATAAATATAAGAAATAAAATTTTAGGGAACTACTCTTTCATCGGAGTAGTTCTCATTTAAAACTTTGGAAGGTTAAGGCTAATTAAATATTCAACGCATTAACGATCGCTATCTGAGCTATGGCGGTCGTTTTTGCATTTCTTATCAAAAATACTACTAACAGTTTCGTAAACTATAGTAAAAATAACAAAAGATACTGTAAAATGAATATATTTGTGTCAATTGTAATTCGACAAATTTTACACTTAAGAGACTATCTATGATTGGTAGTCTCTTTTTATATAGAAAGAGGTAATTAAATGTCAGATAAAACTGTACGAGATTTACTTGATAAAAGTATAAAACAAGATGTTGCAAAACAACAACAAAATAAGATTCAAAAAATACAAGAAAAGGTCAAAGATATAGAGCAAAATGAATCTGCTCAAATATCTGATATGGATAAAAAATATCTCAAAGATTTCAAACATCAGTGGAATGAACTTTTTATTGAAACTGTAAAAGTTAAAACACAGTATGAACTACTTATTCAAGATGTAAAACTGATGAAAGAAATTACACTTGCAATTAATAAAGGTGACACATGGAAATATAAACTTGCCAGATGGCTTGTAAGATAAATAAAAAATAAATAGTAAAGGTGGTGAAGTATGAAAGCATTAGATTTTGAGTATGATGGAGCTTTAGCTTCAAGCAAAGGAATTATAGTTTGTTCATTTGATTCAGGCGATGATGAAACTATAGATTATGGTTCTAAAATAAATTTTGATGTAACATCCATAAGAAATGGAAAAGAATTTGAATTAGTCAATTCTGGATATGATGAAGCAGGTGAATTTACTTTTCAAATTTGTAAAGATCCTTATATGCAATTAAATCGAGGGAATAAATATTTCACTACTGATGAACAACGCTTTGTATATAGATGGCTAAATAGAAATGATGGCTTTCACATTTTAAAAATAATTACATCTGAAAATCAAACAATGTTATTTAAAGGAAGTTTCAATATTGAAACAATTGAATTTTGTGGAAAAGTGATTGGATTTGAACTGACATTTACTATGGGTAAACCATTTGCAACACAGGATTGTAAAACAATCACACATACATTTAAGGCAAATGAGCAATTCACTATCATAGATGAATCAGATGATATAGGATATATTTATCCTGATATACAAATTAAATGCCTTTCAAGTGGAGATTTAATAATTACAAATTCGATTGAGAATCGCACAACAATAATTAAGAATTGTTCTACAAATGAAGTTATTTCTGTTGATGAAAATTTAAACATATCTACTTCTCTCTCATCTCATAAATTATATAATGATTTTAATTTTGTATTCTTTAGAATCGCAAACTCTTATGAAAATAATCAAAATATCATTTCTGTAAATATCCCATGTGAAATTACAATTAAATACTATCCTGTTGCGAAAGGAGTTGGACTTTAAGAATGAACGTACATAAATTAAGAATGGACACCTCTGGCAACGTAGAGGATATTAGTTTTGTTCTAGCTAAGAAAAATGGTGATAAACTTGCCAATATTACCAATATAGATAATATTGTTGCTAAGCATTCTATGAAAGAAGCTTCTGAATTTACATTTGCTGCACACAAAAAAATAGGTGATAATATTATTAGATGTTGGAATGACATTAAAGATTTTAAGTTAGTTTGGATTCCTGAGTGGGATATGTGGTATGAAATTACTGTAGAAGTAAATGAGAAAGATGAAAATATCAAGAATGTTTCTGGTAAGACTTTAGGCGAAGCCGAATTATCGCAAATTATGTTATATGGAATTGAGATTAATACTGAAACAGATATCGCTAGAGAAGACTATAAAATACCCACAACATTTTATAATCCAGATCATCCAGAAGCTTCATTGATGGATAGATTACTCACAGATAAAGCACCACATTATAAAGTTAAACACATTGATAAAAGTTTGATGAACTTACAGAGAACTTTTACATTTGATGATACATCTATTTATGATGCACTCCAAGAAGTTTCAGAAGAACTTGATTGTTTATTTATATTTGGATGTGGTTCTGATGAAAATGGAAAACCAGAAAGAACAATTTCTGTATATGATTTGGAAGCAAATTGTGTAGATTGTGGGAATAGAGATACATTTGTTCATAAATGTCCTAAATGTGGAAGCACAAATATCATATTAGGATATGGAGAATATACAAATGTATTCATTTCAAGGGATAATCTTGCCGATGAGATTACATATTCTGTTGATACTGATTCTGTAAAGAACTGCATGAAACTTGAAGCAGGTGATGATTTAATGACTGCTGCTATTCGATCATGCAATCCTAATGGAACAGATTATATCTACTACTTCCCAGATGAAACAAGAGAAGAAATGTCGCCAGAATTACAAGAAAAATTAAAGTCTTATGATACCTTATATGAAAAGTATCAATCTGATTATAATTTTACTATAAATGATTCTTTTGTGACAAATTATAATGCACTTGTAAATAAATATAAAACTTATGAAGAAAATTTAGAAGATACAGAGATTAAGAATCCTATTGTTGGATATCCAAAGTTGATGCGTATTTATTTTGATACAATTGATATGGTACAACTTTTAAGAAATAAGTTAATGCCACCAGTCGATAAACCAGATAATAACGCAAAATCACAAGGCGAATATTTGATGTCTAATCTCCCATCTTCTGCTTCTACTACTTCTCTTAAAAATCTTTCTGTGTCTACTGCTGATAATATTATGGTTATGTTGGCACAATCTATCGTCAAAGGTGTTTTTAAAGTTACAGTTACAAATACTACATTGTCTAATAATGTATGGAAGGGTAAGTTTAACTTAGAGAATTATGCTGATAAAGATGATAAATTTACTTCGCAATTTGTATCAATTAGCATCAATGAAAACTATGAATCATATGTAAAACAACGTATAGATTCTATTCTTGCTCGTTCAGATGAAAACTATTATGATATCGTAGGATTATTCAAACAAGATATGACTGTATTTAAATCACAGTTGAAAAAATATTGTTTAAATACATTGCAAATATTCCAAAAGTGTTGTCAGTCTTGTATTGATATGATGGTACAACAAGGAATTTCTTCAAACAGTACTTCAAGCATATATGGAATCAATACAAAAGTCCTGTATGAGAATGTATATATTCCTTATTATAATAAGATGAATGCAATTCAAGATGAGATTAAAGTGCGTGAAGATGAATTGTATACTGTTGAAGGAAAATATAATAATCAAAATCAACTTGTGCAAGATGGTATTCAAATTGAAATTGAAAGAATTATCACAGAAGTACAAGATGCGCTGAATTTTAAAAACTACATTGGAATTGATTTATATAAAGAATTTAGTTCATTTATTCGTATGGATAAGTTTTCTAACGATAATTACATTTCCGATGGACTCAACAATACAGACTTAATGAAAAACTCAATTGAGTTTATTACAGTTGCTACAAAAGAATTATTTAAATCTGCTACTCTCCAACATTCTATCACAGGAACAATTAAGAATTTCTTACGAATGAAAGAATTTGAGCCTGTGACAAATAACTTTAAAAACGGCAATTGGATTTGTGTTGGAATTGACGATAAAGTATATCAATTAAGAATTGTCGAATATGAAATTGATTTTTCTGATACACAAAATATCAGTGTAACATTTTCTGATGTTATTTCTACGCCAGACGGAATGACTGATTTGGAAAGTATTCTTGCAAATTCTTCAAAAATGGCTACATCATATAATGGTGTAGTTAGACAATCTACTATTAATACTGATTTCAAGAATAAAATGAATGAAATGATTGCTAAAGGTTTAAGTATGACAAATACAAAAATCGTTAGTAATGCAGATAACCAGGATATTACATGGGATGAGCATGGATTATTATGTCGTGAGTATGATGATATTATTTCCGATTATACAGATTCACAGTTAAAAATTATCAATCATGGCATTTATATTACTGATGATAACTGGAAAACTGCAAGAGCTGGTATTGGTAATTTTATTTATTACGATCCAAAAGATAAGACATATAAGGAGTCTTATGGTGTTATCGCTGATACTCTTGTGAGTAATTTAATCCTTACAAGTGAAGTAGGTATTTACAATGAGGAGAAATCTATTGAAATGGCTAAAGATGGAATCATTGTAACTACCAATACTATGAACAAAAATGTATTTACAATTCGTAAGGAAATTACAGATGATGAAGGTAACATAACTTATGAAAGACAGTTATATATTGATGATAATGGAAATATCAGATTAGCAGGAAACGCTTCTATCGCATGGGATAGTATCACAGGAACAGAAAATGTTGTTGTGAAAGATACTCTAAATGAGTTTATGGCTACTGTCAAAGAACAGATTGATGGTAAGATTGACACATTCAGACAGAGTGATGATCCATCTGTAAATTGGACTGACGAAGAAAAGAAATCACATGAAAATGATTTGTGGTATGATACTACAAATAATATCGTAAAAATGTGGAATGGTTCTACATGGGATGATTTCACAGGTGATGTGCCAGAATCAGTTTGGAATGAGATTAATGGTAAGGCACAGATATTTACTGATACTCCAAAAACACCTTATAATAAAGGGGATTTATGGTTTGTTGGTGAAAATGGTATATATATTGATGCAGAACACCCAAATGAATATAAGAATGAAATCCTTACTTGTATAAATCCTAAAGCTGATGGAACTTCATTTAGTATTGATGATTGGCAAAAGAAAAATAGCTATACAGACAATTCAGCGTTAAATGAATTTAAGAATAATGTAGGCTATACTCAAATTAACAGTGAATGGGTAATTTCGCCAAATATCAAAGGTGGACATTTAATGATTACTCAGAATGGAAGTCAATATTCTGCTGAGATTACACCAGACGGTAAGCTAAAAGCTACAGGTGCGGAAATTACAGGTGCAATTACTGCTACTTCTGGTATTTTTACTAACGTAGATATTCAGAGTGGTAAAATTGGTGGATTTACGCTTGCAAATAATATATTGTCAAGTAGTTTTGCAACAATCAGCCCATTATCTTTATCATATGGAAGCAATTTTTCTGTTGATTCAAGTGGAAAGTTAAGTGCGAATGGTGCAACTATTACAGGTGATATTAATGCTACTTCAATTTATGCAAAAGACAGCTATAAGATATATGCGAGTGGATTAGGAAAATCTATAAAAGCCATATGGTGTGGTGATAATTGGGAGCCAAACGATGGATATGTAGATTTATACATTGGAAATGATTCTAAATCTTGGGCAGCGTTTATAGATAAAACGTCTAGTGATTCTAAATTTTCTCGAAGAGCCATTGTGGCTTCACAGTATTTTAACACAGGCAACCGACAAAATAACTATTCTTCTGTGAATTGTGTCACCGATCAAGACACGACATATGTCGAACTTACAACTATAAGTAAAGATACACCTGCTTCCGTAAGACTACAAATTGCTAATGATAGCGGATTATGTTTCATTCCAGGCGATGTAAATGATAGTGCATTGACTTACGATGAAACAATTAAACTTGGAACAAAAAGTCATAAATGGATGCAAGTTTGGACTAAAAATCTGTATGCAAACGGAGATACAGTTAGATTCTCTGGAATATCCGCAAAATCTTCAACTAGATATCTTGTTATTGATAGTAGTGGAAATGTTGGATACAGAGATGGCAATAATACCGAAGGTGGCAATGCATCTAGTTATGGTTCTCTCACTAATAAGCCAGGGATTAATGGACACACTTTAGTAAGTGGAAATAATACATTATCTAATTTAGGGATCGCTGCACGATCACATTCTCATTCTAAGTTAAATAATAGTTCTCCTGTAGATTATAAAGGATTTGGTCATTGTCATACCGTAATTATGAATAGTAATCATAATATGTGGATTGCAATTAATAACGATGGTACACCCGCATTGACTCCATATAAATTAAAAACATCAACTAATTATACAGATGTTGATACATATTCATTAGAAAAAGGTGGCACTTGTAACCTCGGAAGCACAGATGCCCCTTGGAATGCGGTATATGCTAAAAATTACTATGATGAATATGGAAATAAGATTTCTACAGGTGGTGGTTCAATTAGTCTTAAAATTGATGGAGTTACACGTAGTTCTGGATTTACGAATTATAACCTTGCAACGCAAGATTGGGTGACTGGTAAAGGATATTTAACTCAGCATCAATCTCTTTCTGGATATGCTACTACAAGTTGGGTTAAAGGGGCATTTGGTGATACATTAAGTATTTCAGGAAGTACATTATATTTAAAAAATTATAACGGTTCTCAATTAAGCTCAGTTACTTTACCAACAAGTTCTGGTGGTGGGAATTATGCTCCCTTAAATCATACACATGATCATTTAACAGGATCATTTGATGTTACAGTTGGTTCATCAACAATGTATCCAGATGGTGATGGTTCATATTCATGCGGTAGTAGTGGACATAGATGGAAATATGTTTATGCGTCTAACGGTATAAATACTGGTTCTGATGAGTATATAAAAGAAAATATCAAAAGCATTACTAATTTTCCATCTATTGATAAATTTTATATGTCATTAAATCCAATTCAATATAAATTCAAACAACGTCCAAACGATGATGAAATATCTAAAATACATTTTGGATTTGGAGCAAGGGAAACAGAAAGACATCTAAAGGAAAATAATTTTGAATCAGAAAATTATAGTATAGTTACAAAATCTATTTTAGATAAGCCTAATTTTGTTGGACGTACTGATGAATATTCAATGAATTATCTTGAGTTCATCTCTCTCAACACTCATATGACTCAAAAAGCTCATCATCGTATTGACTCTCTCACACAAGAAAATCAAAAACTTAAAAACACTATTCTCTCATTACAAGGAGAAATTGCAATTATAAAACAAAAATTGGAGGAATTAGCATGATTAAAATTAATACAACAACTAATGTAAGTGCAAATATTTATGTTGGTGAAGCAGAAAATCAAAAGAATGTCGCTTATGCAAACGCATCTGTAAGTAAAAACGGTGACGTTTCTATTAACAAGTCCATTCAGGATGGCGAGGTATTCAAAGCCAATAAAGAATCAGTTCTGAAAGATTTCACAGAGTTTGAAACCTATGTGTATAGCTTAGTAGATATTGCTGAATAGAATATAATCACATAAATTACAATGACAGACTATGGATTAATTTCTGTAGTCTGTTTTATTATACCCAAAATCAAGGAGAAGAAAATATGAAATATAGAAATATTGAAATCATTAATGTAATTAACTTTCTAAATAAGTTTGGTGATATGAAATTGCCTGCAAAAATTAGTTTCGCTATCATTAAAAATCAGAATTATTTTAATAAAGAATATAAGGATTATACCGATGCTCTGCAAAAAACATATGAATCTTATTCAGACCACTTTAAGAAAGATAAAGAAGGACAAGTGGTTGTAAATAAATCTGGTATTCCAGAACTTGATGATAAAGATGTTGCCAATAAGATGTATGAGGAAATCAATGACTTACTCTCTCTTGAGGTTGAAGTAGGAAGATTTTACATTGATGAGTCTATATTTGACTATGATGATTCAAAATATGATGTATTAACTCCAAAGGATATGTTTGCCTTAATGGATTTCTTATGTCGTAAAGATGAGGATAAAACAGAATGACAGAACAAGAATATAAACAGAAAGAAGCAAAAATAAAAGAACGTAATAAAAATATTACGATGAAACGGAAACTTCATCGGATGAAAAAGAGTAGATTCAAATTCAAAAAAATACGGACAAGTAAAAAAGTTCTCTGGACAATCATTGTGATCTGTTTAGAGATTTTATTTTTCTCTGAATATATGGCATTGAAAACTGAGGACACAAGTTTTATGTATGCACTTATTGGAGTAGCTACTACTCTTATACCTACCGCATTAGGCTATTTCAAAATGAGCGACAACGAGCATAAACGTGGTCAATTTGAAATGTCATTAAATGAAGACTACTCTTCCACCATTGATGAACAAACTGACAGTGATGGTGCTGTTGGATAATAAATAATACAAGGAGGACTCGTATGGATATTTTAAATGGTATCAAAAACTTCTTATCTTTAATCAATGATAATTGGACTACTATCTTAGTTATCGTTGGTTTAGCTTTAGCTTTATGGAAAAAATTTGAATCATATTCAAAACTCTCCACAGACAAGAAAATTGAAATTGCCAAGAAACAGATTTCCGAAAATATCTTAAAGCTGATTACCCAAGCTGAAAAAGATTATGCTGAATGGGAAAAGGCAGGAAGTATCAAGCGTAGTGAAGTAATTAGTGAAATTTATAAGGAATATCCTATTCTTGCAAAAGTTGTAAATCAAGAGGAACTTGTTAAATGGATTGATGAACAGATTGATAACGCACTCCCAACATTGAGGGATATTATCAAACAAAATGAAAAAGATATATCAGATACAGGAAAGTAATGAGGTAAATAATCATGGACAAAAATATGGCGAATCGTATGTGTTGCGATTTAGACATCCGAGATTATTACACCAAAGCTCCTGTAATGCGTGTCGACTTCTGTAATACGACAACATATGGATTTAATTCTGATGCTGTTTTTGCCAATCGAAAAGGCGCAAAAGCTATCAAATTTGAATCTCCACTTGAAGGTAATATTGATATTACGTTTCAAGTGCATCCATTTAAAGTATATTCTCTATTAAATGGTGGTCAAGTATTAACTGATGCGATTATCGTAAGACGTGAAAATATTACTGCTTCTGTAAATGGTAAATTGACTTTACAACACTCTCCTATTATGGGGAGTGTTTTTGTATATACAGATAATGATTTTACAGGTAAAGAAATAAAAGGTTCTGTTGCGGACAAAACATTTATTGCGCAAACAACTTCTGATATTAAGTCTGGTCAAACTTATGTCGTTGGTTATCTTGAAAATAAAGCGGAAGATGTAAAACGTATAGCATTCAATAATCGTAATTATTCTTCTGCTTATTATATTCAAATGATAACTGCTAGCAAAGATGAAGATGGTGATGATGTTGGAATGCGATTAATTGCATATAAATGTTATCCAAAACGTGAATTGGAAATTAATTTTTCTTCTGATGATTCACCTGCTGAAATTACAATGTCATTTGAATGTTTTCAAGATGAAGATGGAAATATCATGGATATGGTTGCACTTGATGAGGATGAAGAAGATGAATATGAAGATATTTGGATTAATTTCACGACAGGCACATTGGAAACTTACTCACCTACTTATTATATACAAAATGGATATCTATTACAAAACGAAGTAAAGGAGGATGGATATTAATGGCTGCAAAAAATCTCGGAAAAGTTTTTATGACTCCAAAAGGTCAATGGGATAAAACTTTAAGTTATACAAAATTAGATATTGTAACAAATAAAATCGGGAAAATCAGTAGTGGATATATTGCTACTACTGACATTCCAAAAAATACAGCAATTAGTGATGCTAAGTGGTTAAAATTATTTGATCTTGTTGACGGTGATGTTACAGACGAATATAAAGCATTACAGAAAGATGTAACTAATAAGGCTACAAATGTTGATACAAATAAAAAAGCTGTAGATACGATTTATACTGCTATGCAAAAGTTGTACGATGTAGAGATTTCTACTACTGCTCCAACTAATGAGCGTACAGGACTGTGGGTGAACCCTGATGATGAACAATCAGTAAATATTCCAGAGTTAAAAGATAATGTAGTAAACACAACAGACACATGGAGTTCACAAAAAATCTATACAGAACTTCAATTCCTATTGGCAAAAATCACAGCATTAGAAACTAAAACACAGACTATATCAGATGCAGATGCCGCTGCATATTTAGGAGGAAATTGACATGAGCGATGAAATTAAGGTAAATTCTGAAAATACCCCCCCCCGCAAAAATTTGGCAACTTTAGGGCAGGTTAAGGATGCTTTGGATAAGAGAGACGAAAAGATTGCTTCACTAAAGGAAGATATAGGTGAGATTCCTAAAAAACAAGGATATCTAAGCAGTTATGTTACAGATAGTACTATAAAAATTAATAATGAAATTTATGATGTTACGACTATTATAGATGGACTGTTAAAAAATGGATGTAAAAAAATCGTAGTAGATGTTGATTGCTATGTTCAGAGACCAATTATTCCGAACAACGGATTAGAAATAGTCGGAAATGGTAAAAGCGTTATTTATTTTGAATCTGGAGATGGATTTAATTTTTCGGAGGGTAGCGACAACGCATCCATACATGATTTAATAATAAAGGGATATAACATACAAGATGATGTAAAGGTTAAAGACAACTGGCTCATCAACATATCAAGTGATTTACATAATGTCAAATTGTACAACTTGGATATAGAGAGCGGTTATAACGGTATAAAGATAAATGGATGGATAAATAATTATCAAAATATAATTGTTAGTTATTTTAAAGGAATTGGCGTTTATATTGGAAGAAGTGACAACACTTTTAACACTTTTTATATAAACGGTTGCCGAAAAGAGGGCTTATATATTTCATCCAGTAATAACAGAATTGATAATATAAAGATATTATCATGCGGGGAAAATTCTGATTCTTCTTGTTTTTTTAAAGGTAATAGGAATACTATATCGAATGTAGAGATTCAAGATATATATAACAAATGTGCGATATTCGAGAATTTTAATAATAATATATTGAACATTAACTTAGATGGGATAAGAACACACATTACGGACGACGCATCAATCGTACTTGCTGAATTTGTAAATTGTAGCAGAAATGTTATCAATTTAATTTCATCAAAATATGGTTCTAGCGTTAATGACTCGTCTAAGGACGATATCATAAGTTTAAATAGCAATTGTAATACCAATTCATTGATATTATCATCATTGAAAGTCGCATTGCAGGATGGTGGAGTGAAAAATAACATAACGGTGTTAAAAAACGATATTGTTAGTTACAATATTGATAAAATTTTGACTCTGGAAGAAACATACAGTGCAAAAAAACCGACAGCGATTAATTATGTTAAGTGTACTAATGTATCTAATGAATATAGCGATGCTATGTACGCTTTTAAAAATAATGGAGATGTTAATTACAGCGGGCCTAGGTTCACGTTAAAAGAAAAACAGAAACTTTTTTGTGTGGTGGTCTTATCTTCAAACACCGCCTATAATGAGCAAACACAAGCAACTCTTATGTTAACTGATCAACAAGACAATATGAATCATACTAAAAGTATCGGAAATCTTGAAAATAACCAAGTTCTTACTTTAATAGGGGCTGATGATGCATCACTTTTGCCATGGGCTGTATTAAATAACGTGATGAATTCAAGCACGATAACGAAAATTAAGTATATAGGTTTTTTTGATTTTAAGAATTATTCTGCCATAATGTCTGATATTATTAATTAACTAAAGAGGGCTTTAGTTAACTAACAAAACGGGCAGAAGAAACACTCTCCTGCCCTTCTCTCTTACTTACCCAAGTCTAATAACCTATGTAAATATGAGTCTGTTTGCAACGCATCAGGACTCTCATTGTCATTGACAACTACAAATTTATTTGTTTCGTTTTCAATAACTTGTCGAATGTAATCAAACACATGTAACGTATGTATGAAACTTTGCATTTGTTCATATGTAATCACATGGGCTTCATCTGCCATCTCGAATATAAGAATCTTTAGACCTTTTCGATGTTTATACATTTTAATGAATTCATTAATCTTTTGTTCATCAGATGTATTTAACTCGTCTACCACATAACTTTCGATGTGATCAATCCTTATACAGAGCAACTTGATGTAATTTTTAATCTCATATAATGCCATATTTGCCACCTCCTTTCTATGTAGGAAAATTATACCTGATTGAAAGGCACATTTCATTGTAAAAAATTTGGTAAATATGGAAATATTTGGATGCTATTTTAGCATCTCTTTTTAATTTTATGACTAAAATATTGAAAATTTTCAACCACCACAATTTAGGAGGTATTTATAAATGATAAAAATGAATTTGGGATCAGCTAAAATTCGTGATCCAAAAACAAAACAATTTAATCCAATTGCCGGATTAATTGGAGAATCCGCTTATCAGACTGCCGTTAGATTAGGAACTTTTAGCGGAACTGAAAAAGAATGGAATGATTATATCAAAACAGAGCGTGAAAAAGCTCTTGAAGATATTCGTAAAGCAGGTGAGGAGTTATCCACTTATATCTCTGTGCAAACTTTTGTTGATGTTAAGCAGAAAACACCACATATTGATACAGTAAAAAATTATTATAATTTACAGCGTACAGGTAAAGTTTACCAGACAAAAATTTGGAAATTTGCAACTAATCCGACAAGCGTAGGTGAAAAACTTTTAGATAATGCAGGACTTGAATTTGTTCCATCTACTGATACTACAGAGGGAAAAGACGATTATCTTAATGGCAATCATCCTATGTTTGAGTGGGTGCATTGTAATTACAAGCGTAACGATGATGGTACTGCTTATCCTATCGCTACAGAGTATGATAACAACTATGCTACTACAGGCGCAGTTGATGTAGGTGCTATGCAGATGAGCTTCTACTGGAACTGGGACGCTTCTAATCCAGAATATGATCTTGTCACGATTTCTGATATGCCTAATGAAAAGTATGGATTAAAACCTTGGACAGAATGTAAACGTGCTGATGGCACAGTTCTTCCATATTGTATCGGTTCTGCTTATGTATCAGGTATTGCGAGTGATGGACTACTGAGAAGTCAGCCTGAATTAAAGCCTGAAAGAAATCAGAGTCATAACAATATGATTACTAATTATCAGAAAAAAGGTAAAGGATATTGGGGAGCTGGTGCAGAAAGAAATACATTCCAGATTCTTTTTAACATTATCAAGGGTGCGACAAAGAATAGTCAAAGTTTATTCCAGGGATGTACAAATTATAACTTTCAGTATTCTGCTTCTATTCAGTCTACGGATACACATACATATTTCCCTGTTACAAACGATCAGGCAAAAAATATTCTTGTTGGTTCTTATGTATCAGTTGGTTATGGACAACTTAATGATACTAAGAACGGCGTAAATAATGACCGTGGAGTAGCGAATATTCATAAATACGCAGATGATGTAAAAGTGTTGCGTATAGAAACACTTGATGAGAATAATAAAGCTGTATATCTTGATATTAAAACAGGATTTAATACCACTTCTATTAAATTATCTGATACCGTGAATGCTCCTATTACAATCAGTTCTATGTATTGGTGGTCAGGAACTACTGATACTGTTATTGGTCGTCATGATGGTTCTTATGTTTCTAACACTGACGGAAAACATGCATATAGAGTACAGGGACGTGAGTATGCTGTAGGCTCTTATATAGTTGCATCTGATACAGTTATGGACTTCCAGAGCGATTATAGCAAGAAAGTATATATTGCTCCAAAAGGTCTTGCTCATAGTTCTTCTGATGCAACAATTAGAAGTAAATATACATGTATTGGTACAATTCCTGCTAATCCAGATGGAAAAGGATCCGATTATTGGATTGGAGATATTTCAGTTGATGTTAATACTGGTGGATGGTTCCCATCCGCAAAAGGTTCTTCAAATTCTCAAGGCTGGGCTGATATGTTATACGCAGGTGGTACAAGCACTTCTGGCACTCGTGAATACCTGATGGGCGGTGTTCTCGGGGATGGCTTGAATTCTGGTCCTGCTTGCCTCTATGCCTGGGGGTCTTTGTCGCTTGCCGGGTGGCTTTGCGTCGGCTGCGATTAAATATAGGTTGTCCAAGGGGTGAATTTTTGAACGAACTTGCGAAGCAAGTGAAGAGAAAAAAGAGGGGACTTCTCCCCTCTTAGTAAAAGAGAAAGAAGGTAACTACTTATCAAAGAAATATGGTCACAAGAACGAGTAAATATATTTAACGATTCTGTAGATAAAATGATTAATAGTTTGAATCCATATCAAGCAATCGCATTTACGGATGGAGCATATTCACAGAGCAAAAATAAAGGTGGATATGGTGTTGTTTTATTTACTCAAGGTAGTAAAGAAACTTACGACAAAGTGTTTCGTTGGAAAACACAATCTCATCAACAAATCATAAAGTTTCATAATGTTGGTGCTGAATGTGAAGCTGTAAAATTTATTGTTAAAAAGGCTATCGAAAAGAATCTTCAAAAAATCACTATATTTTATGATTACGAAGGAATACTAAAATGGATCACAAGGGAATGGAATGCAAATCAAGAATATACTAAAGATTATGTAAATACTATGTTGTTATACTCAAAACAAATTCAGATAGGATTTGTAAAAGTAAAATCTCATTGTGGAATAATATATAACGAATTAGCAGATGAGATTGCAACAAACGCATTATTAAAACCTTAAATAGAGAATTAATCAAGAGTGTGAAAGCACTCTTATTTTATTGCACAGATTTAGGAGGAAATCATTTGGAAGAATACAATGAAGAAAAATATATAGTTTATTGTCATACCAATAAAATCAACAATAAGAAATATATTGGTCAAACTTGCCGTAGTTTGGAAATTAGAAGTGGTAAGAACGGACATCAGTATCATGCATGTACGTATTTTTGGAATGCTATTCAAAAATATAGATGGGATAATTTTGAGCATGAGATTTTATTCGAAGATCTGTCTAAAGAAAGTGCTGATAGAATTGAAAAAATATTAATCCAAACTTTTAGAACACAAAATCCCGACTATGGATATAATATTCAGAATGGTGGTACATTTGGAAATACTGCTCCACCAGAAGATTTAACTGGTAAGCAATTTGGTAGACTAACTGTTATTGGTAGGGATTTTTCCAATGATAAGGAAGTTAGATGGTTATGTCAATGTAGTTGTGGTAATCCAGAATTAGTTAGTGTGAGCACACATACTTTAAACAGGGGTTATACACAATCTTGTGGTTGCTATAGAAAAGAAAAAGCAAAACAAGATAACACCATTCATGGAATGACTGGAACAAAAATTCATAATAAATGGCTATCTCTTATTGATAGAGAAAACGTTTGTGATGAATGGAAATATAACTTTATGAATTTCTATGATTGGTCTATGTCTCATGGATATAAAAATGATCTATTCTTATGCCGTGTAGATTTAGATAAAGGTTTCAACCCAGACAATTGCAAATGGATGACAAAGAAAGAGTATGTAAGAAAAAATCAATCAAAATTATATACATATAAAGGCAAGACTATGACTCTTCCAGAATGGTCTGAGTATTATGGAATTAACATTAGAACATTAAACAATAGAATTAATAAATATGGAATGTCAATAGAAGAAGCATTGACAAAACCAATAAAGAAAAAACATTATTATACATATAATAACGAAACTCATTCTCTTCCAGAATGGGCTAAATTATATAATTTGAAAACAAAAACTTTAGAAGGTAGATTGAATAGAGGTAAATCTATTGAAGAAGCTTTAAATATGTAAAATAAATATTAAAACGGTCTTACACTACGGGCGGTAATCTCAGGAATGGCTTGAATTCTGGTACTGCATACCTCAATGCCAGGAGGTCTTTGTCGAATGCCAGGTGGAATTACGTCGGCTGATATTATATTTAGTAATATATTTCTTTAGTAGTGTATTTCGTACTTGTAAAAAGTATTTAATCGAAAGATCAACGTAACCTGATGGTTAAAATTATTTTCATAAACCAACCTCGCTAACATAGGAGGAACTATATTCTAATATAGTTGGGCTTAGTATCTATTGAGAAAAGCCTTTTAAATATAATCGTGTATACGATATATGAATTGATAAAATATACTATCTAATATTTATTTTATATACAAAAAATAAAACAGGAGGTATTATGCACGAAGAAATACTGTAAAAATATCGACATTACAAATCGTGATTTAATTTCAAATGCAACATATCGTTGTCTAGCAGACAAATATGAACGTAACGATACACTTGAATTATTATCTGATATTTCTGGATTAAGAAAATGCCAAATATACAATATTTATTACCGTTACGGAATAAAAGCAATAAAACCATTTGTTGAAATTCTAATAACTGTAATCCATTCAGAACTTATCAGTAAATCTATATCATTTCCACCAATCTGGTACAAAGAAAAGATTGATCCTTCTTCTCATAAAATCCGTAATATAGGAATCCAACATGTAAAACAACAAATATATGATTACATTGCAATAGAAGGACTTAAACCATTATTCTGTCGTATAGGAGTACATCAATACGCATCTATAAGAGACAGAGGATGTTTAAAAGGTTCTCGCATGATACAGAGATGGATGCGAAATAAATCTCTTAAATATTTTGCCAAATTAGATATAAAGAAATGCTATCCATCTATTCCACAGGATAAATTAATTCAATTTCTTGAAAAACATATTAAGAATGATATGCTTATGTGGCTTATTAAAGAACTTGTTAGTACATTCGAAATAGGCTTATCTATTGGTTCTTTTCTTTCTCAGTATTTATGTAATTTGTATCTATCCCAAATATATCACTTTATAGGACATCTACACAAAGTAAGAAAGCACAAAGATGGAACTAAGTCTTCTATTCGTCTTGTATATCATAGATTGTTCTATATGGACGACATATTAATGATTGGAACATCATCTAAAGACACACATAAAGCAGTTAAGGAAGTTATTAAATATTGCAAATCTCTTGGTCTAAAAATAAAAGAATCATGGTTTGTACAGAAAATGTCATTTGTTGATAGAAAATGTGATGGATCATTTATTGATATGATGGGATTTCGTATTTATAGAACTCATATCACTATTCGTAAATATGTATTTAAACGCATTCGTAGACTTGCTATACGATTGTGGAAACGAATAAAGACTCATCAAAAAGTTTTAGAATCTCATGCAAGGAAAATGATCTCCTATTTGGGATTGTTAAAAAATAGTAACTCAGTAAAAGTAATTCAAAAATATCATGTAAAAGATATTATGAAAATCTCTAAGAAAGTGGTGAAAGAATATGACAAAATCTCGCTTTATGGAAAAGCAGCCTTCTGTTAAGGTTGTTGAAAAAGATAAGGTGTATGTGTACATCTGTCTAAATGAAAAGGAAGTTACAGAAGATCATATAAATAGTGAAGAATCTGCTGAACCTGTAACTATGTATGAATATGATTATAATGAAATTATTGAAGATATTGGTATTTTAGATATTGATGATATCAAAGCCAATCCAGAAAAATATCTAAATTATGAAAAAGCAACTGTAAAGACTGACAAAGAACGTATTGCTGAACTTGAAGCAATGAATGCAGAACTGTCTACTACTGTAGATAGTATCTTAACTGATGTATTACCTACCCTTATGGGTGCGTAATTATATAACTCTATTAATAGAAAGGACATAGAAAGGACATGAAAGACATGACAACATTTATCGCACGTATGATTATGAAAGAAGCAGACAAAAGTATTGAAGCAGGTCAAAAGAAATACAGAGCGTATTTCGTGAAAACTAAACTGTATAAGAACTGGAAGGAAGATGTCGATACTATTCTCATCACAGATAGTTATGATGATGTTATTGTTGAGGCATGAATAAAACGAATATATAAACTTTTGTCGAAGAGGTGAGATACCTCTTATTTTTATGCTCAAATTTAGATGGAGTCTTGTGTTATAACAAGGCTCTCTATTTTTATGAAAATGAGGTGATATTATGCCAGAAATTAAAGGAATTGATGTTTCCAGATGGAATGGAAAAATCGACTGGAAAACTGTTGCTAGTTATGGAATGGGCTTCGCTATCCTAAGAATCACAGAAAAAGGAAATATTGTTGATAGCACATTCGAACCTAATTATAAAGGCTGTATTGAGAATAAAATTCCTGTTGGAGTCTATAAATACAGCTATGCTACTACTATTGCTCAAATTAAAAATGAAGCAAATGTAGTTATTAAAACATTGAATAAAAGAAAACTGGATTATCCCGTGTTTCTTGATATAGAGGATAAATGTCAGGAGAATTTATCTGACAGTTTAATGATGAAAATGATCGAAGCATTTAGAACTATTATTGTTAAAGCTGGATATAAATTTGGTATTTACTGTGGTTATTCTTGGTATCAGAACCAGTTACCAGAAAGTGCTAAAAAGTACGATTGCTGGGTTGCTCGATATCCTAATAATGATACCGGTGAATTACAGGAAAGATTAAGAGTTCCTGCTTCTACTGGTGTTATTGGATGGCAATACTCTAGTAAGGCAACCATTCCTGGAATTCCAACAAAAACCGATCGAAGTGTATTTTATAAAGACTATTCTAAATCTTCTACTACTTCTACAGACTCTCCCAAACCAACAACTACACAAGGAAGTGATGCTATGAACAAAGAAAAGGCTATTGATGCTCTTATTGCTACTGCTCAAGCGGAAATTGGATATATGGAAAAGAAATCTAATGCACAACTTGATAATAAAACAGCAAATGTTGGGGATGGTAACTATACAAAATATTGGAGAGATTTAAAGCCGTCATGGAATGGATCTGCTTGGTGTGCTGTATGGGTATCGTGGTGTATGTATAAGACTTTTGGACTTGAAACTGCGAAAAAATTACTTAAACATGAGAATGATTTTCCATATGTTTATTGTCCTACTCTTGGCGCAAGATTTACAAAATATGCTAATCCTCAGCGTGGAGACATTGTAATCTTCTATCGCAATGGAACATTTGCTCATACTGGCATTGTTACTAAAGTTGAGGGTGATAAGTTCTATACAATTGAAGGAAATACAAGTAATGGAAGTACAATAATAGCCAATGGCGGGGAAGTATGTTCCAAGCATTATAATAATTCAAATCTCCCTGGAACAAAATTCTGTCGTCCAGATTATTCTATCGTCAAATCAATTATGAACTCATCTTCTACCTCAAAACCATCCCAAACAACCTACAATAAATGGGTAGGTGCAGCCACAAAAGATGGCACAGATGTATTTGCAAATGCTATAGGAACATCAAAATTATCTACATATCCAAAGCTAAATAAAGGTAATTTAGTAGACGTAATTAGTGTATCTGGAACACGTTATCAAGTGAAAATTGCAGATAAATTTGTAGGTTATGTTGAGAAATCTAACATCAAAGATCCTAACGCAGTTGTTACAAAACCTAGTGCTTCTACAAGTAGACCTAAATATCCATTTGTCGGAGAAGTAATCGCATCTGAGTTAAATGTGCGTATTGGTGCAGGAACAAATTATGGTAAATTATCATCCTATCCAATTCTTAAAAGAGGGAACTTAGTAGATGTATTAAAAGCCAAAAAAGATATATCTGGAAACAAATGGTATCAAATTAGAATTGCAGGTAAATACACAGGTTATGTATCTGCTCAGTACATTAAGAAGAAATAATTTTAGCTTTTGAGGAAAGGATTGAGGGATAATGAGATGATTAGTGTATTAAATGAGATAAATTCACAGGGGATATTTACAATTATCCTCTGTGTAGTATTAGTTCTTCTACTAATCGTAGAAGGTACTAAATTATGGAAAGGAACGCTTGAATCACTTGGTCTTAAAACCAATAAGGAATTGCAAGAACAAAGCTTAAATAAGCGATTAGATGAATTGGAACATAAGATAAAAACAGTAGAAAATTCTTTTATGAATAATCAAGAAGTATATCATAATCAGAGCATTGAAATTCGTAATCATTTACAAGAAAATCAAGAGAATCTAAGCAATCAAATTACAGAATTATCTACTGTAATAAATGACTTTGCTACAACGTCAAAAGAATGTACTGTTGCGTCATTTAGAAGTTCATTATGGAGAATGCATAGAGATTTTGTCTCTCAAGGATATATTACTCCTGATGGATTAAAAACATTTTTAGATATGGGAAACCTTTATGAGCGATGCGGCGGTGATGATATATATCACGAGAAGCTTTTACCAGAAATAAAGGCATTAGAAGTACATTATCCAGAGGGAAGTGTATATAACGAATAAACAATTATAGGGTAATCAGATTAATTTCTGGTTACCCTATTTTTTACGCTTACATACGGAACATTGGTATATAAACAAGATTGGTATTCTTATTATTGCTATTTTTTAATACGGCACGATATAACATCATGGCTTCCTTTTCAGATATTACATTCCCGAATGTAGTGAACCTTACATTTGGATTTATACGATAAATTTCATTAATAAGATTTTTTGTATTACTATTTTCATATTGTAATTGATTTGTGTTCATAGCATCTTACCTCCATGCTTACATTATACAAACATTTGTTCTGCGAGTCAAGAGGATAAAAATAATTTAGGACAGTTGAGTAATGATACTCTTCTGTCCTATTTTTTACGTTTGTGAATTGTAGATACAATTTAATTCTGTTTGAATGAAAATAAAGTAATCCTATGTGTGAGAGCCGTTCATATAATATTGTATATACAATTATATTTTGAATCTTAACGTCAAATGATATAAAAGAATAAGTTGTAATACAGATATGACTTTACATATTTCTTTCTAAATATAAATTAAGTTCACCCATATCTTAATTGTTTCACCCAAATATACAATATAATAAGGGTGAAACAAGGGTGAACATTTTTATCTAGCATTGAATTTATAGTATTCTTAATCATTTTAGAATGGTACCGGAAACCACTGCTCTATCCACTGAGCTACAGGCGCGTATCTTGAAAATCTGATTTTCAAAGGATTTATATAATTTATTTAATACAAGGTCTATATTATCATAATTACCGAAAAAAGTAAAGTTTTTTATTTTGTTACAAAAGATGCATTATTTTGTTACAAGTCAAAAATTATGGGCAGTCATGCATTGTGCTGACTGCCCGGTTTTAT